GCGTCGCCGGTGCTGCTCGAGGCCGGCGACGTCGTCGATGTTCAGCTGGTGCAGACCGGCACCGGCCTCGCCGTCCCGGCGGGCTGCCTGGTCACGGTGATGATCAGCTAGCTACCGCACAGTCGGGCGTTGGCTTCGGCCAACGCCTGATTGGTGGCGACCTTCGAATCGTTGTAGGCCGCCAACCGCGCCTGCCACTGCTGATATAGGTAGGCGGCGTTGCCGCCGCCATGGGCGAGGTCCTGGTCGTAGGAGTTACGGGCCGCGCCCGCGGCGCTGGCCGCCGCGTATTGGTTGAGCTCGACGTCCTCGAGGTGCTGATCGTGCACCCCGCAGCTGGTCACGCCCAGCTCGGGTGCGGCTCCGGCGACACCGGCGCCGACGCTGAGGCCGGCGGCGACGGCCGCGGCGGCGACGAGGATACGCATACCCATCGCAGGGTCCCCCGTTTCGAATAAATGGCTCTCGTGTGGTGGCCGGACGGCCATCGACAAAGTGTAGAACCCGCACACCGATTCCCATAGCCCTTGGCTCTGAATCGGGGTGCTCCACAACTGAATACGAGGGGCGGTGAGCTGCCATGGCCGCGGACTACAGCGCCTATGACGCCGGTACCGCCTACCTGACCATCGAAGCCCGCCTCGATGACGACTTCGAGGCGAAGATCGCCGCTGCGCTGCAAGGCATTCCGGCGCACCAGCTCACGATCACGCCCAACATGGACGGGTTCGTCAAGGATCTCGACGACGCCTGGAAAGACCTCGACCACACCCTGAGCGTGAAGGTCGTCGCCGATCAGCAGTCCCTCGAGGAGCTGTCCAAGCCGATCGAGCTGATCGCGGTCCTCAACACCGACGTGGCCCAGGCCGACTACGAACGGTTCCGCGACGCGCTGCCGCCGATCGAGCTGATTGCGGTGCTCGACACCGAGGCGGCGGCGGCGGACCTGGCGGAGTTCCGGGAACGGGCGGCAGCCGAGCCGGTGACGGTGCATGTGGCCACCGACGAGGCTCAAGCGCAGCTCGACACCAAACCTGCTGAACAGGCTCTCACCGAATTCTTCTCTCGCACACCCATTTTCACTATCCCGCTGGTGCTGGACACCACGGTCGCGGATGCGCAGCTCGACGAGCTACGCGCCAAGGCCGCCGAACCGGTGACGATGAAAGTCAACGTCACCGAGTCCGGCTCGGACACCGGCGGCGGCACTCGGCGTCGGGGCACCCGCACCCGCAAGGGGGAAGAGGCCGAGGAGCCCTCGATCTACCAGCGCGAGCCGGTAGACCTCGACGCCTACATGGCCTCGCGTTCGGCCGCCCAGACCGACCAGGCGCAGGCCGCCCAACGCATCCTCTATGGCGCGGCGGAACAGAACCCGCAGCTGGCCGCCCAAGAGATCATGGGCGCCGCCAGCCAGACGTCGCCGCAGGTGGCGCGTCAGATCGTGTCCGGCGCGCATATGCGCGGCGGCCCGTGGCCGGCGCCGAGCGCGTTCGGGCAGACCGAACGCCCGACCGACTGGTCGCGGTGGAACTTCGGGGAAAACACCGAGCCCGCGTCCATGCCTGGCGAGGGCTTGGCCAACTTCACCAAGTTCCTGCAGTCGGTGGAGAAAGGCGGCATCGGCGGCGGCGCGAAGGGTTTGCCGTCGCTGGTCGGCAGCAAGGATTGGGCGGGACTGCTGTCCGACGCCGGCATGATGGGCGGCCCCGAAGCCGGGGCCGCGGCCGCCGCGCTGGGCGCGCTCAAGGGCGTCCTGTCGGACCTGGTCGGCCCCGTCACCGACGCGATCAGCGTGCTGACCGAGGTCACGACCGCGTTCATGAAGTTCTCCCTCATGGGCGGCGGCCTGTCGCTGGGCGGTGCGCTGCTGGGCGACCTGGGTGCGATCGGCATCACCGGCGCGTTCGGGTTGAAGAACGTTCCCGCAGCGATGCAGGCGGGGACGGCGTTGCGGGAGTGGCAGCGCGACCCCAACGCCCAGTTGCAGCAGCAGTCGGCGGTGCTGTCGGCGCAGATGGGTGAACGCACTGCCGGCGAAGGTGTGCAGTCGGCGATCTGGAACCAAGGCGATGCCCTGTTCCAGGCCAAGGCCGCCACCGAGCAGTTGACCATGGCTCAGGAATCGGCGGTGCTGAGCCAGCGCGCGTTGAACGACGCCTACAAAGACGCTGGTCGGTCCGTTCGCGACATGAACGACGCCCTCGAAGACGCCAAGCTCAAGCAGGAGGGCGCGGCGCTGTCGGTGTCGGCGGCCCGTACGCGGCTGCTGCAAACGCAGATGGACCCGTCGGCGACGTTGCTGGACAAGCAGCTGGCCCTGCACGAGTACAACGTGGCCCAGCAGGGCTACAAGGAGTCCAAGAACAAAACCGCCGACCAGACTGTCGACACCGCGATCTCCAATCAGCGTGGGGTGCAACAGAATACGCAGGTTTTGCAGGCTGTGCGCGGGATGCAGTCGGCGACGCTGGGGGTGGAGGAAGCCGCCCACGCCCAGGTCGACGCCCAGCACCAGATCGTGCAAGCCACCTGGGGAATCGAGAACTCCCTCACGCAGGTGGCGTTGGCGGCCAACCAGATGAAGATCGCGCTCAACCCGGAGCCGGTGGATCAGTATCACCTTGCGCTGGACAAGCTTTCGCCTTCGGCGCGGGACTTCGTCGAGCAGATGCAGGCGATGTACCCGGAGTTGAAGAAGGTCCAGAACGCGATCAGCGATCAGCTGTTCGACCACCTGGCCGATTCGATCCGCAAGTTCCTCAACGACCAGGGCATCTCCATCACCTCGGCCATGACCGGGATCGCGCACGCCATCAACGGCGGGCTGAAAGACACCCTGCAAGGGCTCGACGACCTGTTCACCAAGCTGCAGCGTGACGGCACCTGGGACAAGTTCGTCACCGGCGCGGAGAACCTGGCAAAGGGCATGGCCCCCATCATCACCGGGCTGACCGATTTGTTCATCCAGCTCGGCGCGAAAACGTCCGGCTCCGTCGGCCCGCTGATGACCCAGATCGGGCAGAGCCTGCAAACGCTGGCCCCGGCCCTGGGTGATCTGGCGAACGCGTTCGCCAAGGGGCTCACCGACGCCCTACCCAGCCTGACGACGATGATCCAGAAGCTCGCCGAGGCCGCGGTGCCGGTGATGCCCGAAATCTCGCACCTGTTCCAGGTTTTCGCCAACATCCTCTCCGACATCGGCCCCGACCTGGGTCAGATGGTGGGGGCGCTGCTCTCGGACGTGGCCTCGTTCCTGGAGGGCCTGGAGAAGTCGGGCGGGCTCAAGCAGCTCGTCGACCAGATGCGCGACATGTTCCACCAGATCGGCCCGCTGATGGGCCCTTTGGGCGAGATGGTCGGGCACCTGCTGCCGGCGCTGTTCGACGTCATCACCCTCGGGATTCCGTGGCTGATGAAGATGGCCCCGGAGTTCGAGAAGTGGTTCCACGAGGCGCAACCGCTGGTGGAGGCGGCCGGGCACCTGGCCGACCTGCTGCCCGCCATCATGGGCGCGATCGACGATCTGTCTCACCCGTTGCAGTCGATCACCGACCTGTTCAGCGACTGGACCGGCTGGGTGGAACGGATCGTCGATGGGCTCGGGAAGATCGCCGACCACATGGGCAACCTGGGCGGCATCCTCGGCGGCTCCAGTGGCGACAACTCCGGCGGCGGCGGGTGGGGTTCGAAGATCGGGAAGTTCTTCAACCCGCTCAGCTTCGTACCCACCCGCGCCCAGGGCGGCCCCATCGCCGGAGAAGGGTCCTCGATATCGGACTCGATTCCGGCGATGCTGTCCGACGGCGAGTACGTGATCAACGCCCGCGCCGCGGCCGCCCACCGGCCGCTGCTGGACGCGATCAACGGCTACGCGTTGGGCGGGATCGTCAAGGGCGTCGCCTACGCCAACGACATCCGCGGCGGCCACTTCGGGCGCCTGTTCCGGCGCGTGGTCGAGCACAACGTGCTCCACTTCGCCTCCGGCGGCCCCGTCAACGCCCGCGACTGGGGTGCCGGCCACCCGAACATCCCCTACATCGAGGGCGGCACCGCCGCCGACGGTGTGGACTGCTCCGGCTATGTGGGTCTGCTGCAGCAGATTTCGATGGGTGTGGCCAATCCGACCGCGCGCCTGGGTGTGACCGGGGACGTGGTCGGCGGGACGTGGCCGCAGTTCGTGAGCGGCGCCGACCCGAGCGATGCGTTCATCATCGGCGCCAACGCCGAGCACATGGCCGCGGCGATCCTGGGCACCAACTTCGAGGCCCGCCAGCCCGGTGAGAACGTGCGCATCGGCGGCAACGCCGCCTCCCCGTTCGATGGCCAGTTCACTACGGTCGGCCACGTCGACCCGAACGCGTTCCAGCCCGCCTACGACGCCACCGGCAACTCCGGTGGGCAGGATCCGTCCACCGCGGGCGGGGACACCGACGCGTTGGCGAACGAAACGATGCTGCCGCAGAAGGCGCCCACCCGGTTCTCCGAGTGGGCGGGCAACACCACCACCAACGTCATCACCTCCCTGCTGAACTACGGCACACCGACCCCGCCCATGGACGGGTCGGTGGTGCCGATGCAGGGGTTCCAGGACGCGTTCGACGCGATCATCAAGACCGCGCCGAGCAAGCGGCAGCACGACCAGGCCGCCACGTTCCTGCTGGGTGTGCCGTTGCCGGACCAGAACGCGCCCGGCGCGGGAACGCCGAGCGCGACACCGCCGGCGCCCAACGCCGATGCCTCCACCGGAGGATCGGCGGGGGTGTCGACACCCGACAATCCGGACGCGGGCACCAAGGACGCCCCCGACATGCTGGGCACCGACAAGCTGGCCGGCGGTGAGGGTGTCGGTGGTGTGCTCGGCGCCCTCGAGGTCGGGGCCGGTGGGTTCGCCAAGGCCGCAGGCGAGTTCGTGTCCGGTCAGATCAGTTCCGCGCTCAACGTGCTGGGTGGCGGGTCGGAGCTGGACACGGTGCCGGGGTGGATGCAGGCCGCCTACCAGGTGTGGGCGGCGGAGCAGACCAAACCGAAGGACAGCAAGAAGCGCGACACGGTCATCGGGAAGGACTACAACGCGCCGAAGGCCTCGACGTCGGGTTCGACGCCTGGGTCGATTCCGAGGGTCGGTGGTGGGACGCCGTCGATTCCGCGGACCGCGAACACGCCGTCGCGGACCAACCCGGACCGGGGCAGCCCGAACGAGTTGAACGAGATGGCCACCGACAACTCCGGCGCCAGCAGCTCTGGTGGCGGGGACCAGCTCAACAAGATGGCCGGGCAGGGCACCGCGGCCGGTGGGCTGCCGCCGCTGATCACCTACACCCCCGGCGGTGGTGTGTCGCAGTGGACTTCGACGTTCGCGGCGGTGCTGTCGTCGCTGGGGATGCCCTCGTCGTGGCTGTCGCTGGGCATGGCGCAAATGGAGACCGAGGACGCCAGCGGTGATCCGTACGCGATCAACAACTGGGACTCCAACGCCGCCAAGGGAACCCCGTCCAAGGGTCTGATGCAGGTCATCGACCCGACGTTCAACTCGATGTACCCGAAGTTCTCCTCCCTGGGCTACCCGGCCAACATCTACGACCCGCGGTCGAATATCGCCGCGGGCCTGGAGTGGGAGGTCTACAAGCGCGGCACGCCGGTCGGTGACTGGGGCCAAGGTCACGGCTATGCCACCGGCGGTGACGTGTCCGGGGATGGGTCCTCGATCGGGGACGTGATTCCGGCGTTGCTGTCGGACGGGGAGTTCGTGGTCAACGCCCGCTCCGCTGACGCCAACCGCTCGCTGCTGCACGCGATCAACGCTGACGCGGGCGCGGTGTCTCGGCTGGCGCTCAAGCAGATGATCCCGACCAAGGGATTGGTGGGAGTCGGTGCCGGGCGTGGCGGGGTCGACCAGTCGGCGACCTACAACATCCACGCTCACGACGTGGAGCAGGGCTTCCGCAAGGCGGCGCTGTACCACCAGCAGCGCGCGGCGACCTACACCAGCCGTTGGCGCTGAACTATCCGGAAATTCCGGATAGTTCAAATCCATTGGGACACAACTAAATAGGAGAGATTGTGGTGGAGATTACCCCTGCCATGATCCAGCTCATCGGCGTGGACGGGTCCGTGTGGATGCTGGCCGGTCCGGGCCGCGGCCGGGAAGGTGCCGAGCTGGGCACCTCCCCGTCGGGCCTCTATGACGCGCCGGTGACGACGATCTGGAACGCTTCGGCGTTCCAGGTCGGCTCCACCTTCGCCGGATACAAGATCGACAAACGCGATCTGGTGTTCACCGTCAACCTGTTCCAGCTGCCCGGAATGTCGTGGCAGGCAGTGGATTCGGCGTGGCGCAAAGCCTGGGCCTATGACCGGGATTCGCAGCTGGTGGTCACCACCGAGTCCGGCACCCGGACCCTGAACCTGCGCATGACCCAGCAGCCGGGCATGACCACTATCCACGACCCGCACCTCAAGCAGTGGGCGACGGTGCAGATGACCTGCTCGGCCGGGGTGCCGTGGTGGATCGAAGACGACACCACCTCGAGCTGGATCTGCCCGGTCGACACCCGCTCCGGCGCCATCGCCTACGGCACGGTACCGGTGGAAAACCCCACCGATCAGGACATGTATCTGCGGTGGGTGTGCAGCGCTCCGGCGCAGTGGACGCTGCCCGACTTCTCGTGGGGCAACGACTATTACGGGCGCGCCGCCCATGACGCCGCGCGCACGGTCACTCTGCCGCGCACCAGTGCCGGGCAGGACTTGACCGTCGACACCGACCCGATGGCCGAGATGATCGTCTCCGCTGACGGGGCGGCGATCTGGGCGTTGATGGACGGGGTTTCCTTCGAATACCAGGTCCCGCCCTACACCCCATCCACGCAACTGCCGGTGTCGGTGACGTTCGCGCCCGCCGGCGCGGCAGTGCTGTGCGTGCAACCACGCAACTGGTCTCGGCCTTGGGGGTTGCAGTGAGCGCGACAACGCTGTCGGACCTGAAAGTCATCTACACCAACGCCCAAGCGGTCAAGGCGCAGCGGCAGAAGGACCGGTTCAAGAGGCCGCTGATCCGGCTGTGGGACGGGAACTGGAACCTGCGCGGGCGGGTGACCGGGGAGATCAGCGCCGACTTCGTGTGGCTGCTCAACGAGACCGGCACCGGCAAGCTCGTGCTCCCGTTCGACCACTACCTGGCCAAGTGGGCCACCTCCACCGTCGGGTCGACGTGTCAGAACATCCACATCACCGTCGACAAGAACGGCGCCCGATGGGGCGGGCGGATGTCGAAGGCCACCGTCAAAACCGACGACCAAGGCATCTGCACGGTCGAGCTGGACTTCCTGCACGACTACGAAGAGCTCAAGCACATCTGTGTTTGGTCAAACCCTCTGCTACCAGCCATTTTTCAGTTCCCGAAGGATTTTTTGCTGGCTGGCCCAAGCGTTTTCGTCCTCAAATTGGCCCTGTTCCTGCAGCTACTTCGCCTCGAAACACCCCTCTGGGCGCTGCCGGACGACCCGCTGGACATCAACGAATGGTTCGACCTCGACATGTCGAACTGGCCGATCGTGGTCATGCCCGAGGACATCCTCAACGACGGCTCGCTGTGGACCGTGTTCATGAGCCGCTGGAAGATGTTCCACGAAGCGGCCCAGCCCACAATGGATTTCGCGCAGATCAGCTGCGTGACGCGGCGCTGGCTGACCGGTGATCCGCCGCCGTGGCCGGGCGCGAATTTGCGCAACGGCACCCTCGTGGTCGATTTCGTCGACCAGTCCGGGTTCACCACCGGCACCAGCACGGGCGGCAACGCCTTCTCCGGCCTGGTGTACACGATCGAGGTTCTGGTCAACGACTTCCTCGACCACAACGACGTGGTGATCCCCGACCCGAACGATCCGGAGGAGTACCGCAACCCGGGTTGGATCGGCACCCTCCCGAGCGCGCCGTGGGTGATCTACAGGCCCGAAAAGCACACGGGCGTACAGAGTTCCAGCTTCTACATCACGCCCTACACCGACGTGCAGATGCTGTCCGGAGGGCACTCGATGCCCGGCGTGAACGCCGCCATCGGGGCAGGGATCGAGATGGCCGGTGAGTTGCTGGGCGCCGCGATCCAGGCCACCGGCGTCGGAATCCTCGCTGGCGGCACCGGTATCGGCGCCAGCTTGGGCAACATCGCTGAAACATTGCTAGCCCCGCTCTACACAGATGTCGTGGCCGCCTGGGTCAGCTTCAAGGACCCGGTGCGCGCCCTGTACGCCGGATGGTCGCACTACTACGAGCATTTCCAGACCGGCGCCGACAACGCCTACACCCTCGACAGTCTGATCGCTCTGGTCGCGGCGCTGTGGGCTACGCGCAGCTTCTTCTCCCACGACCTCGTGATCGCCTCTGGCGCACCGTTCATCGTCGGAGACCAAGGTCAAGGCGCGTTTTTCATCGGCGATCGCATCGGCTCGACCGTGAAAGGGATGCCCCCGGGGCAGATTTTCGTGGACCAGGTGTCGCAGATCGAGTTGGCGTGGGACCGCACCACCGCCCCGGACTGGAAGGTCACCATCGGCACCGCCCGCGAGACGGAGGACCCGTTCGCCAAGGCGCTCAAGATGTTGCAGTCCACCATGACCGCGCTGGCGGACTTGTCGGTCGTCTGACCTCAATCACCAACTGTCACAACTGAATACACACATGGGGGTGCCGTGATGCGCGCTTTCAAGCTGGCCCTTTTTCTTCGCCTGATCCAGCAGCAGCGCCCGCTGTGGGAGCTGCCGTCCGATCCGTTCGGCACCGAGGCCTGGATCACCCCGCGCCCGTCCCAATTCTCTACTGCCACAACTGAATACAACGAGGTGTCGCAATGATTCCTTTGCAGGAACACCAGGACCCCGACAACCCCGAGGAGCACTTCCTGTGGGCGTTGGTGGGGCTGCCGGGCCCGCGCGGGGCGGCGATGCTGATGTCGCCGAAGATCCTGCGCAAGTGGTCGGAGCACCTGTGGAACGCGGGGTTTCGGCACATGCCCCAGCATCAGACCCACGAATACCATCCGCCGGCCCGCGGTGAGCAGCACTGGCTCAACGGGGCCGGACGCTGGGTCGAGCGTGGCACCGTCGAGCGGGCCCAGCGCATCACCGCCCCCGACATCACCCACTTCACCCCGCAGGAGCGGCGCAACCTCGTCGACCAGCTGCGTGCGCATGGCGAGCTGGATCATCTGCTCGACCGCGCGGAGCTGGAAGGCGAGAAGCGCGAGCACAAGGCGCGGGTAGGGCGCGCGGGACGGCCGGGCCACGGGCGGGCCGGAACCCATGAACCGGAGTCGTCGTCGTGACCGACCCGTCCGGCTACATCCCCTCGGGCACCGACATCTTCTCCTACACGCCGGAGACGATTTCGTCGCTCAAGGACATGACGCAGGCCTCGGCCATGTCGATCATGACCACCTCCACGGTCAGCACCTACACCAACACCGGGTCGATGACGACGAGCTTCGTCAAGGCCGCCGGTGATCAGGGCATGGCCGACCTGTGCGAGGCGATCGCCGGGATCCAGGTGTTCGGGATCAAGCCGTTCGCGTTCATGCAGGCGTGGGCTGATCAGCTCCACGCCGACGCACAGGAGGCGTTGGCCACTGGCGCGCAGGCGATGACCAACACGAACACGATCGCCAATGGTGTCACGGCCAACATCACCGGTTCCGTCGCCTCCAACAACCCCAGCGACGTGGGCACGTCGGTCGGCATCCTCAACAACACGGTGCAGGCCAGCAGCCAGCCGCCGCAGACGGTGATCGTCACCTCCAGCCAGACGGTGTCCCTGCCGACGGGTACGCGCACCGTGGTCATGAATGTCTTCGGCGCCGGGGGCGGTGGCGGGCGCGGCAACTCGGTGTCGGGTTCGGGTCTGGCGGCTGGCGGTGGCGGGGTCGGGGGCTGGCAGAAAGACATCAGCCTTCCGGCTTACAGCCTCACGTCCACCCTCACCTGCCATGTGGGCACCAAGGGCCTGGGCGGGGGCACCGACAACTACTCCGGGTCCGACGGCGGCACCAGCTACGTCGCCGATGCTGCCGGCACCACCATCTACGTGCAGGCCACCGGCGGCGGCGGCGGGCACCCGATGTCCTCGGGCAGCTCCAACCCCGACTTCGGGCCGCTGACCGGCTCCCCCGGTTCGGGCAACGGCGTCTCGCAGCTGCCAGGTACCAGCGGCGGCCACGGCGGCATCTACAACCTGGTGGTCGCCACGGCCGGGGCGGGCGGCATCAACGTCGGCGGCGGCGGGGCGGCTGGTGCGGCCGGTGGCGGCAACGGCGGCACCGGGGCTACCGACACCTCGAGCCTGACCCCGGGCAACGGCGGATCCGGTGGCGGCGGCGGCCCGGCGGGCAGTTCCGGCAACGCGGGCAACGGCGGCAACGGCGGCCATCCCGGGGGCGCCGGCGGGGGCGGCGGAGCCTTCTACAGTTTCGGCTCCAACGGGAACGGTGGCGATGGCGCCGACGGGGAGATTTGGCTGACTTTCGTTTTCTAACAAGGGATTTCACCGATGTTCATGCCTGATTGGACGTGCCCGACGTGCGGGCGGTTCACCATCCTCGGCGGCGATATTTCACAAGCCAGCTACGACATGCAGCAGCGGCGCATCGCCGAGCACACCGGCCACCACGCCGCGCAGCTGGCCGAGCACGACGGCGACGAGGACGCGCTGGCGCGGCGGCTACAGACTCCGGCGGTGCACGCGGCGCTGACCCAGATCCAGGAGCAGCCGTGACCATCTACGGCATCGACATCTCCAACAACAACGGCCCCGACATCGACATGGAACAGGTTGCGGCCGAAGGGTTTTCGTTCGTGTTCGCCAAGGTGAGCGAGGGTGACTACTTCGTCGATTCGACCTGGCCCGCCTACCGTGACGCCGCCAAGGCCGCCGGGCTGCTGGTTGCCGGGTACCACTACGTGCGCGGCGACTGCGATATCGACGCCCAGGCCGACTTGTTCTGCAAGTACCTCGGCGACGCCCCGGCCATGCTCGACTTCGAGGCGAACTCGGGGAACATGGTCACCTTCTGGGCGTTGGCGCGCGCGCTCAACGACCGCGGGGTGCGCCTGGCGTTGTCCTATATCCCGCGCTGGTATGCCGCCGAGATCGGCAACCCGGACCTGTCGCAGGTGCCCGGGTTGATCCAGTCCAGCTATGTCGGTGGCAGCGGGTTCGCCGCCGAGCTCTACCCCGGCGACGACACCGTGTATTGGGACCCGTTCTGCAACCGGTCCCCCGACATCTTGCAGTTCACCGACGCCGCGCAGGTCGCCGGTCACACCGTGGACGCCAACGCCTTCCCCGGCACCCGCGACCAGCTCGCGGCACTTCTCAACGGCCAACCCCAAGGAGCTTTCATGGCCGCACTCACCGACGCCCAGCAGGCCGACCTGTACGCCAAGATCGCCGATCTGTGGGATCAGGCGCGCGGACCCGGCGGTGCCGGGTGGGCGCAGCTGGGCACCAACGCCGAAGGTAAGAACCTCACCCCCGTGGACGCTGAGGCCGCGATCGAGGCGCAGCTGACCAAGCTGGGCACCCAGATCGGGGAGCTGGCGTCGGTGGTGGCTCGCATCGCCGCGAAGCTGGGTGCGGCGTGAGCGGGGCGAAGATGGCCGCCAACGCCAAGGCGGTCATCGCCGCGGCCGGCGGGGTGGTGTCGGTGCTGGCCGCCGGGACTGCGTTGTTCGTGTACGCCCCGGCTTCGATCGCGGGCCCGGGGACGGCGGTGCTGGCGGTCATCGAGATCATCCGCACGTTGAACGTGTGGCTGGTGCGCAACGAACCGGCCATCGAGAACGCGGTGACCGCGGCCGGTGAGCTCGTCGACGATATCCGTGAAGGCCTGCACCAGGCCGCCCCGATCGCCGTGCAGCCGGTGCCCCCGCCTGCCCCTGGGGTGAGCGAGGGCAGCTGATGCTCGCAGCTTTCCTGGCCGAGCTGCCCTGGGCGACCATCACGCCGGTAACCACGATGGCGACCTTCACCGGGCTGGTCTGGGCGGGCAAGCTCGTCCCCCGTTCCTGGGTGGACAAAACCACGCACGACCTGGAAGAACGCGTCCGGTTTCTGCAGGAATCCAATGAAGCTCAGGCCGAAACCATTGCCTCACTGACCCAGCAAACCCGTGACCTCGGCGTCTCGGGCGAGCTGTCGGTGGCATTGCTGCGCTCCCTCCAGGACTTGAACCACACCAATCATGCGCGCGCCATCGAGCCCGGAGGAGGAAGTGCCGTTGTTCCGTCGAAAAACACGGAATGAGCGCCGGTGCCGCCGTGAACCCGAGGACGTGCGCAAGGCGCGGGTAGAGGCCGAAAAGGCAGCCGAGCGGCGCGATCACGCCAGATCCAATGAGGCCAAGGCGCGTCGGATCGGCTCCCTTCTGCGCGATGCCCTCGAGGGCGACGCCTTCGGTGAGGCCTTGGAAACCGCGCTGGCGCTGCGGAAAGGAACTGCGCGATGAAAACCCGCTGGGCCGCGCTGGTGGCGACTGCTGTCGCGAACGCCGCCATCATCGCCATCATCACCCCGATCTGGGGAGTCAAGGCGTGCGGGGATGTGATGTTGGGCCTGATCTTGTTCAAGGCGGGCCTGTTCGTCGCCCTGTACGGGTGGCGATCCAACTGGCGCGCCACCGCCGCCGGCCAAGCCGTGATGGCGTTGATCGGCTGCATCTTCGCGGTCGCGGGTGTGGCCGCGTTGGGTGCGTGGCTGGGCCCGACCTACCCGGGGCGCACGTTCGTGCGGCTGGGCACCTTCGTCGCCGTCGGCCTGGTCCTGATGAACATGCTGGTCACCCTCATCTCCGCCCAGAACGGGCACAGCGACCCGCGCGATCGGAGGGATGAATGACCGCCCCCACCCTGCCCAGTTACCTGGGTCCCGAGGCGACGGTGCTGCCGCTGCTGCTCTACACCGGCTGCACCTTCGCTCAAACCATCACCCCCGGCGCGACGGGCGTATTCCCCACGGGCACAACGGCTTCGCTGGTGATCACCACCCCCGGTGGTGCGTCGATCGCGACGTGGGCGGCGACGGTGACACCGACCGCGGCTACCTGGTCGGTGTCCAACACCCTCGCCGATGTCGTGCCGGTGAATTCGCGCTACCTGATCACCGTCACCTATCCCACCACTCCGCCGGTGACCTACCCGTGGTTCACCGGGCCCGTGCTGCGGCCCAACGGCTGAAAACTGTTGCCCCACAACTGAATACCAATTGAATAGGAGCCGGGTATGGCTATCGCCGTCACCGCGACCAAGAACGCTCTGTGCACCACCTACAGCCAGCAGGGTTCCTGGATCTCCCTGCACACCGCCTCCCCCGGCGGCACCGGCGCCAACGAGGCCTCCGGCGGCAGCCCGGCCTATGCCCGCCAGCAGACCACGTGGGGTTCGGCGTCGAACTCCCAGATCAGCGGCTCCCAGGTCACCATCAACGTGCCGGCCGGAACCTACACCTATGCGGGGCTGTGGACCGCGCAGACCGGCGGAACGTTCGTCGACCAGGTCCAGATCAGCTCCACCACGCTCGGCGCGCAGGGCACCTTGCTGATCACGCCCACGTTCTCGATGACCTAATCGCCCCACCACCCCAGCGGCGTTAACGAACTGTAGGAGGGTGTCGTGGCGACGTGGACTGCACCGCTACCGGCCGCCCCGTCGATCGCCTCACCCCTGCCCGGCGTTCCGGAGCAGCTGGCGCCGGGCATGTTCGGCGCGGCGGTGATCATCCCCGCCGACACCATCCCCTACATCCAGCCCGTCGCCGCCGCCCTGTTCACCGGCGCGGGCACGTTCGCGGTGCCGTTCGCGCCGTCGGTCCCCTTCGCTGCCGCCCTGTGCTCCAGCGGGTTTTTGGCCCTGCTGTTCACCACCTGGCGTGAAGCCCAAGCCCCGAACCCCGGGTCGACCGGCACCGCCGTGGCGAAGGTGAAGATCAACTCCGGTGGCGCGGTGGTCGGCGCCGTGTTCACCGGCGAGGGTTCGCTGCGCCGCGGGGACGCTACTCCCGCCGCCGAAGGCTCGCTCACCGTGGGTGTGGTGCTGTCGGCGGCTGTGGTGGCCGCGTTCACCGGCACCGGCACCGACGCCGGGGCCGAGAACACCACCGCCGGCTACAGCGGTGCGGGCGTGTTGTCGGCGGCCGCGCAGTCGACACCGGCGATCGGCGCCCCACCGGCGGGGGTGGGAACGCTGTCGGCGGTGGTCGTGGCCAACGGGTCGGTAGCGATGATCGCTACGTTCTCCGGCGCCGGTTCCGAATCGCAGGTGTCCAAGCCGTCGGCGATCATCGCCGCCGCGCCCACCGGCGCCGGTTCGCTGTCGGTCACCGGCGGCGGCCTGGGCGCCAGCACCGGCGTGGGCACGCTGTCCACGGTCACCGGCCTACCCGCGGCCCTGACCTCGACCGGATCCGCTACCGCCACTGTGGTGTTCGGCGCCAGCTTCGGCGGCGAGTCGAGCGCGGCGTTCCTTGTGGCCCCACAGGCCCGGTTCTTCGCCACCGGCACACTGTCGGTCGCGGTGACCGCGTCGATGGCCGAGACGGCCGCCCAGACCGGCACCGGCACACTGTCGGTGCTCGCCTCCCCCGGCTTCACCCTGCCCCTCGGCGCGGTAGGCACCCTCTACCCCACCGAGTACATCCAGTGGACCGCCTCGGCGGCCGGCACCGGCACCGGCACGGTCGCCGTCGACTGGAGCGAGGAAGAGGCCGGGGCGTTCGACGCCACGGGCACCCTCACCGCCACGGTGCTGGTGCAGGGGCGTGGCGCGGTGTTCGCGTGGGTCTTCGAGTCGCTGGACCCGGCGCGCATCTCCGCGCAGAACGAGGCGTACGCCGCGTTGTTCCAGCCGATGGCGCCCAACGAAAACCAAGTGTAATCCCTTGGTGCACAACTGAATACGAGGAGACGCTGAGTGTCGACGAACCTGCTCACGGCATCGAGTCTGATGCTGCAAACCCTGTCTTCGGGCTATCTGGGCACCAGCGACGCCGCGGTGTACACCGCTCCGGCCAGCTCCAGCGCCAAGATCGCCACCGGCACCCTGTGCAACACCAGCGGCTCCACGGTCACCGTCTACGTCGGGGTGATCCCCTCCGGCGGCACCGCCGGGGCCAGCCACCACGTGGTCCACGCCTACTCGCTGGGCCCCAACGACACCCTCTCGCTGACCCCGTACCTGGGCGGAACGTCGCTGACCGCCGGTGACGCGGTCAGCGGCTACGCCTCCACCGGCAGCGCCGTGGCCATGGTGCTCACCGGCGCCGTCGCCTCGTAAGGAGGACCCGATGACGCTGCTGACCGGGGCCACCCTGCTCAACCCGCTGGCCGATCTCGCCTCCCCCGCACTGACCGGAACACCGACCGCGCCCACAGCCACCTCCGGCACCAACACCACCCAGTTGGCGACCACGGCGTTCGTGACCGGTACCTACGCCCCGCTGGCCTCGCCCACCCTGACCGGCACCCCAGCCGCGCCCACGGCCGCCTCCGGGACCAACACCACCCAGATCGCGACCACGGCGTTCGTGCAGACCGCGGTGACGGTGGGCGGCGGGACGGCCGCCATGCAGGGCTCGAAAACCTCGGCCTACACCGCGGCCGCCGGGGACTTCGTGCCCGTGTCGGCATCCGGTGGCGCGGTGACCATCACCCTGCCCACAGCGCCGGCGGGTGGCACCCGCGTCACAGTGATGAAAACCGACACTTCCACCAACGCGGTCACTATCTCCCGTGGCGGCACCACCGACGTGATCAACGTCGCCGCGCAGACCAGCCTCACCCTGCCCAACTACCTGTCGGTGGCGACGCTGGAGTACGCCTCGGCCACAGGCATCTGGTACAACCAAGAGTCTTCCGCGCCAGCGCATTTCACGTGGCTGGTGCAGAGCGGGGCCCGCGCCAGCGGCTACGGCGACATGCCCGAGGGCATCTACATTCCGCAGGCGCTCGAGCTGCTGGCCGTCCAGTTCCGCATCGGGACCGCCGACGCGTCGGGCACCAGCGCCGCCCAGATTTACACCAACACCACCAACGCCTCCACAGGGTCGGCGTTGGCCAGCGCGAACGTGACCTCCGCCGGCTGGAACGTCGCCAACACGAAAACGCTGGTGACGGGCCCGTGGGTCATCGCCGCGGGCACCTACCTGCAGTGCAACGTGACCGCGGTCGGCACCACGCCGGGCAAACGGCTGTCCGTCGACTTCGTGGGGGTGTGGCTGTAGATGTTCGTCGCCCGCGCGGCCGCTGTCGCCTTTGTGCCTTCGGGGATGAATCTCAACTCCAACTTCACCATCCCCAGCTCTTACACCACGATGACCGGGTTCGTCGCCGACACCACCAACTACCCCGGCTCGTCGGTCGTCTCCAACGGCTTGATCGTGCAAACCACCTACGCCACCGCGACTGTGACCGCGAATATCCCGTGGACGTCGAGTTTTTCGGAGACGGTGACGGTGCGGCTGCTACAGAACGGCACGGTGATCGCCACCGGCACCGGTGTCGCCGGCACCTCGGGCACATCCACCTGCACGGTGACGGGAGTGTCGGTGACCGCAAGCGACTCGATCACCGCGCAGATCGTGGGCACGCAGAACAACTTCGGGTCGGCCACGGCCGGGACGAACTGCTATGTCCGCGTGACCACGTAGCTCACGCGGCCGCGCGCAGGCTGGCCAGCACTCGAATCGCGTCCGACAGCGGGATCATCCGGCCGGGCTGCTCGGCAGCCAAACCCAGCTCGATGAACTGACGGATCAGCATCGACACGGTGACGGCCCGCTCCCCCGCCAGCTCGCGCAGCCGTTCGCGCATCTCCTCGGGCAGTTTCAGCGACGTGGTGATCATGTTCTTTTCCAGCTCTGCGCTGGTCGGCGGCAGTACAGAGTCCGACACCGCAGAGTCGGGGTCGAACTTGAGTGAGGCCAGCCATTCGCTGGGGTCCTGGGCGGGATCCATGCCTAGCACTTCGTTCAGGCTTTCGTTCTGGCTCATCGCTGTTCCTCCCAATGGGTGTATTCGGCGAGCTGTTCGGGACCCATCGGGATGGCGAGCAAAATCTGCCACCGGCCGACGGGAGTGTGCAGTGGGCGTAGTAGCACGATCAGAGGCCTCCCTTCGTCGGTGCGCCCCCACACGCTGAGGGCGGGCAGTCCATGGTCTGTAGTTGTCGGGATCGGCACCCGATTCGCCGAGTGCAGGATCTCCACTGCTTCCAGCTTGGAGATACCAGCGCGTTCGAGGTATCGGTCCGCTCCAGCCCACCATTCGTAATCCACCGGCCAATCCTACGCGGCGTACTACGCACGTATTTCGTGGCCTAACAGGTATGGTACAACACTTTCTGGGTGAGGGAGACGCATGATTACCGTCCTCACAGTGCGCGGCACCGGCGAAATTCAGGGCTCCACGGGCAATATGCTCACCGCGGTCACCGCCGCACTCGACCCGGCCCGCTACGCCACCGGCCCCCAATACGACATCTCCTATCCGGCCAGCGTCGGCCCCGCCAATCCTGACCACCGCCTCGGCGGCCCCAGTGAGCTGGAATCTGTCGGCGAGGGACTGGCCAACCTCGTGGCGACGATGCGCGCCCTGCGCGGGCCGATCGCGGTGCTGGGCTACAGCCTCGGCGCGCTCGTGGTGACCGCCTTCCGGGAGTCGCAGGCCCAAGGCCAGTACTCCGACTGCCCGATCGCGTGGTCGGCGTGCGTGGCCAACCCGCGCCGGCGGGCCGGGGACTCCATCGACCCCAACCCGTATGGGTACGGGATCACCGGGCAGGCCGGACCGTTCACCGACGTCCCGCATCTGGAGGCCGCCAACCCCGCCGACGCCATCACCTCCTGCAACCCGGACTCCCCGCTGCGCGGGCTGGCCGACGGGATGGCCGCGTTCTCCTTCGCCTGCCTGGGCGGCTGGAGCGAGACGCTGGTGGCGGACCTGCTGGCCAAGCGGGTGCAGCCGTTCTCTCTCGGCTATTGGCGCAACCCGGTGCGCACGTGGCAGCTCTACGACGAAGCCGCCCGAAACGTCATCGGGTACGTGTCGAACACAACCCATGTGGCGCAATACGTTTCGGGCGGCTTCTGTCAGCGGTTGGCGGAGCGGATCAACTCTTCGTCCGTTCAGGCTTGACGCCGCGCGAACGGTCGGTGGTGAGGTGATAGTGCGACGAGCGCGAGCGGTCACAGATATACGGCGTTTGCCGCTGGGATCCGAGCTGTTCCCGCAGTTCCTTCGCGCAGGCGAGGGCCTGTTCGCGGGTGTCGTAGATGACCTTGCCGTCATTTCCCGGCGGCATCCGCCGCAGTACGGTTCCGTTCAGCTCCCGCCGACTCGGCGTGCACCTCATCGGGCTGCCGTTGCGTGTCAGTCGCGCATACTTCACGATCACGGCGCGGGTGCGTGGGTCCGAGCGGGTCACCGGCGAGATATTACGTCGGGATTGTGCAGCACGACAACGAACCTCACGGCTGTGGCCCGTCGTCGTCGGCGGTGACTACCGGCATGAACCGGGTCTCCTGCACGGCCGCAACTTCGGCTTCGTGGCGGGCGCGGGCGTTGACGTGGTTGCGCCACATCTCACGGACCAGCCACGCCGCCCAGAACACCTCGACGACCGCGGCGATGATGTAGCAGCCGACCGGCGGGGTGTTCACCGACCGGAACATGAACAGCACCCCGAAGAACGGGAACACCAAGAGCACCACCGTGATCACGACCAGTGCGATGAGCGCGGAGATTCTGCGAACGGTTTTCAACAACACTTCCTTCCCGGGCAGCCCCCGGCCACATGCTGTGGTCGGGGGCTGTTTTCGCATGTCAGGGGGTTAGTCGGCGTACTCGGGGCACAGCTCGTGAGTGGCGACCACGACGTAGTCGGCCGACTCCTGGCTGGTCCAGGTCGGGTCCTTCTCCAGCAGCATCACCGCGTCGAGGGTGCTGTGGCCGTCGCCGAGGTAGTCGCACAGGCTGTGTCCGAGCTTGATGTCGGCGTCACGTTCGGCCTGCGACCGGGCCGGGTGCCCCATCAGCGCGAGGCTGTGGATGTAGCTGTCGTCGTCGGCGGCCGCCGGCCCGGCGCCGAACGCGGCCACCGCGGCCGCGGCGGCCGCTCCGACGGCCAGCATGAGGGCGGGGCGGATGATCAGATGTCGTTTCAATGGCTTTCCTTCTCGTGGGTTGTGCGTGGTGCGAGCAGGGTGGAACACCCCGGGGCCGGTCGCTCGCGGACCGGCCGGGACATCTGGCGCAGGTTTGCCCCCCTGCAAATGTGGGCACCGTGTAATCCGAGGCGGTCTGGCAGTTGTTTCACCGCCCGGCGTGTCCCCGGCTGTGTCGCGCGTGCCGGGAACGTGTTCAGCTGGCCGCCTTGGCATTTCGGGCGGAGACGAACACTGAGACGGGATACTCACACACCGCACCGACATATCCCTCCCCGCCCAGGGCGGGCCGCCGGTCGGGCGAGAGCCCCAGGGCCGCGATGACGGCCTCGGGGTCCTCGCCGCGATAGGTGCCATGGAAGCCGCCGCCGCGGATTTCCCACTCCACGCCGGGGGCCTGCTCGCGCAGTCGCGCGAGCGCGGCCTCCCCGGCGTTGGTGTAGGGCGCTATCTCGGTGATCAGCTCGTTGAGCCGGCGGCGCAGGATCTCGTTCTCCACGATCGCCCGGTTGGACGGGTCGTCGGGGTAGCGGTAGGAGGCGTCGGCGGCCGAACGGTTGAGCATCGCCGCGAGCCGCTGGTGCAGCCGGTTGGCGTCGAAATCGCTCATGGCTAGAACGGCGGTTCGTCGCCGGGGCCCGCGCCGAAGTTGCCGGGCCCGGACGGGCCCGACCCCCACGGATCGTCGCTGGCGCTGTAGCCGCCTCCGCCTCCGCCATAGCCGCCCCGCTGGCCGCCGCTGCTACGCTGCTGCTGGCCGCCACCGCGGCCACCACCGCCGCCCTCGCGGGCGACCTTGTTCAGCTTGGCCGTGGCATAACGCAAGGAAGGCCCGATCTCATCGACTTCCAGCTCCACGACAGTGCGCTTCTCGCCTTCCTTGGTTTCGTAGGAGCGCTGCTTCAAACGGCCGGACACGATGACTCGCGACCCGCGGACCAGCGATTCGGCGACGTTCTCGGCCGCCTCACGCCAAATGTTGCAGCGCAGGAACAGCGCCTCCCCGTCCTTCCACTCGTTGCTGGTACGGTCGAACACTCGCGGGGTGGAGGCGACGGTGAAGTTCGCCACCGCCGCCCCGGTCGGGGTGAAACGCAGCTCAGGATCGGCCGTCAGGTTGCCGATGACCGTGATTACGGTGTCGCCTGCCATGATGGTTGTCAGTCTTCTTTCTGCCCAGGTCAGGGCGCGATTTCGAAGTGGCGTTGTGTCCATTCCTCTTTCGGGCGCTGGATGCGGTGCAACCGGGCGCCGCGGCGCCATGCGTTCCAGGCCTGGATGTAGAAGCCCATCGTGTCGCGGTCCGAGAGCCGTTCGCGGGTGCGCTGCGACTTGGCGAAGCGCTCACGTAGTGCCAGGATCGGCGACCCCGGTTCCAGGTTGGCGCCGGTGCACATGAAGTCGAAGAACTCCTCGGCCGCGCGCTGATCCTTGCGGGCGAACTGGATCAGCATCGCCCCGGAAATCTTGGGCTGGGCGCCGATCTTACGGATGCCGGAGTGGTAGTTGTTGGCCAAGTCCATTTCCGCGCGGTGCTTGGTCACCCACTCCTCGACAGCGGAGTTCGACATCTGGGAGTTACGGATCGCTTTCCAGATGTGGCCTTCGTCGATGGCGTGGCAGGTGCGCGCGACCGAGGCGAGGTACATGCCGTTTTTGAAGCCCTGCATGTCGAGCTGCTGCCCGGCCTGACGACGGCGACCCTGATCCATCGCGTCCTGGGAGGCGGGGTCCATGCCGCGGATCACCAGCACCTCGATGATCACTTCGTCTTCGTCGTCTTTCGTGCCGGCCAGCGCCTCGAGGCGGTGCTGCCCGTCGATGAGGTGGCCGTACCAATCGAACTTGACGGCCTCGCCGGTGTAGGTCCAGCGTCCGGCGCGCATGTCGGCGCGGTAGGTGTTGACCGTGGTTTCCGTCGTGGACCGGTTGCGGACCTGCGTGGACAGCCATTCGGCCGCGATCTCGGCGTTGATGAGGGTGCGTTCTTCGGAGGAGGGGATCTTCTCGGCGTCGGCGACGTCGTCGGGGATCTCCACGATCTGGGTGCGGATTGCCATTGTGGGTGTCTCCTTCTCTAGTGGCGGTCGGGGCGCAGGCAGTCGGGTGCGGGATTGAGGGTCGGCAGCTGGAAGTGCATCGCCCACTCGTGGATGTTGACGTCCACGGGCGAGTCGGGAACCCGGCGCTTGTGCTTGAGCAGGGCCTTGACGCGTGAGCGCAGGTCGTAGAAGTCGCCGCACTCGTGACGTTCCTCTTCCTGGTAGTCCTTGGAGAACATGTCGTCGCTGGTGCTGACGTTCTCCACCCACACCACATCCCAGGTGGCGGGCAGTCCGTCGGCGGTGACCTGGTAGAACCAGTGCGAACCAGTCACCAGCTCCAAGCGGAGATCGTCGTGATAGGGCAGGACCAGATTGGCTCGGATTTTCATGAAATCGCCGCGGGCCGCGATCGACAGTTCGCGGGCGGCCTCCCTGCGCGCGGGAGGTACTTCGATGGTGGTCATCGTGTGTTTCCTTCTCGGTATCGCGGGCCAGCGGTGTTGGCGCACCGTGGTCGCGGGTGTAGGCCGGTCGGCCCACTAGCTATATTACATAACCCGTACAGATTATACAAGCACAACTCAGGCGGGTGAAGCCGCCAAACCCGAGCCTGCCAGGCCCCGCCAACTCGTGCGCAGCCGGTCCCTCGTCGCCGCCGACGCCGCCTGCCCCGCCGGGGTCAACGCCGCCAACCGATCCGCCACCGGCGGCGGCACCGGCGTCACCGGCGCAGCCGGAGCCTCCCGTGGGCGCACAGCCCGGCCCACCCGCACCGGATACGAACCCCGCGCCGCCGCCGTCGACATCCACCCCCGCCACGCCGCGTCCGGATCAGCCCACCGGTTGCCGTGGGAGATGTTGTAGTTCACGAACGCCCGCGTCGCCTGCCCCACGTCCACACCCGGGCACTCACGCAACGCCCACGACACCAACGCCGCCGACGGCCGGTAGTCGGCCGCGATCGGAACCCGCACCCGCGCACCCGAATCCCCGCCATCATCTCCGGTCCGGAAAATCCCTTTAGTTTTCTCTTTCAAGACTTTTAAAGGGGACCGCGAAACCGCAGGTAGACCGGGGTCCGATACGGTATCCGATACCCTATCGACCCCCACCTCCGATAGGGTATCGACCGCCTGTGACACGACCGGTTCAGCGGCGACGCTTACCGACCCCGAACCGCTTCCCGGGACGACGTTTCCCACGAGCTCGGCCACCGCGGGGTGGGCCCACCCGGCCGGATTCAACGCCACCAGACGCCGCAGCACCGCCACCGCCAGGGCCCGCAACCGGCCCGACAGAATCGCCGAGATCGCCCGCGCTACAGCGGGCCGCAGTTTTGGGGAGCGCACCGCACCCCCCTTCTCGATGCGGTCCACCAACCACAGCTCGCCGGTGTCGGCGTCGAGCACCACCATGTCGCGGGCGGCCAGCTCGTCGACGGCCGCGCGCACCGTGTCCGCGGTCCAGCCGCGCGTCCAGCCCGCCACATGCTCGGGGTTCCACGGCACCACCCCGGCGTGAGTCAGCTCCGTCGTGCGTTCCAGCATCATCGCCAGCAGCGTGGCGTCCGGCGATAGCCCGTCGTACCAATCGGGGGTGTAGATGCTGATCGTCGGCAACGTGATGTGTCCAGCCATCATCGTCTCCTTCCAGAGGGTCAGCTAGCGAGGCGACGCGGGGTCAACCCCAGCTCGTCGCGGATTCGGGCCGTCGTGGCCAAGGTCATGCGGGTATGGGCCGCGATACGGGCGTCGGTCCACCCGGCCTCCCACAGCTGGCGCACCAGCATGTGCCGGTCGCGGCGGGTCAACGCATCAGCCGGGGTGTCCCCAGCCAACGCCGAGGCGTACGGGCCCGGCTCGTCCGGTCCGCCGGCCGGAACCGGGGGCGGGGACCACCAGGTGCGCCGCCCCGCAGAGTCGCGGCGCACCTGGGCCTCACCCATCCACGCCTCCGCGGCGGACGCGTTCGGCGTGCAGCTCGGCCAGCAGCCGTGTCGCCAACGCCCGCCCCGTCCCGGGCGGCAGGGCCGCGATCTGCTGCTCCCAGATACGAAGCAACCCGCCCGTTGGGCGGGGTGAGGCCCCGGAGGGGTCGCGGGCGAAGTCGGCGACCAACGCCAGATGGCGGGCCGCGCGCGGGTCAGGTGTCTGCATTGCGTCGTCTTCCCCACGGGTACACCCCGCGCTGAATGCGTGAGACCTTGGAGCGGGTGTTGGCCAGCGACCGGTGATCGCTCGGGCTGCCCGGCACGCTGACCTTCTGTCCGGTGCCTGGCCAGCGCAGCTTCCAGTGCCCGCGCGAACACCCGAGGTCTTCCCACCCGTCGGCGATCATCCTCTCGATCAGCTCCCGGGTCTCTTTGTGCGGGGGCCCGCTCATCGGCCCTCCTGCACCACGTACCAGACGACCCAGCCGGCGGCGATCGCGGAGACCGCGACCAACGCCAGCACCAGTGACACGAACAGCAGGCCGATGCCGACCGACAGCATCAGCCCGGCCCGCCCCACGTCACCCCACAGCCCGAGGGCTTCGGGGTCGACGTGGGGCAGGTGCGGTAGGTGCGGGTTCATGCCGCGTCCTCGGCCGGTTTGGCGGCGGAGGCCTTGTTGGCCGCCGCCATGCGCGCCCACATGTCGCGCAGGTAATCCACCAGCACCGTCGGCTTGCCGAACTCGTCGAGCATCGGCGCGCCCTCGAGCTGCCACCGCTTGGCCTCGGCCCCCAGCGCTTTGAGCTCGTCCGGCGACGTCGCGGCCAGCGCGCGATCACGCAGCTCCGACGGGACGGGTCCGCGTTCACCTTCGGACAGGAACCGGTCGATCGCCTGGGCCAACTCGATGCCCGGCTTCTTCCACACGTCGCCGGCGTCGATGTCTTCGATACGGGACTTGCCGACGACGAGGTTATGTTCCAGATCCATATCGCCGACCAAGTCGAACTCGTATTCGATACCGGCGCGCTGCTCCGGTTTCAGACCCACCCGGGTCGGCTGCTGCTTGCCGGAGCCGTTGGTGGACAGCACGTATTCCGTCTTCACCCGCAACGTGGTGATGATGTGGCCCGGGTAGGCGAGGATGGCGTCGAGCATCCTTTTCTCCTCCGGGCCCATCTCCTTCCAGCCGGAGGTGAACTTGTTGCCGTTGACGGTGCGCCGGTCGACCTGCTCCAACATGCCGTCGGTGCCCATCCAGTAGTGCGACAGGCTGTCGATCATCATCACGTCGTAGCCGTGCTCGGCGGCTTGGCCGAGGTAACGCACCAGCGACATCGGCTCGAAGCGGGTCGGGCAGATGGTGTCGAACCGCCAGCCGTTGCGCCCGACGTACTTGGAGGCGGTGCGCCGCTCGGAGTCGATGACGGCCACCTTCTCGCCGAGACCGAACGCGAGCATCAGGCCGGTGTAGGTTTTGCCGCTCCCGGATGGGCCGGTCAGGCACACCCGCGCCTTCGTGGCCTCCTTGGTGGCGGGCGCGAATTCCAAATCTTCGATCACGAAATCGTTCCTTGCTCGGGATGCGGGTGCGCCGCACCCACGCGGGGGCGCACCCGGGGGAATGGGGGTTCTACGCGGCGGCAGTGGCGCGGCCGCTGTAGCGGGCGAAGTAGGCGGTGTTGGCGTCCCGGCACGGCGGGCACCGGCACAGCCACCCGTTGTAGATGGAACGCGAACCGTGCCGCGGCGCGTTGACGGCGAACCAGAAGCCGCCGTTCTCGTCCTCGACCCAGATCAGTTCGCGTTCCCGGCGGGCCAAGGTGTCGGCCACTCGTGGACTACTGGTCTTTTCGTTCACCGCTGATCAACTCCGGGGGGAAAGAGGCGCCGTCAAACAGTTGGCGCAATTCGAGGCGACCGTCACGGAACATCGCCATCAGCTCGTCGAACAGCTGTTCGTCGGTGACACCGCGGGTTCTGGCGAAGGTGGTGTGGCGGGGGGCGGTGGTGACACGCACCCCGGGCGGGAGCGGCTGCTTGGCCGCGTGAGCCTTCTTCGCCTCGGCGAGCAGACTGTTTTCGTACTGGGGGCGGATGCGTAGCTCGGTGACCTCTTCCACCGCCTGGGCGCCGTAGCGGTCGACCAGGTAGTCGATGGCTGCTTCGGTGTCGGCGATCGAAAACGACGTGCGACCCTTCTCCACCGCGACCGCGCCCAACTGGATGGGGTCACCGGCCTCGTCGACGCGGTGGCTGACCACCGGGAGGCGGGTGCCGCGCGGGTTGGCGCGGGCGAAGCTTTCACGCTCGCCGCTGGCAAGGGACCCTATAGCGTCGCCGAGGATCTTGAGCGCCGCTATGCGCAGGTGAGGTGGGATTTCATCTACCACGCGATCACCCACACGACCGCGATCACACTCACCGCGATCGCGGCGACGGTGTAGATGGCGATCAGCGTCCCGGGGGACGCCGGCGTGCGGGCGCGGCGATGCCTACCCGGGGGTAGGTGACGAAAGACTGTGAGGGCGCTATGATGGGCGCGTCCCAATCTAAGTGGACTCTGGTGGTTGAACATCTGGGTACTGCTTTCCTTCTCGGGACGGGAGCCCCCCTACCGCGGGAACCGGCCTAGCCGGTTTAACTGTTGGCGCAGTGCGGTACGGGGGGCTTTCTCTATATCCGGTCAGCCTCCGCTCGATCCACCCCCCGGCGGGAAGACCGGGGTGTTGTGACAGGGCCAACACTGGGTAACAATATAGGCTATCTCAAGCTAACACAACACCGAACCATCAACCATCGGTAGAACCGGCTGTCACCAGGGTAGACCCGCTGTACACTCCGGATCACCGACGACACAGCAGGCACCGCGCCGACCCCGTGGATCCACCACGGGGCCCCGGCCGTGGGCCGGCGGATAGGCTGCCCCACGATGACCCCCGAAGGTATCGACCTCGCCACGACCCAGAAGATCGGCGAACTGCTCAAAGCCGCACGCGAAGCGAAGTCGCTGTCCCGGCCCGATCTGGGCGTGCTCGCCGACCTGTCGCGCAACCGGCTCCAGCAGATCGAGCAGGGCTACATCATCCGTGCCGGCGAGACTGTGAAACGGCCCACTCAACTCAAGCGCGACCAGCTCCTCGCGGTGTGCGACGCACTGGAGATGCCGCCGGAAATTGTTGACCGTATTCTGACCTTGTCCGGCTATAAACCACTGGATCGCAGCAGGGAAATCGTATATTTACACGGGCTCTCGGAATCCGAGCGCAACCGGCTGCAGGCACAGGCGGAGAAATACCGGGCCAACCGGAAGAAGAAATAGCAGTAGAACTCGGACAAGGTGGTGCGCATTCGATGTCGACGGCCAGCGATCCGGGGTCCACGGGGGCCCTTCGTACCTACGACGCCTACGCCGACGCCGAAGCCCTCGGAATCGAGGTCGGGTTCGAGCCGCTGCCCGCCGGCGTGACCGGGGTGCTGCTGCGTGAGCAGTCGGTGGTGTTGATCGAAGAAACGCTCGACGAATGTGCCCGCCACGACGAGCTCGCCCACCAGCTCACCCACTGGCGCCACCGGCCCCGGCCGGGCGAAGCCGACCCCCGCCGCATCGAGGAAGCGGTGCGCCGCGAAACCGCGCGCCGACTGATCCCGCTGCCGACCCTGGCCACCGCCATCGCCACCATCATCGCCACCGACAACGTCATCGAACCGGACCCGGCGCTGGTGGCCAACCTCTTGGGGTCCTCGCTGAACACCCTCTACGACCGGCTGCTGTCGATTACGCCCACCGAAATCGGGGGCGCTCCGGCCGCGGTGCTTCTCGGACTACTCAAGGTCCAGCCCGCACCGGGCCACACCCACCGCTGCATCCAGGACACCGCGCCGAACGCGGGATGGATGGACCGGGTACGCGGAATCTTTTCCCGCACAGACTGATTCGGGTAGCGACAGCGCCCCGACGCGGCGGAACGAATCGAGGCGCTGTCTACCACACACACCCCCGCCCATAGGCTGGAAGTGGTGAGCCCAGCATAGCGCGCGGCGCCGACACCCCACCCGCCAAGTCTGTATTGGTACAGACCGTGTGCCGTGGACCACTCCCGTTTCGATAGAGCGAAATCAGTACGTGGTATGTAACACTGGGGCCACACACACACTCCACGTTCTGAGGACGCTTCATGAGCAAAACCGAAATCCCCGAAACCCTCGAATGGCCTGACTGCCTTGTCATCTCGTTCGGGAACCTGAAAGGTGGCCCCGGAAAGACCACCGCCGCCTTCTTCCTGGCAACCTTCTTCGGCGGTGAGCTGGGCAAGAAGACCCTGCTCATCGACGCCGACCCGCTGAGCCAGACCGCCTACAGCTGGTACCGCAAGCTCAAAAAGCTGGAAGACACCACGGTCCCGTTCGACCTGATCCCGTTCCCGTCTCCACAGCTGGGCAACTGCATCGCCGACTACGCGCCGAAGTACGACGTGATCCTGGTCGATGTCGGCGGCGAGTCCGACGCGATCTTCAAGGCCGCCGTCACCGAATCCGACATCCTGGTCATGCTCGCCACCGCCCAACCGGCGGACGTGAACCGCATCGCCTCGACGTTCGCCGCCGCCGAGGAGGCTGCGGCCCGCGCCGACAAAACCATTGATGTCTACGTGCTGATGACCAAGATCAAGGAGTTCAAGCGCGACGGCAAGAACGTCTCCAAGGAGTACTGGGGCCAGCGCCGCAAGCTCGAGGACGCCGACTTCACCGTGCTGGACCGCTACGCCAGCGATTGGAAGTGGTACCGGCAGGCCACCGATGGCGACCTGGACGGGGGGGTCGCCAACCCCCTGGATAGCGTCGGAGAGTTCAAAGACATCGGCTTCGAGATCCTGACCCGGTTCGCCGACTTCCAGCGTGAGATGGCCGAGGAGGCGACCGCCTGATGCCCCCGAAGGAACGTAAGCCCCGCCGGCTCGGGGGCAACCAGGCGGCTGCACCCAACCCGCTGACCGACGGCAGCAACACCCCGGCGGTGTCGCCGCTGGCGAACGCGGCATGGACGCCCGGCATGAAACCGGTAGGCGTCGAGGATCCCTACGCGGGTGGTAACACTGTTACCACCACACCGGAAACAGCCCCCGCTGGTAACAGTGTTACCACCTCGCCGATCGCCACCCCGAGTGGTAACACTGTTACCACCTCGGCCAACGGCAACGGTTCGACCCCGAATGGTGGTAACACTGTTACCAGCCCGCCGACTGGTAACAGTGTTACCAGCTCGCCGGTCGCCCCGATCGGCGAGTTTGCGCACCGGCCGCGCAACGCCCGCCAGGACTACGAATACGACGTGACCGCCGATCCGGAGCTGGCGTCCCTGTCGGGCAGCATCGCCACCTACGGTCTGCTGCAGGCGGTCACGGTGTGTTCACGCGACGCGTGGTTGCACCACAACCCGGGCGACGGCGCCAAGATCGGCGATGCGCCGTGGGTGGTGCTCATGGGTAACCGGCGTCTCGCCGCGGCCCGCGCGGCCGGACTCACCGAGCTGCCCTACTTTCGAGCCGATGCCCTGGCCGACCCGAACCGAGTGCTGGAAGCGGGCATCAGCGAGAACTACCACCGCAAGGACACTGACCCCATCCTGGAGGCGGTCGAGTTCCACCGGGCCCTCACGGCGAACAACGAGTCGCGGCGCCAGCTCGCGGCGCGGTTGCGGGTCAGCCATGTCCACATCGGCAATCGGCTCAACCTGCTGAACCTGATCGCGCCGTTCCAGACGCTCGTGTCCCGGGGCGTCGTGGCGCCGAGCAAGGCTCTGCCGATCGCGGCGCTGGAGGACAAGGAACAAGAGAGGCTGCTCGAACTCGGCGAGCCCTACAACCCGACCCGGCTGCATCGGCCTGTCCCGACTCCGGTGAGTGGTAACACTGTTACCACCCGCAAGGCGTTGCACATCCCGAAGGCGGTCCCCGCGGGGATCGTCGCGGCGAAGCTGCGCGACAGCATGGACCCGGAGATGCTGGACGAGGTCGTGAAGCTGCTCACCGATCCGAGTGGTAACAGTGTTACCACCGCGGCGGAATGAGGGGAAGCCGTGGCTCACTTCAACTTCCTCACCGGCCAAGGTATCGACCTCCGGATGGAGATCAGGGACAAGCGCGAGGATGTGGAGACGACTGCGCGTATCGACTTCACTCTGGAAGAGGCTGAGGCCTTGCACCGGGCGTTGGGTGACAGCATCCGTCAGGTGCGGGCGCACCGTCCCTGATGTCGGCTGGTAACACTGTTACCACCGCGGCCGACTGAGACGCCGGGCCGACGAGTGGTAACAGTGCTTCCATCTCCACTCAGCTGGTAACAGTGTTACCACCACGCGACACAACCGATCAACTGGTAACAGTGTTACCACCCAATGGAAAACGCCCCGTCTGCATCAGCAGGCGGGGCGTTTCGCTGTCCGGGGGTCAGGGCCGGTGGGTGGCGACGTAGTCGCGCACGGCCTTGGCGGAGTAGATGTGGTTGGCGCCGATGGTGCCGATCGGTTGGGGCGCCGTGGGGTCGTTGCGGGTCATCGTCGCCCAGGTGCCTTGGGAGACGCCGGCGGCTTCGGCGCACATGCGGGTGGTCCACCGGCTGGGCGGAAGGGTAGCCTCCACTTCCTCGGTGGTGGGGCGGAAGCGGTTGCCGGGGCCCGGTCGGTGGGCGATCCAGTCCACGACGGCCTCGGGTTCCCAGTAGCGCCACATCTTGTATTCCGGCGGCACCCGCGGGTCGTGGGTGGTGTCGATCGGGTCGGGCGCCGGGTTGGTCATGGTCTTGACGCGCACCGCCTCCCACCATGCGGAGCGGGAGATGCCGGCGGCGTCGGCGCACTGCTGGGCGTGCCAGAGCCCTTCCACGGGCGCGGTTTCCACACCGCCACCGCGGCCGGGCCGGTTGGCGGCCCAGCGGATGACCTCGGCGGCCTTCCATTTGCGTCGGGGTCGTCCACCGAGGGCGGAGGGGAACAGTTGGGGGACGGGGTCGGGGGCGGGGTTGTTCTTGGTCTTGGAGGAGACGGCGCGCCGCCACGCTTCGACGGTCATGGGCCGTCCGGAGACGTCGGCGATGAGTCCGACGCACTCCTCAGCGGTGACTAGTACGGGGTCCATCCCACCATTGTTACATACCTTGTCCAGGACACTCAGCAACAGAGCCGGACAAATCGACAACGGCGTTTGCCGATCATCGTTGCAGCTCAGATGGGGTGTTACGGCATGGTGCCGACGCTGTGGAGTTCATTGTAAACACCTGAGACCGAACGTAACATAGACAGTGATGGCGAAGCGCCGTCGACCTGGGTACGATCCAGGTCACATCTTTTCCGGGTTGGTGCGCCAACACCTCCCGGGGAGGCACCGAGAAGGAACCCGACCCTAGATGACCCATACCTTCACACCGGCACCCGTGTCGCTGTTTCACCATCCGCGACTCAACGACGACGACGCCGAGATCATCGCGCAGCGCTTGGCCGTGCGCGCGGCGTACCTGTCCGGCCCGCTGGCCGGGGACTGGGTGCGCCTCGAAGAAGGCCTGCTGGTACCGATCGCGTGGACCAGCAGCGAGAAATACACGGTCCGGCTGGGAAGTCCCGACGGACTGTTCTATCTGGAGAGCGACGGAACGATGTCGTATGGGGGCAATTTCGTGCGCGGAGTACCGCGTGACCTGTTGCACCCGACTCCGGAGCAGCACCCCACGCGGGCGTGGATCATGCACCACGGTCAGTGGGGGCCGCGCGACCAGGTGGAGTTCGACATCGAGCTGCCTGTCTGGTCGTGCCCGTATGTTCGTACGACCGAGAAGGAAGCAGTTTCATGAATATCGACACCGGCATCGAGCTGAGCGCCGCGCAGCTCGACGGCCACATGGTCAACTTCGGCATCCAGCGCACCCGGTTGACGCTGGACCGGCTGGGGATGGCTCGCCGCGACGAGGACCGGATGCGCGCGCTGCTGGCGGTGATGGAGTCGGCGGTGACCTCGGGCAGGCGGCTGGACACCGACCGGGCCGCGGCGATGCTGGGCCAGTTCCGTACGTCGCTGGCTCGGGTGGATGCGGCGGTGGCCGACCTGGAGGCGGCGATGAAAGATTATTCCGCTCATTTCGCCGAAAGGGTTGTAAAGCCTGTACGTGGTATGTAATATAGAGGTATGGGACGGGGACAACCCCGGACCACCACCCCACCCCCGGCCGGTGCGCCAACACCGACCGGGGGAACACCGAGAAGGAAACCAGAAATGAGCCACGACCTGGACGTCACCGACGGCGTCTACAGCTTCGCCGACTCCCTCACCGACGGCCGCGGCCGCGTCGACGCCTGGCACAAGCACGGCCAAGCGGTCGGGCACTGCATGACCGCCCAAGAGGTCATGAAGGAAGCCCACCTGGGCAACTGGCGGGTGCACAAGGTGCCGCTGGTCGGCCGCCCGACCCCGATCATCACCGAGGACGGCGTCACCACCGAACCGGAGCTGGAGATCCCCGACAAGTTCGCCTCCGCCCGCTTCAACCCCATCACCGGCGCCCGGGAATACCTGGGCATCGTCGGCAACGTCTGGGAGCCGATCCAGAACGAGGCGATCTGCGAGATGCTGAACATGATCGTCGACGAGTCCGGCGCCCACTTCGAGACCGCGGGCGCACTGGCCGGCGGGGCGCGGGCCTTCGTCACCATGAAGATGCCCCAGTCGATCGAGCTGCGCGACGAGGCAGGCAACGTCATCGACACCACCGACATGTATCTGTCGGGCCTCAACGCCCACGACGGCATGAACGCGCTGCGCGCCATCGTCACCGGCACCCGCATCGTGTGCGCCAACACCGAGACCATGGCCATCGCCGGCGCCAAGTCCACGTTCTCGATCCACCACACCCCCAACTACGAGAAGGCCATGAAGGAGGCCCGCAAGGCGCTCGGGCTGACCTTCAAGTACATGGAGGCCTTCGAGGCCGAGGTGCAGAAGCTCTACGCCCAGGCCATGAGCGACGAGCAGATGAAGACCTTCGCCACCCAGGTGATGAAGGTCGACAAGGCCGAGACCGAGCGCCAGGCCACCAGCCGCCGCGCCCACGCCGACAACATCGTGAAGCTGTGGACCTCCAGCCCCACGCTGGACAACGTGCGCGGCACCAAGTGGGCCGCCTACAACGCCGTCACCGAGTACACCGACTTCTACGCCCCGGTCAAGGGCAACGGCGACCCGGCCGACCTGCGCGCACTGCGTGCACTGACCCCGGCGTCGGTGAACCAGAACCTCAAGATCGACGCGTTCCGGCTGCTCACCACCGTCTGACCATCCGTGCGGCCGGGGGGTTCGTCCCCCGGCCGCCCCATCGATCGAAAGAAGAACCCCGTGCCCTCGTTCATCGACCTCGAGCGCAGCGAACTGCTCCAGACCTCGATTCGCGGCAAGTGGTCCACCCTCGACCGCCGCTTCCAGGTGGTGCGCCGGCAGAACCGCGGCTGGCAGCTGCTCGACAGCAAAGACCGCCACGCCGTCGTGCCGACCTGCGACAGCCGCGAAGCCGCCCAGGTCGAAATCGTGAAACGCCTGGTCACCGAACAGCTGACCCCGATCGCGGCCGCCCTGCACACCCACGACCTCGACGAGGCGTCCAACCGGATCGACAAGCTGATCCGGGAGCTGGCCACCCCGCGCCCCACGGCCGTCGGTCGGAGCGCCTGATGAGCCACCGCCTGATCTACATCGCCATCCCCGCCGAGACCACGCCCCGCCAGATACGCGGCGCGATCCACCGCGCGATGCGCGCCCACTCCGACCAGTGGGACTACTGGGACCGCGCCCAGATTACCGAACACGACGAACGCACCTACGCCCGTCTGTCCGAAATCCCGCCCGAGCACCGCGACTTCGACACCCTGATCGACACCGGGGGCGAGTGGTGGAGCGGGTTCATGCTGCGCCGCAACATGCTCGACAACCTCCCGCCCGACACCTGGATCGCCGCCGTCGACAGCCACATCTGAAAGGAACCACCCCCGTGCCCGAACTGACCGACGAGCAGAAGACGGAGCTACGCGAATTCGCCCAGTCCGGCGTTGCTCTCGACCTGTACCTGGGCGGACTGCAATCCGGCTACGCGTCCGCCCTGATCAAACACTCGCACCTGTCCGTGGAGCAGGCCCAGCGGGTCACGATCGCCGCGATAGACAACCTGCGCGGCGACCCGATCGCCCTGCAGCAGATCCGCGACCAGCTCGGCGCCTGGATCACCGGCGACCACCCCGGCGGCGTTGCCATCGTCCGCGCCTACAAAGGCCACCCCGAAGGAGACACCCCGTGAACATCCCGCCCGAGGCCGAAGCGATGTTCCGGGACGCGTTGCAGCAGGCAGTCGACCGCTTCCTACGCAATTCCGACATTCCACTCGAAATCTACTTCACCGGTCTGCGTAGCGGCGCCATCAGCGCGCTCGCCGGCGTCGGCATGGACCTGGAACAGGCCAGATCCCGGGCGCGGCTGATGACCGAAGTGACACGCTGCGACCCGATCGCCCGCGAACTGCTGCGCGAAGCGTTGATCCGCACCCTCAACGGCGAACAGCTCGACGACCTCACCAAGATCACCGCCTACGGCTTCCCACCGAGAGAAGAGAACTGATGACCGACACCGCACCGCCCGCCGGCACCCTCGAATGGCTCGCCAACTCCGAACTGATCCTGGCGATCTACCTGTCGGGCATCGAGACCGGCATCGCGACGACGCTGATCAACTGCACCGACGCCACCGAGGAGGAAGCCGCGCGCAGCCGCGCGAATCTGATGGCCAGCCTCACCGGCGACCCGATCGCTTTCGAACAGACCCGCTCGATGATCGCTGACTACGTCCGCCACGGAAAACCGGTGCGCGCCCGGCACATCAAGGCCTACGTCGTGCCGAACAGTGGTGACTTCGAATGAGCGAGGAGGTCATCGAGATTCCCGAGGCGGTCACCGAGTGGCTGATCGCCAACCCCACGTTCCTGCTGCAGGTGTACTTGTCGGGGATGAAGGGCGGTATCGCTTCCGCGTTGAACCAGTTCGGCCGCGTCCCCGACGCGATGGCCGGACAGGCGGCGCAGGCCGCGATCGACATCATCGCCGGCGACCCGATCGCTATGGAGCAGACTCGCACCTTCGTCATCGACGCGTTCGTGCACCAGCGCCCCGAAGCCGAAATGACCGTGATCCAGGCCCATGGTCGCCGGCCCGCCCCGTGACGAGCGCGCCCACCCGCCGCGCCTGAAAGCGGACACGATCGTGGCATTGATCGCCGCCTACCGGCGCGGCACCCTCGATCACCTGCCGATGCTCGACGAACGCGACGTGTTGCCCATGCTCGACGGCACCCCCGCAGAGGTCGACGCGGCCTCCACCCTGATCGAAGCCGAACGCGTGTTCTACCCGAAAGTCAAGTGACACAACCGATTACATTTGAAAGGACGATAGTTCGATGACCACTGCGATGAGTGGCGACGAGTGGGAGAGCAAACCGCCGTGGTACCGGCGGGCGCTGATGTGGCTGGGCCACAATGTGCTGCGGGTCGCCCTGGCCTTGGCGGTGATCAGTCTCGCCCTGGAGCTGGCGGCCCAGTTCACCGACGGGCTGGTCTTCTACGGCCTCGACAACGCCGCCGCCTGGATCGGCACCTCCATGATGTTGGCCTACTTCGCCTCCGACTACCACGACGACAGGCTCTGCGACTACTGCTTGCACGGCCGCATCATGGAGTCCGGCACCGAATCCGCCGAACGCAATGACCGCTGGCTGCGCTACTACCACCGCATCCACAGCGGCCCCGTATGGAAGAAGCTCGCCGTCGTCGCCGTCTTCACCCTCACCCTCGCCTTCAGCAAGGTGTTGCCGCCGGCGTATGAGCCGGTCGTGCGCTGGCTGAGCTTCGCCGCGTTCGTCGCGTGGATCGGCGGCACGTCGTCCGTGACCACCATCCACCGCTGGAACCGGCTGTACTGCAAGTACTGCAAGCACCCGCGTGACGACCGCGACGACGAGCCGGCACCGGACTGGACCCCGCCACCGGACCCGACCGGAGAGCAGAAGACGCCCACCCCGACCCTGGTGCGTCTGCGATGACGGGGCGGCTCCCGGATGCGCTGTTCGCACAGCTGGCGCACTTCCTGCCGTTGACCTACGAGGGGTTCCCGTGGCAGGACGGCCCGGCGTGGCTGGTCGGGACCGTCCTGCCGAACGGGGAATGGGTGTATGGGTGGCTGGGCCCCGACGGCGGGGTGCTGTCGCTGCTCAACGAACTCAAGAACGAACGCCAGCGCGCCGACGCGTTGGCGCTCGCGTTGACCGGGACCCGGCAACGTCTCGACCACGTCGTCGCCATGCACACCGTCTACCAGCCGCCCACCATCAGCTACCGGTGCTGCATGGCCTGCACCCGGCTCACCGGCGGGTTCGTGGCGTGGCCGTGCGAAACCTACACCGCGGCCACCGGCGCACCGGTCAGAGCGGCCGCGACGTGAGCGACACCACCGCCCTGCACCATGCGGCCACCTGCTGGCGTGCCCGCCACAAGATGCGCGGCCACATCGCCCTCCTGCGCGACGCGCTGGCGGTGATCGGCACCGACATCGAGGAGTTCTTGGCCGAACACGACCGCCGCGCTCTCCCGCGGGAGGTGATCGAGCTGTTCGACGGCATCGCCGAACAGGTCACCACCGCCCTCGAAGCCACCGCCCGGGAGCTCGCGATGGCCTCCGAAAACGCCAACGACGACAAGCTGGGCGAGTACGGCGACACGACGGGATGAAATTGCTACCCGAATCCGGTGGATGTGTGTATGGTTACGCGGCAGAGAGCACTAGCACCGAACCAACAAAATATGTGATCCCCTGTGGGCGGGCCTTTTTCGGCCGGTTATCCATGAGGAGGACGAGGTTGCGGGGTTCAAGTCCCCGTCACCGCTCAGCGGCCCTGGCGGTGTAGCTCAACGGCAGAGCGCGTAAACCCGGTCGGATCTCCATGTCCGTCCACCACCCCCACAGATTTGCTCGACACGAGGATGGGCCTCGTCCGGCCGGTTATCTATTGGATATACAGGTTCGAATCCTGTCGGCGGGGCCCGCAACCCCCCGCTGGCGGTGCCGCGACTTCGGCAGCGGCACATCCGGTCAGCACCACACGTCCCATCCTCCCGTCGAGAAGTGGTAGCGGGCCTTGCCTGCCGGTTATCGGCTGACACTCCACTCAACCCGGTAGGCGCCCCACGCCCGCTACCCACCACAACTGCAGATCGAGACGGGCCTCAGCCGGGCGGTTATCTTTTAATCCGCTGGTCGCAGGTTCGATTCCTGCCTCGTGCCCCCCGTAACAGCGCTACGGGGGCGCGTGTAGCTCAGATGGCAGAGCATCGGCAAATAACCCGGTCGGCGCCCACACGCCCGTCTCGCCCTGCACACCACCACGCCCCGCCCGGTCGCGCCAACGACCCCGGGGCCTACGAGAAGGAAGAACCACCCGATGAGCGATGTGCTGTCCTCGATCAACCTGCGCACCACGCCGCAGTCCGAGGCCGCCGACCCCCGCCAGGTGCCCAACAACGCTGGCGGATTCACCTTCGAAGTCACCCCCGAATCCCGGCTGCGCCGGTTCCTGATCCTGGGCGTGGAAGGCGGCACCTACTACGTCGGCGCCAAGGACCTGGCCAAGGAGAACGCGGCCGTGGTGATGGACTTCGCCCGCACCCGCACCGAATACCTGGTCAACGAGATCGTGGAAATCTCCGTGGCCGGGCGCGCCCCCAAGCAGAACCCGGCCCTGTTCGCGTTGGCCGCCGCCGCCTCGTTGAGCGAAGACGAGTACGGGCGGCGCACCGCGCTGGAAGCGCTACCGCTGGTCGCGCGCACCGGCACCCACCTGTTCCAGTTCATCGACTACCTCGAACAGTTCCGCGGCTGGGGTCGCGCCGTGCGCCGCGCGGTCGCCGGCTGGTATGCGAACAAGCCGATCGACGACCTCGCCTACCAGGTGCTCAAGTACCGACACCGCGGGCGCCGCTCGCACCGCCAGCTGCTGATGCTGTCCCACGACGCCGGCTACACCGCCAGCGACGAGCACCGCCGCCTCTACGACTGGATCGCCATCGAGGCCGAGGGCCGCAACCCGCGCTCCCCGCGCTTCGGGCAGACCGCCGACCTGACAGGGCTCACGCTGGTCGAGGGGTACCAGCGTGCGCGCACTGCCAAGGTCGCCGACCTGCCGAACCTGATCAGCCAGTACCGGCTCACCTGGGAGATGCTGCCCGAAGAGTCGCTGGCCACCCCTGCGGTGTGGGAGGCGTTGCTCGATGCGGGGATGGGTCAGACGGCGCTGGTGCGTCAGCTGCCGCGCCTGACCTCCCTCGGGCTGCTGTCGCCGCTGTCGGACCGCACCGCCACCGTCGCCGCCCAGCTCAGCGACGCCGACCGGCTGCGTAAGGGCCGCGTGCACCCGTTCTGGCTGCTGCTGGCCCAGCGCTCCTACGAGCTCGGCCGCAACCGCAACCTCACCTGGAACCCGGCGGCGACGATCGTGGACGCCCTGGGTGATGCGTTCTACCGCGCCTACCCGGCGGTCGAGCCGACCGGCAAGCGGTGGCTGCTGGGCCTCGACGTCTCCGGGTCGATGGGGAGTGCGAACTGCGCGGGCCTCAACATCACCGCCCGGGAGGCGGCGGCGGCGCTCGCGTTGGTCATCGCCAACACCGAGCCCCGCCACCAGATCGTCGGATTTACCGCCGGCTCGCCGAGCCAGCGCGGCGGTTGGACCGGGTACGGCACCGCGCTGCGCGAGCTGGCCATCTCTCCGCGCCAGCGACTCTCCGACGCGGTGCGGGTGGTGTCGGGGCTGCCGTTCGGCAACACCGACTGCGCGCTGCCCATGCAGTACGCCCTGACCCAGGGCCTCGAAATCGACACGTTCGTAGTCATCACCGACAACGAAACGTGGTACGGCACCGAGCATCCACACCAGGCGTTGGCGAAGTACCGGGGTCGGGTCAACCCGAACGCGAAGCTCATCGTGCTGGCCATGACCGCCACGAACTTCACCATCGCCGACCCGACCGACGCCGGGATGCTCGACATCGCGGGCCTCGACGCCGCGGTGCCGACGCTGGTTTCCGACTTCGCCCGCGGACTGTAGCCCCGATCCTGTAACCTGTTGTGCGCCACCGCCCTTATGTCCACTAGGGACGGCGGGGATGACACGGCGCCTTCACGGGCGAGAGTCACAACGAGAGAAGTATTCCCCTGCACTAGCAGGGCGGAGGCCCTGAACCGTCCCTTCGGTTCAGGGCCTCCGTTCGTTTCGGGTGTCGTCCCACTCGACTACGGTGACCGTGTGAGCGACCACGCCAGCGACCTCGACCTCGCCTTGCTGTTGGCCGACGCGGCCGACAGCATCACCCGCGAACGCTTCGGGGCCCTCGACCTGACGGTGAACGACAAACCCGACCTCACCCCCGTCTCCGATGCCGACCTGGCAGTCGAGCGGGTGCTGCGCGATCTCCTGGCTGAACACCGGCCACACGATGCGGTGCTGGGCGAGGAGTTCGGCGGCGAGGCCGGACTCACCGGCCGCCAGTGGGTCATCGACCCGATCGACGGCACCAAGAACTTCGTGCGCGGAGTTCCCGTGTGGGCCAGCCTGATCGCGCTGCTGCGCGACGGTGTCCCCGTCGTCGGTGTCGTCTCCGCGCCCGCGTTGAGCCGACAGTGGTGGGCCGCAACAGGTTCAGGCGCGTGGACGAGCTTCGCCGGCGGCCAGCCGCGCCCGATCGCCGTCTCCCACGTCGACCGGCTGGACGCGGCCAGCCTCGCGATCTGCGACCTGTCCGGCTGGCGCGCACACGGTTTGCGCGATGAGCTGATCGACTTGACCGATCGGGTGTGGCGCACCCGCGGCTACGGCGACTTCTTCGGCTACTGCCTGCTCGCCGAAGGCGCGCTCGACATCGCCACCGAACCGGAGGCCGCGCTGTGGGATCTCGCCGCCCTCGACGTGCTGGTGCGTGAGGCCGGCGGCCGGTTCACCGCCCTGGACGGAACACCTGGACCGCACCGCGGTAGCGCGGTCGCCACCAACGGACTGCTGCACAGCGCGACGCTGGCCGCTCTGCGCCGCAACGTAGTGCCCGTGTAGTGTGTGACTCGCTCGCGGCGCACACCGACAGCTACGTGAGGCAGAGGACCAGCAAGGGCGACCAACGTTTCCGCCGGGACCAAAGCCGCAAAACGCTCCGCAAGCGCTTGGATAAGAGGCCCCCGGCGCTACCCGGGGGCCTGTCCATAATCTCCGAATTCCGCTCAAGTGGGTTGCAGCCGAATTCACCGGTGGTGTTCCGTTGGCGCGTCACACCGCAACAGCAGTCCCGGCCCTGCCAGGCCGGGCCTGCGTCACCGGTACCGTTCGGACGGCTCGTCCACGCAGGTGCCCCAGTAGTTGGGCCCGTACCCGCGCAGGGTGCCCGCCGGCGCGTACCGGCGCACCGTCCCGGTCAGCCATTCTTGCCCGGCCGGGTTGGAGGTGTGCACGTACACCTGCTCCGGCCACCACCCGCGCTCGCACATCCACAGCACGATCGGTCTCGCCGTGTGGTCGGCGTAGTCCTCCATGCGGGTCGACAGATCGTGGTCGAGGGAGATGGCGTCGAGTCGGGCGCCGGCCAGGCGCAGCCCTTCCAGCAACGCCACCGCCCCGGGGCACGACGTGACGAGCGCCCAGCCCGCGGGGGCCGGGCGCTCGTCATCGACGAACAGCTTCACTCGCGCTCGTCCTCGTCGTCGGGCCAGCTGTACTCGCTGGGGTCGTCTCGGTCGAACCACACATCGGTATCCCAGCCGATGATCACGCGTTCCTCCAGCACCAGGAGGCCCCGTACCCGATGAGTGCCGCGACGATCCACAGCCCGAGCGACCACCATCCGATCCCGGGCACGTGGCCGGGTATCAGGGCGGCGATACTCGTGGCCAACGCGACGATGCCGATGCCGGTGGCGAATATCCAGCCGACCAGCCACAGCATGATCAGCGCACGCATACGGTGTTCCCGTATCTGGTCCTCGAGCTCGCGGAGCTGCTGTGCCTGCCACTCCTGCATGTGCTTCACGCCCCCTCGGTGTCGTTCACGATGGCGGTCCGGCGCGGTTGCGGAGACTGCACGCCGTCGCACGCCCAGCCCCGGTTTAGCCGGTCTTGGTTGTGGTCGGGGTGCCAGAATTCGAGGATCACATCGTTCTGGTCGATGTCTGCCCACCGAGCCGCCTGCGCGTCGCGCATGTCGCGGGTGCTGTAGTAGTGGGTGTGCACTCTCCTGCACACGCATTTGCGGATGATCCGGTAGCAGTTCGCCGGTGGTTTCATCGGTCGGTTTCCTTCTCGTGTAGATGACACCCCTTGGCGGGGGTGCGCCCTGGCGGGCAACCCCACCACCGAGGCGAACCCCTCGGTGGTGAGGCAACCGGTCAGGCCGAGTGCAGCGTGAACGCCACCGTGTAGTCCACGCGGCCGGGCGCGGTGGTGGATCCGTTCTGCGCGGTGAACCCACAGCTGGCGACCAACCGGTACGGGGTGTCGAGCTGCAGGTTCGGCACGATCGAATGCCACTGGTAGTTGCTGGGCACTACCGGGTGGTTGTCGCTGTAGCCGCGTTTGCCGTCCACGGTGGCGCTGCACGCCATGTCGCCGAGCACGATCGCCCGCACCGAGTCCGACAGCCGCAACGACCACATCAGCCGGTAGTTGGCCGGGTCGTAGACAGCGTCGCCGGTGAAGATGCCGTGCTCACCCTCGTAGCGGTAGGACGGGTTCGCGGGGGTGAAGTCGACCTCGCCCGGCTTCGCCGACGCCGGCGCCGCGGTCAGCACTGCCACGAGGACGGCAACGCCCACCGTATACGCCAGGCCCGACAAGCGAAGTCCTCCTGTGGCGTGTGGTCCACGTCGACCTCCACCGGCAACCCGACCGACACCTCCGGGAAGGAGGCGTCGTCGAAGCTGGAGAAGTGGAACCACGCCAGCTCCGGTGAAGCGTCGGCGAGCCGGATGACGCCGGTGCCGGTGCGGGGATTCCAACGCCAGATCGTGCCGCGGTTCATCGGTCGATTCTCCCGCCGTGTTGTTGTGTTCGGTCATCTGTGTTCCTTCTCGTGTAGGTGTCACCCGTTGGCGCGGGTGTGCTGCCCCTGGCGGGCAACCCCACCCCCGGGGAGCAGACCCCGGGGATGAGGCAACCGGTCAGGTGGCGTCGGGTTGCCACACCAGGCGCAGCCCCTCGAAGTCGCGCGCCAGCCCGAGCGACGTCCAGCACTTCGAGTCGTGTTCGATCTGGAACTGTTCGCCGTTGGCGGCGTACCAGAACTCCCACGCCTTGCGGCCGTGCTTCTGGAACCCCTGCCCGTGCTCGTCGACCACGATCGCCCGTTCGCGCAGCTCGTCCAAGTCGATACGGTTCACGACTGCTCCTTCACGGGGATGGTCGGGGCGGTGGCGAGGGTGACGCGGCCGTCCCACTCCAGCACCCGGTGGTAGATGCCACGCGTCGCCAGGGCTCCGGAGGCGACCAGGTCGAGCAGCGCGGCGCGGGCCGCGGTGTTGGGCCAGCCGAACTCGCCCGCCACGTAGGAATCGTTGGGCAGGTACACCTCCTCGCGTTGGCCGCGGATGCGCTGGCAGAACTGATACACCGCCCGCGCTCGGTCGGGCCGCGTCATCGGCAACTCGGGTTCGATGGCCTCGGTGACGCGCAGCGCGACGATGTCGCGGGCGGTGTCGATGTCGTAGCCGGCGGCGCGCCGGTCGTGGGCCATCCCCTCGGTGCAGGTGGCCAGCAGCCACCCGGGCTTGAGCGGGTTGGGCACGAAGCACCGACGGTCGCAGTACTGGCAATACTGTCCCACGGTCACACCTCCGCCGCGGTCTGCTGCTGGGCGAGGGTTTCGGTCAGGTCATCGACGATGGTCTGCCAGAACTGCCGCTTCTGGGTCGCCCACTTCAGCTCCTCGGCCGCCCTTTCGACACGGTGGTCGGCGGCCTCCAGATAGGTGCGCGAGGTGTGGAGGTGGTAGGCGGTGGCCTCGGCATCGGTCACCGCCGCGTTGACTTGGTTCAGCCACGCCTCGATGAACGCGGTGTACTCCCGCGGCTTCGGGATCACCTCGCCGTCCTGCCAACCCCAGGTCGCATCCTTGTTGCGGCCGACCGCTCGGTTGCGGGTCGGGCGGGTCAGGTAGGCGGGCGGGTTGGGCATCGGTTCGTCGATCTGGAGGGCCGACACCTGCGCCTGCTTGGTCACGGTGACCTTGAGCCGGTACAGCTCGGTGAGCGAGATGTCGATGGAGACCGACCCGTGGGCGGACACCTCCCACGAGCCGCGCCACCGCGGCCCGGCCCAGGTCAAGATGGCGCCCACAACCTCGACCATGAGGTCGCCGTTGAACTCGGTGCGGTTGTGGCTCCAGCGCCCGGCCGACTGTGGGCCCGACATCTTGGTGGTGATCTGTTCGCGCATGGTCAGCGCGTCCCCGATGAACTTCATATCCTTCTTCTTTCGTGGCGATGATGGCTAGGTGCGGTGCACCGAGCCGTTGGCGTATTCGTAGATCCACCCGAACCCGCCGCGGACGGCCGGAGGGTGAGGTGTGTCGTCGATGAGCTGGCCACAGACACGGCAGCGGCCCTCGGGGTCGCGGGCGAAGCACTCGCACAACACCTGCCGGCGGTCGATCCACCGGTTGGTGCGCTGGTAGCGGGTCCTGGTGGTGGCCGTGGTCTTACGCCGCGTCATGGGCGGCCACCTCCTGCTCGGTCACCTTGAGCACGCCCCCGTGGCGGATGTCCCACAGCCAGCGGCCGCCGATCTTGGTGGCGTTCCACTCGTGCATCCCGCCCTCGGGCATCCAGGTACGGAAGAACGCGTAGCGCTGGTGGACCTGGCCGGGTTCGACCTCGCCGTAGTTGACGAAGTAGGTGGCGGTGGCCTCCGACAGCAGCGACACGTACCCATCACGGGTGGCGCAGTACTGCAGCTCGACCTTCTGGCCGGGCGTGAGGGTGTCCATAGTGGTCATGGCATGTTTTCCTTCTCGGTAGTGAGGGCCCGTGTTGGCGCACGGGCTGCCCTGGCGGGCAACACCACCCCCGGGACGAGCCGGGGATGATGCAACCGGTCAGCTGCTCCAGATCGGGTCGTCGATCGGGATGCGTTCACCGTCGCGCAGGACGTTGTAGCGGCCACCCGCGCCCGGCTCGCTGTTGAGCCCGGCACACGCGGACACGGCAGCGTCGAAGTCGAACGGGTCACGCAGCGGGAACATCTGTTCGCCCGTCACCTGATCCACCACGGTGAACCGGTTCATCGGCGGCCGGTAGATGACCCGGAACCGGCCGCGGTACGGGCCCTCCATTAGACCCTCCGAGGTGGTCTGCACCGCCCCGGGGTGGGCGGCAATCCACTTGTCGCCCTTGCGTTTTTGGAATATGGCGTGGCTGCCCTCGGTCGAGACAATCGCCACGTGTTCGGGTATCGCCCGCAACTGTTCGATGTTCATTCGTTGTCTCCGTTCCTGGCTTCGGTGGCGATCTTGCGGGCCGTGCGCCGCCGTTCGGCGACCTTGGCCCGCCGCTTCAATGGCTTGCGGCTGTGCGGCCCGCCGACCTCGAAGCACCGGCACCCGTGTGAGGCGTGGTCGCAGGCGGGTCCACGGAAGGCGCGGCGGCCGATCATCGTCGCGAGGTTCATTCGAGGTCTCCGTACTTGGCCATGCATTCGGCCAGCAGGTGCCAGCGCAGCCCGATCACGATGGCGCCGACACCGAACAGCGGCACGGCGATCGTTTGCCGACACCATGTGTCGTTGCCGTCGCTGCCCATCCATGGCAGGAGGTTGGCGCGCAGGGTGGTGAACGGTCCCCAGTACCACCACACGCCCGGCCACCACCGCGGCTTGCGTTGCAGAGCCATCAGCCCTCCTCCTGCTCGATCTGGGAGGCGCGCACAGCGCGGGCGGCGGCGATCCGGTCGCGGGCGTGCTGGATCTCGAAGGTGAAGTGGTCGATGATCTCGCGCTTCGCCTCGGCCAACGTCTGCCCCGGGTCGTGCTCGGTGGGCTCGTGGACCTGGATTTCGGGGAAGGCCTGGTCGGACCAGTCCACGGTGTATTTGCGTGCCACGGTTAGACCTCCTCCGGGGTGGAGGCGAGACGCACCACCAGTTCGGAGATGCGCGGGTTCAGCCCTGCCCGATGCATGGTCATCATCTTGTCGACCAGCTCTGCGCGGGTCAGCTTCTTCCACTCGTCCTGCCCGTCGATCACATGCTCCACCCCGGCCTGAATGGCCCGATACAGGCTGTCGTAGTCGCGGGTCGCGCCCCCTGCGTCATCCGCGTTCTCGGGGTGGGCGGCGGCGCGCCATTCGTCGATGACGGCGGCCATGGCGTCGATACGCTCCCGGTCCACACAGCCGCCACTCAGGTCGCGGGCAGCCTGGAACACACGGTTCTTGAGCTTCTCCTCCTCCTGGGCCGCCTTGTGGTTGGCGACAGCCTTGGAGTCGGGCGCGTGCAGGTAGGTGTACTCGTAGCTGTGGTTGCTGCGCATGTAGTACACCTCGTCACCACCGAAACGGGTCGATTGGCTGTCGTGGCGGAAGCGTTGCCCGTCGGCGAGGACGATGTCTCGCTTGGTCAGCTTGGCGACCTCGGTGCGGGCGACGCCGGTGGTGCGGCCCGACCAGCGGCGCATAGTGACCACGGGGGCGCCGACATACAGCCAGTCCGGCGCCGGCCGGTCGTAGACGATGGGCTCGGTCATGATGGTTTGTTTCCTTCTCGGTTGGTCCCGCCTGTTGGCGTGCGGGGGTCAGTAGTCGATGACTTCGAGGGTGTTGATACGCACCTGGTGGATGATGTCGCCGCCGCGGTTGGTCAGGGTGACCACACCGTCGTGAACGTTGTCGACCACGCCGCTGACGTAGCGGCCGCCAGCGGTTGACAGGCTGACCCACTGCGAGCGCAGGGCGTCGAGTGTGGACGCGAACGGGTCGTCGGTCGGTTGGCTCATGGGTTGCTTCTTTCGGTGGTTGGGATATGGGTTGTCCTGGCGGACAACCCGCGCACCGCGCACCGGGCGCGGTGGGCAGGCAATCGGTCAGGCGGGCGGGGTGATTCTGGCGGCGTGCGCTTGCTCGGTGTGGGGGTAGCCGAGCCAGCACCACCCGCACTCGGGGTGGTAGCCGCTGTGGGCGTTGCTGAGGTCGTTGCGGCCGGTGGCGTGGACATCCTGGCGGTCGGTGCGGCCGTCGCTGGTCGTCAGGATGTCGGCGCGGACCCAGCCGCGGTCGACTACCCGCCGTCGGCCGACGGTGCGTGTGCCGTGGTCGCTGGTGTAGGTGGTTCTCACCGACGCACCCCTTTCAGGTAGCCGGGGTGGGCGTCGGCGATGGCGAGACGTTGGCGCAGGTCGGTGCCGATGGTGTCTTCGCTCATCCGGCCGAACCCGGCGGCGAGGTCGCGGTAGCGCTGGTCGTACATGGCCGCCCCCAGGTCGAGGGACCGGCCTTCGGGCCGTCCGTGGCGGACGTACCAGTGCCCGAACGCGATGGCCTCGTAGCCGCACACGGCGGGCGAGCAGCGGTAGGCGTGGGCGGTGGCGCAGGCCCCGGTGATGACGGCGTCCTCGATCGGGTCGACGGTCTCGGTCATGATGGGTGTCCTTCTCGGTTGGCTTGTGTTGGCGCACAAGGGTTTCGGGTGTTCGGTGTGGCTGCTCGGTAGGTCCGGCGGCCAGCCCTCCCCACCACCGGAGGAGGAGGGGTCGGTGGTGGGCAGGCTGGTGGTCGGTCAGGAGTCTTCGCCGTCGACACCGGCGAGGACGTTGGCCGCCCACATCAGCTCGTCGCCGCGCTGCGTGTCGCCATCGGCGATCTTGTCGTAGGCGGCTTCGGTCAGGGCGAGAGTCGTGGCCCGGCGGATGGCCTTGGCGTTGAGACCGAAGTAGTCGCGCTGGGCTGTGCCTACGGCCAGCTTGGCGATGGCCCCGCCGGCGTAGTGGCGGATGTCGTTGCGCATGGCCTCGTCGGTCCCGGGCAGGTGGGGCAGGTGCAGGATGTCGTCGAGCACGGTGGGCTCGGTCTTGACCAGCGGGGTGGTGCGGGGGGTGGGCATGATGGCTTCCTTCTCGGGTGTGGTGGTGGGGATGTTTGGCGTCATCCCCACCAACTATGTTACGGACTACGTACAGACTTTACAAGAGATGATGGACAGCGTGATCAGACCGGAACCTAGTCCGGGTCGAGCACGTTCAACACCGACGCCATCACCTTGTAGGTGTCGTCGTGGCGCGGGGGCCCGAAGTCGATGTCGTCGGTCAGCAGCGCGGCCGCTCGGTCCCGCAACGCGTCGGGTTCGACGTCGAGCAGGGTGACCCCGTCGGGTTCGCGCGCCAGCTCGTGGGCCGCGGCGTGCAGCCACCGGCGGGCGATGGCAGCCTGGTGCGGGGTCAGCTCCGCACCCCCGGTGCATTGTTCGAACAGCGTCACGGTCAGCCCTCCAGTTCCTCGGTCGCCGCGACGACGTCGGCCGCGTACGGCTCGTTGCGCCCGAACGCAGACAGCTGCTTGGCAAGGTCGAGGTAACGCAGGTACCCGTGCCGCCAGCCTTCCTCGTGTTGCTCGGTCGCGCGTTCACACAGCACTTCGATGGTGGTCTGGCGGATCGCGTCGGGGGTCAGCCCGAGCACGTCGCTCGGTGACGCCATCGGCCGGGTCATGCGGGCGATGGCCTCGTTCATCGAGTCGTACACGTCGAACGTGTCGCGCAGCTCGGTCGGCAGCACCAACCCGATCAGCGGGTTGTCGTGGGTGTCCATTGCCGGTGGTCTCCTTCTCGGTGTTGGGCCCGTGTTGGCGCACAGGCATTTCGGTGGTCGCTGTCGGCGGCCAACCCACCCACACCGACATCGGTCGGCGTGGGAGGCAAGCGGTCGACTAGGTCAGTGCCGGCACGGTCTCGTCGTCGATGACCAGCAGCGCGGGGAATTCCACCCAGCCCTCGCCTCGCCAGACGGCGTCGACCCAGATGCGTTGGGTCAGCTGCTCGGTCACTTCGTCGACCGGCCGCCGGTCCGGGGTGCGGTCACAGCGCCGGTCCATCTGGGCCAGCACCGCGGCCACGGTGTGGATGTAGGTCGCCGCCGTGGGCCCACCGGCCTCGGGGGTGATGACGAGGTGCCCGTCGGGCCACCCGATCTGCAGGTCGGCGAACGGCTCGCTGTGGGCGATGTGGAGCAGGGTGCTGGCACAGGCGGTCTCGATGTAAAGCATGAGTGTTTCCCTCTCGGTTGGTCCCGTTGGCGCGGGACTGGTGGTGGGTGGTCCGGCCACCCGCCCACCCGGTACCGACGACGCTCGGTCATCGGTACGGGAGGCGCACGGCCGGATCAGCGCTCGGTCGGGGCGGCCTCGTCGGTGATGCCGTACTCGGCGAGGACCTTGCGGAACACGCGGGCGTCGTTGCTGTCGGCCGGCGCTTCGCGCAGTCCCTGCTTCGCCCACCGGATCATCCCGTCGGGGTCCGGTGTGATGTCGATGGTTTCCATGGCTCTCCTAGCCGGAATCGGTGTGGTGGCTCGGTCAGCGCCGGGCGGTCTCGCGGACGCGACGTTCCGACGACTTGAACGCGGCTTCGACGATGGCCGCGCACTGCCGATCGGTGACGAGGCCCTGCGCCCGGTACAGCGACGTGATCGCGTCCTGCACCGCGGTGACCTCGTTGCGCGGGGCACCCACACCCAAGCGGGTGATGCCGTCCAGCACGGCCGCGTCAAGCTCCTCGTAGACAGTGGCGATAGCGGGCATGGTGGCTCCTCGGTCAGCCGACGCGGGCGAACAGGCGACGTGTCTGGGTCAGCACGTGGGCCCGCCAGCCGTGCTGGCCGACCATGTCGCGGTCGATAAGCCCGATGGCCCGCTCGCAGACCCGCCGCGGGGTCACGACGGCGGCACGCGGTTCGGGGCCCGGCTCGGTCAGCAGTGACTGCGCGGCCCGGTCGACGTACCGCCGGAACTCGGTGGGCACGCCCTCGGCCTGCCACGACTCCTCGGTGTCGTCGATGCCCAGGGCTGCACGCACGGTGTCCAGCAGGGACACGTCCAGGTTGGTCATCGGTGGCCCCCCTCGGTGTCGAGGACGGCCAGCACCGCGTGCAGGTGGTCCAGCTCGGTCGGGGTGTGGGTGAAGATTTCCAGCTCGGTCGCGATCATGCGGGCCGCGGTCTGACGCAGCTCGTCCGGCGTGATGTCGAGCGGGCTGACACCGTCGTCGGCGATGCGGCGCATGGCCCTGTGCAGCCAGTAGCGCACGGTCGCAGCCTGCGCCTCGGTCAGCTCGGCCGTACCGACGACGCCGGCATACAGCGACCCGGATCCGGTGGTGGTCATGGTCAGGGTTTCCTTCTCGGTGGTTGGTCCCCGTGGTTGGCGCCACGGGTGGCGGCTCGGTCGGCTGCCAGCCCCCGACACCGGCCACAGGGGTCGATGTCGCAGGCTTACGGCCGCTCGGTCAGAACGTCATGTAGTGGCCACAGGACAGCGTCACGGTGGGCAGGGTGCCGTTGCCGAACACGACGCGCTCCCCGGTGAAGGTGGCCGGTCGCGGTTTGTGACAGGCCGGACACTCCAGGTATCGGTCCATCATCTTGGCCGCGGCCACGGTCAAGGGCCGTCCGGCGTCCATCGAGTCGCAGTACTCGACGGCCCGGTTGTCCCATACGACCTCGTCGGACAGTTCGCCGACGTAGGTAAGTTCGGTCATGGTGGTGGTTCCTTCTCGGTAAAAGGGGTCCCGTGTTGGCGCACGGGGGGTGGTTCGGTACCGGTTTCCCCCGGTGGGGGGTGTTTGGTACCCGTCTAGACTAACACACAGTGTGGTAGTACGGGGGCGCGCGCGGTTCCGAAAACCTCACGGCCACAACACAATACGATCAAGGGGAAAAACGACCAGCCAAAGCGGACGCGCACACGACACGTTTGGCGGAATTTTTTTCCTGTGTCGTCAACGTGTGTTGACGGTGCTCGGTCTGTAGTTTTTCCTGCGCCAGCCCGTCCCGGTGCCGGACTTTTTACGGTCCAACACCGGTTTGGCCGGTCATTTTGTGGTTACGGTCGCGCGGACGGTCGCCAGCAGGTGGTCGTAGTCGCCGCTGGTGGCTTCGTCGACGATGTCGGCGATGGTGGGCCGGTCAACGCCGGCGGTGCGCAGGGCGCGGGTCATGCGGCCCAGGATGGCCAGGGCGTTGCCGCCTTCGCCGTCCAGGTCCAGGGGCACGGTGATGTGCGGGTAGCGGGGCATGGGTGTCCTCCTCGGTGTGGCACCGTTGGCGCGGTGCCGGTGGTGGTCGCGTCTGGCGGCCAACCCACACCCCCCGGTCGGGCCGGGGGGTCGGGCAAGCGGTCAGACGATGGGCTCCTCGTCGTCTGCATCCAGCAGCATGTAGTCGGTCACCCATTCGGTGACGGCGTGCAGGTCGGTGGTGGGGCCGAACAGCACAGCCTCTTCGTTTTGGCCTGCGACGACGGCGATCTGGCCGCAGCCGTTGGTGACGATGTTGAGCATGGAGTCCCATCCGGCCAGCGGGCCGGTGGTGAGGGTGTCGGACATGGTGGTCTCCCAGGGTTGTGTGTGGTTGTGGTCGCGGTCTGGCGGCCAACCCACACCACCGGCGGTGGCCGGTGGTCGGGCAAGCGGTCAGCGGGCGGTGCTGTCCAGGACGTCGGCGAGCCAGGTGTGGTGGGCTCGCCGCTCGCTACCGACGAGGTCGCGGGCGGCCTCTGCGCGCAGCATGGCGGCCACCTGGGCGCGCAGGGCGGCGCGGGTGGCCCCGGGGTGCGCAGCCTTGGCGGTGGCGAGGTAGCGGGCCATCTTGTGGCGGTCGTAGTCGGACACGTGCACACCGGGGGTGGCCAGGATCGCGGCCACGGTGGGATCGGGGACGGGCGCGAGCGGCCGGGGGCGCGGCGTGAGGCGTGTGAGCAGGCTGTGTAGGTGCATGGCGGTCTCCTGGGGTGTGTGGGTGTGGTCGCCCTGCTGGGTGGCCAACGCCCCCCGCCGACCGGCGCGCGGCCGGTGGGGGACGCAAGCCACCTAGTCGGGCAGCTTGACCGCGGATTCGCCGCGGCTCTCGCGCCGCCAGTTGATCGCGGCCTCGACCACGTAGGCGCAGGCCATGACACCGGCCGCGATTTCCCCGTGGGAGCCGAACACGTACATGTAGCTGCTGGACATCATGGCCGTGACCATGGTCTCGGGCCGGTTGCCGACGAAGTGCCGGGTGGCGACCACGTGGGTTGCCACGGTGGTTTTGACGACGCGGATTGTGCGCATGGCGTTCCTCCTCGGGTGGGCGGTGTTGGCGCACCGCCGGGGGGTGTGTGTGGCCTCCGGTGGCCCCTGTGGTGGGGGCCGGTCGGTGGTACCCGTCAATACTGACACACAGTGTGGTAGTCACACAACCTTGAACCAGCACCCAATATGTAATCCCAGGTCAGACCACGTTTTTGACCATCCAAACCGTCCCACCACAGGGCCTACAGGTACAGCCACAAGGCCACCACAGGGCCTACAGCCACAGGGCCGTCAGGTAAGGCCCTGTGCTGGCCGTAGGGCCACCGGCCGAGCCTGTCCCTACACACCACAGCCACACAGGGCCACAGGGCCACACAGGGCCACACAGCCACCGGCCGACCGGCCGGACAGCAGACCCCGTGCCGGCACTCCACCCACCACCGAACTGGAACACAGCCGAGCCTGCCCTTCCCAACCGACCGGGCGGTCTCCGACTGCCGGCACCCACGGACCGACCGGTCCGCCCTCGGCAACCCAACCTTGCCGAGCCCACCCTCACGAAGGACACCCTCGGCAACCACCGACTGTCGACCACCCCACGACCAACCATCGGCAACCCAGCGTTGCCCAGCACCCCCTTCCGAAGGTGAGCACACCCTCACCCCCCACCCCCCCAAACAAACCGGCCGGTTTGCCGCAAAAAGGCCTTCGCCCCACTCCCTCACTTTTACTACCACACATTGTGGTACTATGGTGTTGAGGAAAGGAGGTGTTATGACCGAGGAACTGAACTGGGTGCCCCTGGACCAGTACGTCCCGCCTGCGGACGGGTTGCTGGACTACCGCCAGTGCTGCGAGCTGTACTTCGCGCTGACGGGCCGGAAGGTGAAGCCGGTGACGTGGCGTGGGTACGTGAATGCCGGCTTCGTGCCGGGGCCGGTACCGAATTCGCGCCCGTATCGCCCGATGTTCTCCTACGAGGAGGTGTGCGATCACATTCTGGCGAACAAGCCGGTCCGACCGGCGCCGAAGAAGGTTGCAAACGTGCATGGACGGCGTAAGGTCTCGGGTCGAAACCCGGGGTAGCTAAAAATTCCCCCGACCTCGAAAAGGTTGTATAACCTTGTCAAGGTCTGTAACATAGAACATGGGTGCGCCAACACCCACACCACATACCGAGAAGGAAAACTCAATGACCACACCTTTGGAGTGGACTGCGCTCCACCGACCGACCGCCGAGAATCTGGCGAAGGTCACCGAATCGCTGATGGAACTCCACGGCGACGACTGGGACTCCCCCCATCATCTGGCCATGTGGGGTGTCGCCGATGACGGCACCCTGCTGCCGTTGGTCATGAACGTGATCATGCCCAACGTCGACACCGAGGACATGCCCAAGGTGTTCGCGGAGCTGATGGCCCGCGCCGTGGCCGACCCCGACCTGACGGCGCCGATCACGATCCTGACCTTCCAGCACGAGGGCTGGATGCTGATCGGCGACGCCGAAGGCTGGACCGACGACCAGCAGACCGCCATCGACACCGGCACCGTGCACCAGCATCCGGACCGGCGTGAAGTGCTGGCCACCATCACCGTCGGAGTCGGGGGCGGGATGCACATGGTCTCCCTCGAACGCGACACCGGCCGCACGAGCACCCACACCACCGCCCAGGGCTGCGCCCCGCACGGCCCGTTCGCGCGGTACCTGATGTCGATGGCCGAGGCGCTGCCGGAGATGTTCATTTTGCGCGGCCTCGCCGAGCAGCTGGCTGCCGCACTCGACGACGACGATCCCGACGACACCGAGCCGGACTCGGCCGAACCGGAGGAGATGCCCGAGGCGGCCCAGGCCACCCAGGACGGGGGCGAGCTGTGAAAGCTCTCGAATGGGTCGACGCCCACCGTCCGAGCATGGATCAGCTCCACAACGCCGGTCACCACGTGCTCGAATACCACAAATGGGATGGCCCGGATCATTTCGCGCTCCACGGCGCCCCGCTGGTCGCCGGTGACGACCTGGAGCCGCTGCTGCTGACCATCATGGAGATCGAGAACCCCGAGCGGTTCCCCGACGCGCTGGATCAGGTGATGGCCCAAGCGTTGAACGAGCCGTTCCCGGTGCCGATCGTGGCCGTCACGCTCCAGTTCGAGGCCTTCACCACCATCGCGCGAGGCGGCAACCTCACCGACGACCAGAAATGGGCGCTCGAGCAGCGCAAGGTCCGTGAGCGGGCCGACGCCCAGGAGGTCGCGCGCGTGGTGACCGTCGGTGTCGGGGGCGACGTCCACGTCATGGAACGTTCCCGCGCCACCGACGAGCTGATCCACGTGTCCGCCGAGTTGTCCGACGACCTGGTCGGCGCCAACAGTCACGGGGAGATGTTGCAGCGCAAGCTGATGGACATCGCGGCGGTGCTGCCGTTCGTGTACACCGACACCGTCGCCGAGATCGCCCAAGCGCTGCGGGAGGGCCGGTGAGCGCCCTCGTGGAATGGATCGCCGCCCACCGCCCCACCGCGGGCCAGCTGACCGAGGCCACCGGGCACATGGTGGCCATGCATGAGCAGTGGGACGGCCCGAACTACTTCACGCTGTGGGGGTTGATGGCTCCCCAGCTCGTGCCCATGGCGATGACCGCGCTCTACGCCGACTCCAGCGTCGATCAGATCCCGCCGGCCATGGCCGAATCGGTCACCCGGTTCATGGAGAACTCGCAGATGTTGCTGCCGATATCGGCGATGTCGTTCATGTACGAGGGGTGGACGATCGAGCCGGGCCCCGACGGCCTCACCGACGAGCAGAAACACGCCATCGCCACCCACACCGTGCACCAGCTGCCCGAACGGGTCGAGGTGCTGCGGGTCATGACCCTCGGTATCGGTGGCGGCGCGGCGGTCACCATCAAGGAACGCGTGAGCGGGAAGGTGATGACCCGCACCAGCGTGGACGGCCCGGTGGCGAGCTCGCCTGACAGCCTCACCCTGTACGGGGCGATGCGCGGGATCGTCGAAACCCTGCCCAGCCTGTACCTGTTGCGCGGTGCCGCCGATGAGGTGCTGAACAAGATGGACGGGCCCCCGCTGTGACCGGCATCTTCTACGACCGGGCAGGCGTGGAGTTGAACGCCGAACAGCTCTGTGACCTGCTGCGCGACGTCGGCTACCAGCGTATTGCCGGGCATGTGGTGGTCGACCGGGCCGACCCCGACACCGTTTTCCTGGTGTCGACGCTGTGGCTGGGCGCCACCTACACCCGGGGCGTGCCCAAGGTGTTCGAAACGATGGCGTTTCCGATCGAGGAAGCTCAGATCGACGAGTTGACCCGCCGCTACACCAGCGAGGCCGACGCGCTGGCCGGGCACACCGAGGTGCTGGCGGAAGTGGCGGGCCGCTGCACCGATCCGACCATCATGGATTACCCGACGTGGGAGGCGAGCCTTGGCGATCAGTCGTAAATGGTTGAAGGGGTACCGGCAGCGCACCATCGCCCACGTTGCCGCTGTGCTGGTGGCGTTGTGTGACGACGAGTTCGACGCGGTCGAAGTGGACTTGCGTGCGCTGTCGGCCAGCCCGCGCACCGCCGCCCGCGTGCTGGCCATGTTCGTCGAGAAGGGCTGGATCACCTACAAGGTCTTCGACAACGACCGCCACGGGGTCGCCATCAACCACGCCGGCCGGGAGCAGTTGCGCAAGATCGTGTGGGCGGCGGTGAGCCGATGAACTGGAACCCGCTCGTGCGCCGCCAGGAGAAGGTGGCGCTGCATGTGGCCGCGGTGCTTCTCGCCCTCCCGGATGAGGACCATTACGGGCTCGACCTGTGTCAGCGCACCAGGTCCTCGTCGGGGTTGGTGTACCCGGCGCTGATCGCGTTCGAGGAGGAGGGCTGGGTCGATTCGGGCTGGCAGGACAATCCCGAGCCGGGCCGGCGGCCGCGTCGCTGGTATCGGGTCAGTGAGACCGGGCGGCGGGCGTTGGCGGCGCTGCTGCGCGGCTAGGCCCAGGTGCCGTCGGGCAGGAAGGTGGTGCCGGTGATGTCGCAGCACGCACCGAAATGCCAGCCCCATCTCGCCTCCCGCACACACGGGATCCGGTAGGTGCCGGTGCGGGTGGCCACGAGGTAATAGTGGCGGCATTCGGGCTGGTGATCGAGGGTGTGATCGACACCCTCGATTTCCACCCATCGGCCGTTTCGGCTGCCGCGGGGGCCGCGAACGCTGGTGATATGCGTGTCGATCGTGGTGGCGCCGGGAATATCCACGCTCGTGATATCCAGTAGACGGATCGGGAATCGCAACGGATGTTCCTGTTCATCGTTGGTGGTGCGGTGTGAGTCCGGTGGCCGGGAATCGGGCCCCGCCCCGATCTTCGGCTACCCCCTCGCACTCGATCTGAACGCCGACGATACACAGCAAACCGGTGATTTTTTCTTCAACATTGTCCGCTCAACTCACACTCTCGAGTGCGACTGGCCGTATCCCGCATTAGCTCTTTGACCGGGCACGATTGCATTTGTGAGTTCAAATGAAAGTGCAGATGTGAGTGCGTTGTCTGACCTGCCGATGCCGGAGGCATCGCGGCCCGAGTTGCCCAACCTGGGTGAATTCCTGCGGTCCCGTCGAACACGGCGGGGGCTGATTCAGAAAGAGCTGGCTCGCCGGGTCGGGGTGTCATCGAGTTATATCCAGCAGATGGAACAGAACAGAGCAGGAGTCCTCGGTGATTCGGTCATAGCGAACTTATCAGACCAATTACGCTTATCGCCGGATGAGGTTGCGCACCTCGAGGTGCTAGCTGGACATTCGCCCAGGCCGGATTATCGCACCGGCACCGGCAGCGCCTCACTGGCCGCCGCACTGCTGGACGCGCTGGAACCGAACGCGGCCGCCTTCTACCGGGGATGGCGAGTGTTGGAGGCCAACAACGGATTCCACGACCTGTGGCCGGGCCTGGCCGATGCCCCCTCGGTGCTGGATTGGATGTTCGGCGACCGGCGCGCCCGGCGCGTGTTCCCCGACTGGACCGCCGAAGCACACCGCGCCGTCGCCTACTTCCGCGGCTATGCCGCCCACCCCGATACCCGGACCCCCGCCCGCGAAGTGCTCGCCGAGGCGTGGGTGTATCCGGAGTTCCGCACGCTGTGGCGTGAGGGCGGGGTGCGGGTGCGCGCCAACAACGCCCCCCGCGACGTGTTGCGCAACGGGCTCGAGGTGTCGGTGCGGGAGGTGATGCTGCCCTGGACCGGCTACACCGCCGGTGACGTGCTGTATCTGGGATTGGTCACTGCGCGGGTGAGTTCATGCCGCAGCGCGTGAGCGGGCGCGGGTGCAGCCCACACACCAGCCGCCGCCCTCGTGGACGACGTGGCCGGTGAGTTTGCGCGAGCGCGTGCACAGCGGTAGCCCGCACGGGCCCTGGCAGGTGTCGGGGCGGGTGCTGGCCGCGCTCAGCGTTCCGGCGCGGCGGCGGGCTTTGTAGCAGGGCGAGCACATACCGCGGGTGGCGAGCCTGGTCTCCGATTCGTCAGTGGGGTCGGAGACCAGCCGCCGCCCACATCCGCCGGCGCACAATCCGGCGATCGTGGTCACGGGGGTGGGTTCGCCGAGGAGGGCGGCGAGTTTGGCGCGGGTGGCGAGGCTGCCGGTGCACACGATCCCGGCCATGATGACCCCCGCGGCGACGTAGTGGCCGTCGTGGTCTTCGACGTCGCCGGCGCACAGGGCTTGGCGGGCGCAGTCGGTGAAGCGGTAGCAGTTGGTGCGGCACTGTCGTACCGCCCAGCGTGCCCGCGGGCTACCGGCCCATGCTGGATCTTCGCCAGGTTGCAGGAAGGCCCCCGGATCGGTTTCGCACGGAGTGGGGTTGGTTGCGGTCACATCCGGCTCCTTGGGAGGTCAGGACGCTGATAACCGCATACTGCTGGTTCGCTGCTGTGCTGTCAACCCCGGTTGATACCGTGTCGGCCGCCCGGTAACTACCTACCGGGCGGCCGACGAACCAGATGTCACAATGGCGAATATTAGTTCAGACTAACCTACGAAATAGCTACTCCAGCAAACCCGCGCTGCTCCGCCGGGCACCCGTCTTTCTTGCATACACACCCGCGTTGCACAATCTCGCGACCCACAGCAAAGAACTGGCGAGCGTCTATCACGGGCGTATCACAGAACGCCGCCAATAGCAGATCCCGCTCGCATCCATGCAGGTCAATGGTCTGTCCGGTCACCGTGTCCCGTAGCCGGATAGGTTGATGTCCGTTTCGAGAAGGTAGGACACCGAGGCGGACCGGGCCGAAATCATCCACCCATCTAATGGTTCCCATGCAAGAACTCCGACCGTTAGGTAATTCCTGTGTGTGTGATGTGAAGTGTAGCGGCTTAATATCGGTCGGCAATACTAATCGCTAGGGCACCGGGTTGCCCTATCCCCGCCTCTGGCGACCCGCGCACGCCGAGCTAACTCCTCGGTCGACAGTCGTACGCTGGCGCGCCGCCGCTCCCCCGCCAGCACACGTCCAGCTATCGCCATGGCGGCCGCGCGTCCCGGCGAGTCCGGCCCGGCCACCGTCTTGGCCCGCAACTGCGCCAGATACCGGGCCGTGGCCGCCCGCTCCGCCTCGACCTTGGCCACCACCGCCGCCCGCTCCACCATGCCCGGCGGCGGCGCGATCGGACACCGGCGCAGCAAGAACGCCAGATACCCGGCCGGATTCACCGGCCGCTCCAGAATCGACACCCCCGCCAGACCCATCGCCGTGAACACGTCGGTGGTCCGCCACCCCGCCAAGGCATAGCGCGTCAACACCGCCGCCAGCCGTGCTCTGGGCATGGAACGCACCCACGAGGGGAAGCGAGCGTCACGGCGCACCGAGTTGGCCAGCTGCATCGCTTCGGGTTCGAAGGCTCGACCTCTCACGGGTTGTGCCGGGCTCGGCCCCGGCTGCGCCGGTGCCTCGGGTCGAGAACCGCCACTATGTGGCAGTGGGGTAACAAATCCCTGTTCGTACCGGGTTTTCACCTCCGAGTTATCCACAGGCAGATGCGATTCGTGCAGCGCCGCCACTGACGCCCACCCGCGGCCGCGATCGCCCCGGCGCCAGGAGTCCAGCCGCTCGGCCTTGGTGCGGTGACGGCCGGTGACCACCTCGGTGCGGATCCCAAACTCCTTGGCCAGCCGGCGGCACCGGTGCACCGTCATCTCCCCGGTGTCCATGATCGCCATCAGCGCGGCCACCGTCGGGCGGCAGTCGCGCCCGGACAGTTTGTCGGCATGACGAGACTCGGCCTCGAGGTAGTCGATCCACCGGGCCCGCGACACCGACGGCACCGCGCCCTCGGCGCGCAGGCGCGCGTAGTGGGCGTCGTAGACCGCCAGGGCGTGGGCACGCCACCATCGCGGTGATCGCCATCGGCGGGTGATCCCGTCGTAGGCGGCCGCGGGCACGTCGAGGCCCAACGGGTCGACCACACCCAGATCGAGCTGGCCGACACCACCTCGCGCGCCGATTCCGACACTCCGGGCGTGGGTGTGTTCACGTCCAATTGGACGTGCGCTATCATCGGACCTATCAGTTAGCCGCTGAGCTGGTCCTTTGACGTTGGCCCTCTGGTGGGAGTTGCTACCAACAACTTCTGTCAGGGGGCCGTTCTTTGTTCTGTTGTGTGGTCGGATGACTTATCACCCGCCCCGACTCGTCGGTCTCAACCACCACCTCCTTGTTCTGGGCATGAAAAAACGCCGGGTGTCGAGCTACACCGGCGCCACGGACAGGTCTGATAGAGTTGGACCTGTCCGTAGGCGCTCCTCGCGGCGCGGATATTCACACACACGAGTGAATTCGTTCGGCCCTCTCGGAATCCTTGCCAGGGAACTGATCCGGGGGGGCCGGTGTGTTTTCTAGCTCGCCTCCGCGAGCGGCACCTCCCCATCCAGGCTGAGTTGTGCCTCGCGTGCGGCCTGGCGTTCGGGCTCGACCTGGGCCAGCAGCAGGCTGATCGCTTCCTCGATCAGGATCTTCTGCGTCGTGTCCAGGTCGTCGGCGGCCGCTGCCAGTTCGGACTTCAATTCGGAGTTGATGTGGACGTAGAGAGCCGACAGACCCTCCATGCGTCTGCGTTGACTCTTCTTAGCCATGGCAGTGACCGTATATACGTTCGGCTGGATTCTCCACGCGACACGCACAAGCGAATTTCACGGTTGTCATTTCCGTTGGTAACTTTCCCGCGCTCGCCGTCGCGACCACGGCATCGTTTGCCGGTGTGACGAGCAAGCCCATTCATGATCTGGCGACGTACCACCGTAATCCGCGCCGCGGCGATGTGTCTCGTCTGTGCGAATCGCTGATCGTCCACGGCCAATACCGGCCGATCGTCATCAACAAAGGCACCCTGACCGGCCGAAAGAATGAAGTTCTCGCCGGTAACCACCTGCTGATGGCGTTCCGGGAACTCGCCGAATCCAGTCCTGACGATGAACGTTGGGCGCATTTGGCCGAGGCCCGCCGATACGAACCCGGCGAGGAATACTGGACCGAAATCGCCGTCCACGAGGTCGACGTGGACGACGACCAGGCCGCGCGCATCGTCGCCGTCGACAACCGCACCGCCGAATTGGGCGGCTACGACGACGCCCAACTGTTGGAGCTGCTGCGCTCGCTGCCCGACCTGGACGGTACCGGCTACACCGAACTGGATCTGGAAGCCCTCGACGACATCGTCTCCGGCGCCCCGACCCTCGACGAGCTGGCCGACGAGTTCGGCGAACCCGGCGCCGACGACACCGCCAACAACCTGTCGCTGCGCAAGATCGACCCCCACACCCGCCGGCTGTGGGACGCCCACCGCAAGAACTTCGCCACCGACAACGACGCGCTGCTACGGCTGCTCGATGACGAGGTCGCTGCGTGATCCCGGCGCCGCGCAACGCGCTGGTGTCGTTTCACTACTACAAGAGCTACGACCTCGACCGGCTGGCCGGGCTGCGTCTGATCGGTGACTCCGGCGCCTTCTCCGCCGCCTCACAGGGCGCGACCATCACCACCGCCGATCTGGCCGGGTGGGCCAAGCGGTGGGCGCACCGGCTGGCGTGGGTGGCCTCCCTCGACGTCATCGGCGACCCCGTCGCCACGCGCCGCAACTGGCACGACATCGTCGACAACCACGGCCTGCCCGCGGTGCCCACCATCCACTTCGGCGCCGACCCGAAGCTGATGGACTACTACGCCACCCGCGGCGTGGACTTCATGGGCTTGGGCGGCATGGTCGGACACAAGGGGCAGAAGGCCAAGCTGATGCGCTGGCTGATCGCGGTGTTCCAGTACCAGGCCCGCCACTGGCCCGACATGCGGTTCCACGGGTGGGGTGTGTCGTCTCCGGAGCTGCTGCGGGTGCCGTTCTACTCGGTGGACTCCTCCGGGTGGGGCGCGGCCTACCGGTACGGGCGCCTACGCATCCGCGACCCGCGCACCGGTGAGGCGGTGGAGTTCCCCCTCGACGGCCGCGCCGCCTACCGCCCCGACATCGCGAAACTACTGTCCCGGCATTACGGGGTCGCCCCGTCGCAGGTGTGCCGGTCGGTGCCGTCGAACCGGCCGCTGATCGTGCGGGTCTCGGCGCTCTCAGCGTCGGTCAACGAGCAGCTGATGCGCCGCCGGCTCGGTGTGGTGTCGGCACCGAAGTGGGGTGGGCTGGCCGGTGCCGGCCCGCATCTGCATCTCGTGGAGGGCTACGCCCCGCACCTGGAAATCCTCGCGGACCTCGACGGCCCGCACCTACATCTGGCCGACACCGACCCCGGCTCCCTGATCGCTGTGGCCCGCGTCGGCGAAACGGAGGACTCCCGATGAGTTTTCGCCCCCTGATCCTGCTCTCCGGTGGCATGGACTCCACCACCCTGTTCGGCTACGCCATCGCCAAGATGGGCGCGGTCGACCCGGCCGGGATCTTCATCAACTACGGCCAACGCCACCGCGTGGAAATGAACTCCGCCGTCGATGTCGCCCGCTACTACGAAAGCCCTTTGCACACACTGGATTTAAAGAATTTCGGGGCGTCGGTCACCTCCGCGCTCACCGGGCACGGCGAGGTCCCGCACGGCCACTACGCCGCCGACAACATGGCCGCCACCGTCGTACCCAACCGCAACGCCACCCTGCTCATGGCCGCCGCCGGGGTGGCCGCCTCCCACGGCTACACCGACGTGCTGACCGCCGTGCACGCCGGCGATCACGCCATCTACCCCGACTGCCGCCCCGAGTTCATCACCGCCGCCAACCAAACCGCCCTGCTCGGGTGCGGGGTCGCCATTCAGGCCCCGTTCGTGCAGAAGAGCAAAACCGACATCGCCGCGATCGGCGACGAGCTCGGCGCACCGCTGTCGCTGACCTGGTCGTGCTACGAGGGCAACCCCGACGGCCACTGCGGCCGGTGCGGGACCTGCGTCGAACGCCGCGAGGCCTTCCACCTGGCCGGGGTGGCCGACCCCACCCACTACCGCGACCCCGAATTCTGGAAGCAGGCCGTGCGATGAGCATTGACATCACCGTCAACCATCACGCCGAAGCCGCCCACCGCATCCCCATCCTCGGCGGCGCCGGCGCCAAATGCCGCAACGTCCACGGCCACTCGTGGCGCATCCGGTGGACGTTCGCCACCGCGGGCCTCGACCTGGAACAGGTCGAGTTCGGGGCGATCAAGAAGACAGTGCGCGGCTGGATCGACACCCACTTCGACCACGGCTTCGCCTGCGGCCCCGACGACGAACTGGGCACCATGTTCCGGGATATGGGCCTCAAGGTGCTGGTGTTGCCGACCTGGCCCACCACCGAAGCCCTGGCCGGGTATTTCGCCGCCAAGACCTCCGAGTTGCTGCCCGAACTGGACCTGGTGGAACTGGAGCTGGCCGAAGGGTTCTCCAACACCGCCACCTGGCGGGCCGACGCCGGGTGGCCGTCGTGAGCGACCTGCTGCCCGTCTCGGAGGTGTTCGGGCCCACCATCCAAGGCGAAGGCCCGCTGGCGGGGCGGGCGGCGCAGTTCGTGCGCCTGGGTGGCTGCAACCTGTCGTGCTCGTGGTGCGACACCCCCTACACGTGGGACGACGAACACTACGACCTGGAACAGGAGAACCCGCGGGTCCGCGTCGATGTGGCGCTGTCGATGGTGCGGCCCAACCTGCTGACCGTGCTCACCGGCGGCGAACCGCTGATGCATCAACGTCGGCCCGCGTGGGAGCTGCTGCTGCACGGCATCTCCCGGCGCAAGAACTGCCCGATCCAGCTGGAGACCAACGGGACGCTGCCACCCAATCAGGTGACCCGCGCCTACCTGAACGCGGCCACCATCTCCCCCAAGCTGGCCAACGCGGGCCAGCACCGCCGCCACCAGGACCCGACGCTACATCCGGCATGGGTGGACCTGGTCCATTCCGAATCCGCTCTCGCCGCCGCCACGGTGCTCAAGTTCGTCGTCGAGACCGAGGCCGACGTAGACGCTGCCTACACCTACGCCGAGCTCGTCGACTGGCCCCGCGACCGCATCTGGGTGATGCCCCAAGGCCGCACCGTCGACGAGCTCCAGGCCCGCTGGCCCGCCATCGCGCGCCGCGCCGCCGACCTATGTATCAACGCCACCCATCGCCTGCACGTGCTCGCGTGGGGTGATCGCAGAGGAGTCTGACCATGAGCCCGCGTGATCTGGCCGCGGTGACCGAACTGCCCGGCGTAGTCGCCCGATCCGCGGCCGCGGCCGCCGTCGCCGACCTGCTGGCCGCCTTCGGTCTGGCCACCGACCCGCACACCGCCGACACCCCGGCCCGGGTCGCCCGCGCCTGGGAAACCATGCTGGCCGGTTACACAGAGGACCCCGGCACCCACCTCGAGCGCACCTTCCCCGCACCGCATGACGCCGGGCCCGTCGTCGTGTCCGGCATCCAGCTCGTGTCCACGTGCGCGCATCACCTGCTGCCGTTCACCGGGTGGGCGACCGTCGCCTACCAGCCCGCGCCGGGCGCCCCGATCGTGGGGCTGTCGAAACTGGCGCGCGTCGTGCACGGCTACGCCGCGCGGCTGCAGGTGCAGGAACGTATCGGCACCCAGGTCGCCGACGCGGTGATGGGCCGGCTCAACCCGTTGTGGGCGGCGGTGTATCTGACCGCCACCCACCAATGCATGAGCGTGCGCGGAGTGCGGGAGCCGGCGGCGGTGACCACCACCCGCACCCTGCGCGGCATCATCGCCGACAGCGACCTGGAGTTGGTGGCCTCAGCCCACGGCCGGGCAGGCACCCCGTGACCGTGTTCCTGGACGACTCCGCCCGCGAAGTGGTCATGACGATGCTCGGCGGGGTGCCCGGCCTGCTCGACGACCTGGAAACCACCCTGACCCGCCGGCACCGCTTCGCCCCCGGCGCCCCGGTGCGCGGGGTGCGCGCCGAAGACCGGCTCCCCTTCCACATGGCCGCCTCCATCGCCGCCGACCACATCGAGGTCGTGTTGCGCGTGTTCTGCGCCCGGCTGCGCGTCGGGCGCGGCCGCGAAGACGCCGCCGAGCAGGCCCGGTGGCTACGCGCCTGCCTACCGTCGATCCCAGGCGATCATCCCGGGCTGGAAGGGTTCGAACACGCCCTGGTGAACGCTGTCGCCAACGGGTTCGCCGCCGTCGACCGGCCACCGGACCGCGTGTATCTGGGGCTGTGCGAGTGCGGGCAACCGGTGTACGCGGCGCCGGAAGCGTCGAGGGCGCAATGCGCGTGCGGAGTCGAGCTGCTGGTGGCCGATCGGCGCGCGCAAATGCTGGAACAAGCCCGCTACCGGTTCGGCACCGCCGACGAGCTGACCCGGCTGCTGCCGTGGTTCGGCGGCACCCCCATCTCCAAGGCCGCTCTGGTGAAAGCCGGTGAGCGTGGCCGTGTCCCGTCGATCAAGGCCGGCGGTCGGGTGCTGTACCGGCTCGGTGACGTCGTGGACTGGCACGCCGCCCGCCACGCCCACGAAGGAGAACGGCTGTGATGGCTCGTCCGGTGCCGGCGGCCTACGCCGACTGCATCGACCGCCGCTGCCCCACCTGCGGCGCCGCCCCGCGCCGCTGGTGCATCAACCCGATCACCGGCGAGCCGTCGGCGATCCCCTGCCTGGCGCGGAGTGTCGACCATGACGACCGGTAGACGCGACACCGGCCCCGACTTCTCCACCCGCATGGTGATCGCGGTGCGCTGCGGCGGCCGGTGCGAGCGATGCAACGACGACTGGGCCCAGGACGTGCACCACCGCAAACCGCGCGGCATGGGTGGCACCTCTGATCCGCGGATCAACCTGCCGTCGAATCTGGTCGCGTTGTGCCGGGCCTGCCACGACCACATCGAACGCAACCGGGTGTGGGCGCTACAGGAGGGCTGGCTCGTGTCGACGATCCGCCGAGCACGCCCGGAGACAACCCCGGTCAATACCGGTCTTCACGGGCGGGTATTGTTCGACGACATCGGCGGCGTGACCCGAGTTACATAGGGTGCCCTTCGACCCTCCTACCAGGCAAAACGCCCTGGTCGGAGGGGTTGTAAAACCTTGTGGTGGTATGTAATATTGGTGTCGTTGAAGCCACACCAGGGAGCGCCAACTCCCGGCTGTGGCAGCCCGAGAAGGAACACAGAAAGGGACCCCGTGGCCCAATTCGCAATGCCCGATGACACATTCTGCGACATCGACGAGCACCTGTCCGCCGCCCGGACCGCGCTGTCCGAGTTCATCGAAGACGGCTACACCAAGTACAAGGCCAAGCCCGAATCGTGGCGCACCAGCCCCGCCGGCCAAGCCGTCAACCTGTGGCTGGACGGCCTGGAGACCCAGCTGATCTACATCGACAAGGCCAAAGAAAAGATCCTCCAGAAGCCCGAATAGGCTTCCACCCCATCACCACACCCCTGGCCGGTGCGCCAACACCGGCCAGGGGCTCCGAGAAGGAAACCTCAATGCCCGATACCCTGCCCGACAGCGGCAGCAGCCACAAAGCCTCCGGCACCCTCGCCGACGTCATGGGCGTCTTACAGGCCCTCGGCGACGCCGTCACCCACGATCAGTGGAAGTCCTGGCATATCGCCGTCAAACGCGCCGCCGAGCTGGAGATGACCACCGAACAGGTGATCGACGCCTTCCGTTTCCGCGTCACCCGCGACAACCGCTGGCCCAGCTTCGACCTCGCCCAACCCCACGTAACGGTCTGGGACGGCAGCCATTCCGGCTGGCGCTTCGCCCACTGCGCGCTGTGCGACTGGTCCGAACACGGCCCCGACCACTACGCCGTAGCCGAGGCCGCCCGCGCCCACCAGTGCCCCGCCGACGGACTGCACCTGCGATGAGAAGAACCCATCCCAAGGAGACCGACCCGTGAGCGCACCCACCGCCGACATCGTCGAATGTCTCGATCACCTCGACTTCGACTACACCCCGCCCTGCGAATGCCGCTGCCACCCCAACAACGAGGAAGAGCCACCGGAGGCGGTCGCGCTGATCATCATGCGCGCCTTCGTGACCACCACACAGCGGTACGTGTGCGAAGACTGCCTCGAAGTCGCCCAGGCCCAATGGGGCCCGGCATTGCGAGTCGAATACCTCAAAAAATCCTGAATGGACATTTTCTGTAATGCGAATTAAGAATTGGGATCTTCTGATCCAGATACTCCGCGGCATCAAAGCCGATCCCGCCTCCTGGGACCAGCTTCACTACGCGATCGGCCGCCCCGAATGCGGGACCGCGTTCTGCATCGCCGGACACGCCATCATTGCCAGCGGATACACCTTCCCCATCGAAGATAGTGGCCTCCTCGACGGCCACGCCGTGCTGATCCCGGCCGGGTCCCCGTTGCAGGACATCGCCACCTACGACATCGACTACTCCCAGGACGTGGCGCAGCCGTTCGACGTCGGACAGCACGTGCTGGGCATCGAAGACATCGACGACGCCAACCTACTGTTCTTCGCCTGGAACACCTTCGCCGAGATCCTGTACCTGGCCGAGGTATGGGCCCGCGAGGACGGCGTCGACTGGCCGGCGGACCTGACGCTGAGCCCCGAGCACCGTGCCGCCGTGGAGGTGTGCGTGGAGGTCTCCCGTGACGTTCGTGTCCTGCGCGCGATCGACGCGGAATTGCTGCTGCCGGACCCGCTCGCGCCGGTGCGCGAGGCGGCGAAGGAATTGCTGGAGCTCGACGACACCGCCGTCGCCGCCCTGCTGAATCCGGAAAAGGATGACAATGCGAGTCGATAACTGGCCTTTGATGATCGAGGTCATTCGCGGTATCAAAGCCGACCCGAAGTCCTACGATCAGGGCCGGTACGCGAAGGCCACTGAATGCGGCACCACCTATTGCGTCGCCGGTCACGCGATCGTCAAATCGGGATTTCAGTTCCTCGTCTATGGGGACGGCGAAGTCGACGACGAGTACGTGGTGGCCCCCGACACTGAAAATTCGCCGCTCTATAGCGAGAGCTGGTATTCGGCGTTCAATCAGTGCAACGTGATTCCGCCGGAGACGGCGGGACGGATTGTGCTGGGCATCCACGAATACGACGCCCAAGAGCTGTTCTATGCCCATCTCACTTTCGGTGAAATTCTGCTGATGCTCGAAGACTGGGCTTTCGGAGACGGTGTGGAATGGCCCGCGGACCTGAAACTCACCCCCAGGCAGCGCACCCGCGTGGAGGTCGCCCTTGTGACGCCCAGAAGCCAAGAGGATGTCGCTGAGCTGCTCGAAGTCGAAGCCGAACTGCTGGGAAGGACGAAATGAGAGTCGGTAACTGGCCGTTGATGGAGTCGGTGATTCGCCGGATCAAAGCCGATCCCCGCTCCTGGAATCAGGCGATGTGGGCGCATATCAACGAATGCGGAACGTCGTATTGCTTTGCGGGCCACGCGGTCGTGGCGTCGGGGTATGAATTCTTGCGTCTCCACGATCGTCTCTGGGATCAATTCGTGGTGGTGCCGGAGAATTCGGCGTTGAGTCACATCGCCCACCCTACGCAGTTCGAAATGAGCGAAGGTTCGCCGAAGCCGTTTCTGGCAGCGCGGCCGTCGGTGGCGGCGCGTACGTTGCTCGGAATCGACCGCGACGACGCCGATCTTCTGTTCGATTCCACCAATACGTTTCCCGAAATTCTGGCGTTCGTCGAGAAATTGGCCGCCGACGACGGCTACGACTGGCCCGAGGATTTGCGGTTGACCGAGGAGCAGCGCGCCGCGATGGCCGCGGACGACCTGATGCTGGTGGAGGACGAACTGCTCTACCCCAACGGCGAATCGTCACTGTGACGTTCACACCGCTCGAACAGCCGCTTGTGTTCCGATAACTGTCCTTATCGGAACACAAGCGCTGTTCACCCACACACCCACCCGCCACACCGAAAGACCACCCAACCGATGGCCGAGTACTTCCTCATCGACACCCGCACCAACACGATCATCAACGCCTGCATGACCTCCCGGCCCGGAGGGCCCGGGATGGAAGGCCTCGACAGCCCCGAGCACTACCGGTGGGACCCCAACCCACCCCTGTCGATGCTCGAGGCCTACCGGTACTGGAACGAACGCCCGTGAGCGAGAAGAAGAACCGGATGGACACCGACAGCGACCGACTCACCCACCTGACGAACCTCACCCGCCAGATATGTGACCTGCTCGACATCACCGACGAAGACGAGATCGTGTCCCGAATCGGCACCTTGCTGGCCGATCAGGAGATGTCGCACCGGCGGTTGGCGCGGCGCGCCCAACAGGACCAGGCGAACCACAAATTCACCCTCCGGCTGCACCCGGACGACTACCGCGTACTGGCGACGCTGGCCGCGCTGCAGAACCGGCCAACCGAAGACCAGGTACAGCAGTACGTCAACGAGGGGCTGCGCCGCGACGTACACGCCTTCAACACCATCCTCGCGGCCGTGCAGGACGAGCACGCGGCCGACCCGAACACCAACCCACGAAATGACAAGGAACCCAATGGCACACGATGAAAGCGTCGCCATCCCGACCCAGCGACCGTCGACCGCGGAGCTGACTGCCGAACTGCTCGCCGCCGCCGGCGCCGACATCACCGAGGAGCAGTTGCGCGACATGGGCATCGACACACTGCATGTCCTGTACTGCGTGGCCAAGGCCGGTGGCACCGTCCTCGTCGACCTCAACGACGGCCTAGGCCCGCGCCTGATGAAGATCGTCGTGCCCGGCCTGTTCGGAATCGTGGCATGACCCAGCACATGTGGGCCATCGCCGCCGTGGACGGTGACAAGGAAATCCCTGTCGCCACAGCCACATCCGAGCAGGACGCGATGGTCTGGATTCGCCAGGACAACCCGGAGTTGCGCATCTACAGGCCGCGCCCGGCCGACCCGGATTACATCGTGTTCCGCACCCGCGGTGCGGAGTGGGTTGCCCGCTACAGCGCGCGCCGGGTGCCGGTCGTTCCCCTCTCCGATCGAATCGGCTCGGCTGAGAGTTGAGTCGAAAACGCTGAGCAAACCGCATGGTTCATGATTTCGTGGTAACACAACGGTGAACCATCACGATCGAGGTTCAGCGACGCACACACCATGAAAGGAAGTGATAGCAATGGCACAGCAGTACGTGATGACGATCAACATCATCGACGACCTGACCGGCCAGCGCGAAGAAACAGGCGTAACAGTCCGTTTCGCCTACGAGGGCCAAGATTACGAACTGGATCTGGGCCCGGTCTCCGAGGAGCAGTACCACAAGACGATGCTCGACTTCGCCGAAAAGGCCCGCAAGGTCGGCAAACCCAGAAAGCTGGAAGTCGCCCGCCCTATCAACACTCACGTCGATGTCGTGGACGGGCCGCCACCGGAAGGCCAGCTAGGGAAAAGGAAGTCGTCGAAAAACCTCAACGCCCCCAGCTATGTGGCCACGCGGCAGCGGCCCCGTATCAGGGAGTGGGCGATCGAGAACGACTACGACGTCAATCCCAACGGTGGCCGTATCCCCAAGGAAATTGAGGAAGCCTACGACCGAGCACACGGAGTGATCCCTGAATGAGCACGCCACGCAACAACTTCAACGCCCTGCCCGACGTCGGCCTCAAATGCCGGGGCCAGAAAAACCACCAGTGGAGCGATCCGGTCAACTCGGGCAAAGAGATCCTGGACGACGGCTCCTACTACTTCTACGACTACGTCTGCCTGCGTGAGTGCGGCACCGAACGCCGCCGCCGGCTCGACCGGTGGGGCCGGTTCATGTCGTCGGAAACCACGCGCATGAAGTACCAGCCCGGCTATCAGCAGAAGGGCGGCGTCGACGAACTCGCGCTCGGCGCGTACCGGCTCGCGCAGGAAGGCTTCAAGGCCCCCAAAACGCTTCCCCCGGACGTGGCGGCCAAGAAGGAAGCCGAAACGCAGGCGGAACAGAAGAGGGCCGAGGCCCGCAAAACCGCGGCCAAACGCTCCACCGCCCGCAAGGTGACCAAAGCCAATGCGCGCCAGAAGGGCCGTAGCGGTGTCCAGCACCGGCGAAGCGCGTGAACCGACCGCCGAGGAGGTGGCGGCGGTCGACAAAAGGCTACGCGAAGGGCACCAGGCGTTGATCGACGAGCTCGGGCAACACCTGGACCTGGACGCCGGGCTGGCTGAAATCCTCGGCCCCGAGGACCAGCGGTGAGCAACCACACCAGGCGGCCGCCGTCTCAGCGAAGGCGGCCGCCGGATGGCCCCGACATCACCAACACAGCGACACACGAAATGGAGGACCCCGGGTGAGCGCCCGCGTCACCGACCAATGGCACACCGCCACAGTCGAACTCGACGGCGACGAGCCGCAATACGTCGTGCACCACCTGCCGACGTGTCCGCGCGAACTCGTCGACGGTATCGAGGCCTACTACTACGACTGTCTGACCGGCTACCAGTACGTCGAGGGCCCCGACGACGATAGGCCCACCGAGGTCGGCACGTTCCGGGTGCGGGGGTGGGAACAGCGATACGAAGCCACCATCGACGGCGGCGTGGAGTGGGAGGGCGGCCTGGAGTGGGAGCCGCACCCGGAAGCGCCAGTCGATGCCTGATCCGTACAGCCCGCCCTATCTCGACGATCACGACCTCGGCGCGCTCATCGACTCCATAGCCAAGGGAGTGCCCGGCGAGACGGTGCGTGCGATCGCCAGCGAACTGCGCAGCGCCCGCACAGCCCTCACAGAGGCCGCCGAGCTGATCGGGATCTCCGTCAGCGACGAGCCGTGCAGCTTCGATCACAACGGCAGCTGCCAGATGCACAACTTCTACGACATCAAGCCGGGCGAGTTGTGCCCCAACGAGCGCGCCAAGCGATGGCTTGCGGCACACGACAACGATTGACACACAAGGAAATACGCCACACATGCCCAACAATGAAGTGACCATCCCCGGTGGGGAGGTGCAGGTGTACGGGCCCGATCCCGTCGGCGACGGATCGGAAACCGCCCTGGCCACGATCACCGCGTTCCGTAGCAGCCTCGACGGCGCGATGGTGATCCAGATCGACACCCACGCCAGCGACACCGAACGTCTGCGCGTCGACATCAACGACGGCACGGTCTACGACGCCATCCCCAACCGGGGCGACTACCACGACACCGTCACCACCTACGCCGAAGAGCTGATGGAGAAGGTGCTCAAGCCCCGCAGCTGGCAGACACAGGAGGCGACGCAGTGAAATACGTCAAACGACTCACGGTCAACCTTTCCGCACCCGCGACCCAAGGCCTCAACGACGCCATGAAGGCCGCCGGCGAGAACCAGACCGACGTGGTGAACAAGGCCTTGCAGGTCTACGCCGACCTGCGCCGCGCGCAGGAAAACGGCGGCGGTGCGTGGATCCAGGAGAGCCCCGACGCCGAGCTGACCAGCATCCGCTGCTACTGATCGAAAGGAAAGTCGTTGGAACTGCACGGGTTCTGCGAACGCTGCCACCGCTTCCGGCGGGTCACCGTCCGCCTCGGACTCGGCGGGCCCGGCGGCCTCCCCTCCGGCATATGCGCCGAATGCCGGGACACCAACACCGAGAAGGAAACGAACACCAGATGACCGAACCGACCACCCCCGAGACCGACGAACTGACCCTGGCCCGCCAGTGGGCGGCGTGGTTCGCCGCCGAACGCGACTACCACCTCGCCGAGCGCGAGAAGGAATGGGCGCGGATCGCGGGCAAGCAGCGCCGCGACGAGGCCCGCATCATCGAGCTGGGCACCCGCCTGGGCAAGTACGAAACCGTGGAACTGTGACCGCCCCCGCTGTCCTGCGCCGATTCCTCCACGTCCACATCCACCACGACCCGCCGCCGAGAACCGTTCCGGCCGCGGCTGACTGGCCCGAGTGGCACTGGCCCTACGAACGCCCCCTCGCCGAAACGGACCCGACCCGATGAGCGACGACACCACCTCCACCTGCGTGCGCTGCAACGGCCGAATCCGTTGGCTCGACTGCCCGACCGGCGGATGGTGGGCCCATGAAGAACACCCCGCCGACAACCACGACGCGCTTTCGATGTTCGAGCTGATCGAAGACCTGGACGACGGGGCTCGCTGGATCACCTTGGCCGCCAACGAAAGACCGACCTACACCGTCGAGGTCTTCCGCGACGAATCGGCGTGGGCGATCAAGGTTCCCGCGATCGACTGCGCCGCCAAGGCGCGCGGCCGGCACGAGATCGAGCCGAGGGCCCGCGACCTGATCGCCTCCATGACCGGCGTCCCGGCCGACAGTTTCGATCTGGCGCTGCCCGACCTGCCGGCACCGGACTACGACCGTATCGAGGCGTTGCGCACCAAGTGCGCCGATATGGCCTTCGCCGCGTACCAGACGATCGACCCGACCGGCATCTTGGGCCGCGGCGGGGCCGTCACGGTGGAGGGCGCGCTGCGAGACGCGCTGGCCTACATCACTGAACTGGAGAAATGGATATGAGAGAGCTGCTGGGCCACGTGGTGGTGCGCCGCCGCCCCCAAGGCCTGGAAACCCTTGCCGGAGTGCTGGATCGCCACGGCGCCGACACGTCGTGCAAGATCGCCAAGGAGTACGCCCGCCCGGGTGAGGAATTCGTGGTGGCTTCGCTGTGGGTGGAGGACGAGTCGTGATCGAGCACTTCGTCACCGCCGTCGTGGAGATGTCGTGCTTGCCCGAGAGCCACGACGACTGCCCCGCCTACACGGTGCGCGTCGCCTACCGCGGGAACGGTCTGTACGCGGTCGAGCACATGCACTGGTGCTACGACGCCAACTACCAGCGCGACTACAACCGGGTCCCCGCCGAAGGCGAGGAGGAATGGTTGGCGCGGTACCGGTTCAACTTCACGACGGCGTTGCAGGTGGCTCAGCGGGTCGCGCACCTGCTGATCGTCAACGGCCGCACCGCCGAACAGCTGCTCAAGGAGGGACAACAGTGAGTTGGTGGAATCGCCGCCTCATCAGCGCGGAGGAGTACGCCGACCTCACCGAAGAGGTCGGTGAGCTTCGCAGCATCAACGACAGGTGCCGGACCACGATCGCCAAGTACGACAAGGCTATGAGGGCGATCCTGGACGAGCACGCGCCGTTCGTGGCGAGGCGGTACGACGGCGACGGCTACGAAACACGGTGTGTCCGTTGCCGAACCAACGAGCATCACACCTGGGCCACCGGGAACCACATGCCGTGGCCGTGTCCGACCGTGGCGCCGCTGCTCGACCGCGATGGCCACTGACCTGAAAGCGATCATGGCCCGCGACGAGCGTCGGCGGCGCATGATCAACGACCCCGACTTGACCGGTGACCTGCTGCTGTTCTGTCTGGCCCTGGACGAGGTGCTGGCCAACCGCCGCGAGCAGGGCCGCCGGTCGTTGAGGAACTGGACGGTCGAGACCGCGGAGCTGGCCCACGGCAACAGCGCCTACCACTTGAAGTACTGGAGCAGAAGCGTCATCGCCAAGGATTTCCCCCGGTATGAGCCCGTGGGGCGGGCCGACCTCTGTACGTGCGTGGCGCCGATGATCCGACGTGAGGGCCTGTGCGGCAAACGGACGTCGGAGACGTGGCTCGACCGCGACCCGCTCACCGGCGAGGCCGTTCTGGTCGGGCTGTGTAACCGGCACCGCAAGCATCCGTGCCGGGCCGAATACGAGCAGCGGCAACGGGATTGGGTGGCCAACGGGAAACCGGTCCCGCCGGCCAACACCGGCGGGGTGCTGCGCCGCTACTACTCCGGGAATTGGGATGAGATTTACCGGCAGGCGCGGCCGGGCGCCGAACCGTTGGAGGGTGGTCGGGAGGCGACGCCACCGCGGCCGAAGCTGCGGCTCATCCCGGGCGGGCCCGACGTCGACACCGAACCGGCATCGTTGTAAAACCTGTACATGTAACGTAATATTGGTGGTGGTTGACACCACCGGATGCGCCAACATCCCCACCGAGAAGGAAACACGATGGCTCAATTGTCCCCGGACGGCGACTGGCTGATCCAGCAGGCCGACAGCACCGTCCACCTCTTTCACCGCTACACGGGCGAAACCCTGGTCACCTTCGACCCCGCCGACCGCGACGCCGTCGCCAAGGCCGTCGGAACCATCAACCAGCAATGCCCCCAGCTCACCGACGAGCAGAAGGCGTTCGCCGCCTTCTGGTGCGGCTACTTCTACGCCCACGCCCACGGCGCGCCCACCCTGGAACCGACCTACACCGCCGACCAGATCAACAAGACCGTGAACGCGGCCGTCGACATGACCGGCGAACTGTTCGACACCGAGGGCGACGAAAACACCACGGACATGCTGAACTTCGTCGTCAACGCCGCCGCGTCCCTGCTCACGAACCCCGACGTCAGCACCGAGGAAGTCATCGCCGACAACTACGACGACGAGATGGGCGCGGACCTGCTCGAGCTGCTGTCGTGATCGCGATCGTCAAGGCGATCCAGACCGGCCCCACGCAGTGGGATGCCTGGGGCCGTGACGGCCGGTTCCTGTATCTGCACTACCGACGCGGCCGCGGTGTGGTCTACCTCTACCCCGACGAAGTCCGCGAGGGCGAACCGGAGGTGGTCGGGTTCTTCGAACGCCCCGCCGGCGACGCTGTCATCGAGCTGGAACAGCTGTGTGAGCAGACCGGAATCACGCTGGCCCCCAACGTGATCGTCGAGGAAATCGGAGGCCGGGTATGAGCCCGATCGAGAAGGTGCTGTGGCGGAGACTGACGACGCTGAGTGTGCGGTTGCCGGCAGCTCTGGACACCGGACTGGGGCGCGAGCACTCGATGACCCACTTCGAGTATCGGGTGCTGGCCGCGCTGGCCGAGGCGCCCGATCGCACGTTGCAGTTGAAAGTACTTGCCCGACACACGGATTCGTCTCTGTCGCGGCTTTCGCATGTGGTGAAGAAGCTCGCCGATCAGAAGTTGCTGACCCGGGTCGGCGTGCCCGGCGGCCGCCGTCACGTCGATGCCGTCCTCACCGACGGCGGGCTGGCGGTGGTTGAGGCCGTGACGCCCACGGTCGAGGCGATCGCGCTGTCGCTGGTGTTCGATGCGCTGGAGCCTCACGAGGCCGATCAGCTGTTTGTGTTGCTGGGCGCGGTGACCGATCAGCTCACGGCCGTGCTGGAGCTCGACGCACCGGCCGAGGAGGTGGCGGCGTCGTGAAAGGGTGGTCGCTGCACGCCTGCTGGAACGACCCGATATGCAGGACAAACGGAGCCGCGTCTCGCCTGCACATCGGCACCCCGGTCGGGATGCTGACCCTCGCGTTCCGGCGCGACGACTGGATGCAGATGTGGCTGCCGTGGAAGACGCGAAACCCGCTGCTGCCCATCGAGAAGTTCCCGGACCAGAAGTCGCACTACACGCGCTGGTGCTCGCCGATCTGCTGGGACCCCCGACGGGACGTGAAGGTGAGCACCCTTCTGCTCGAAGGGCTCGACACCCTCGGTCACTGGGTCGGCTGGTGCCCGGCGTGGCTGTGTGACCGTCACGACCGCGACATCACCGGCGAACCACCCCGACGAAAGAAACGATCATGACTCAACTCTGGTTCACGAGTGACGACCACGTGGGCCACCACAACATCGCCCTCACCCGGGGATTCGACGAGGCCGCCAGCCACGACGCCGCGCTGGCGGCCGCCTGGGACGCTGTCGTACGACCCAACGATCAGGTGTGGGTGCTGGGCGACACGTCGATGGAGGGCAAACGCAACGTCGAGCGGGCGCTGCAATGGTTCGCCGACCGGCCCGGCGCCAAACACCTGATCCCGGGCAACCACTGCTCGTGCCACCCGATGCACTCGCAGGCGCACAAATGGCTGCGCGCCTACCTCGAGGTGTTCGAAACCGTCCAGCAGTCGGCTGTGCGCAAGATCCACGGCCACCGGGTGCTGCTGTCACACTTCCCGTACTCGGCCGACCACACGGCCGAGGTTCGGTACCCGCAGTGGCGGTTCCGCGACGAAGGGGCGTGGCTGATCCACGGCCACACCCACAGCCCGAACAAGGTCTCCGGCCGCGAAATCCACGTCGGTGTCGACGCCCACGACCTGACCCCGGTGTCACTCAACTGGATCGAAGACGTCATCGCCGCGGCATGAGCGTGTTCCGGCTGCTGGTCACCGGATCCCGCAACTGGAGCGACTGGCTCACGGTGGACCGCGTGTTCACCCCGATCCTGCTCGCCCAGCCGCGGGGCACCGAGTTCGTCATCGTGCACGGGGCCTCCCCCGACGGGCGGCCCCGGCGCGGGCCCGGCCTGGACTACATCGCCGACTGCTGGGCCCGCTCCGCCACCATCGCCGCCCGCTACCCGCGATACCGGATCACCGCCGAACCACACCGTGCCCTGTGGGAGGCGTTCGGCAACGCCGCCGGCTCGCTGCGCAATCAGGCCATGGTCGACCTCGGGGCGAACCTGTGCGTCGGGTTCCCCCTGCCCGGCTCGATCGGCACCTGGGACTGCATGGCCCGAGCCCGCAAGGCCGACATCAACGTGTTCAACGCGGCCGCCTGACAGATGAAAGGATGAAGACTGTGGGAAATGAGCAGATCGCCTACCTGATTACCGAGCACCATACGGACACCGACGAAACCCAGACCGTCGGAGCGTTCCTGGGTGCGGAGACCCGCGGTCTCGCCACCGAATTCGCCCAGCAACGTGCCCTTGCCGCCGCCGGGAAGGGCTTCCCCCACACTCAGGTCTGGCTCCAGAAGTGGTCGGCCGCTGCGGACGCCGACCCGCGCACCGGTCTCGAATTCGAAGACGAGTGGCTTATCCAAGGCCCGGACGTGATCGACGCCGAGGTTATACGCAAGGCTCTGGGCAGCTGATCTGCTGAAATTACGACTCGAGTTTGTCGGTCGGTCGTGTCACACTGAGGACTGAATGAACACACATTCGATCGGGGCCCGGTGAACCACAATGGCGACAACGTACAAGGCGCGCGACAACGTTCGGCTGGCGCGCAGATGTAAGCGGTGCGGCAACTGGATCCACGCGCCCGCGTCGGTTCAGGTGATGCTGGGCCCGCGGTGTCGTGGCCATGAGCGCGCCGAGCGTGATCAGCGTCGGCGCGACGAGCAGTGGGCGCTGATCCCGGAGTCCGAGCTGCGCGCCGCGAGCTGAATTGTCCGCGGTTTGTCCGACGTTGGCCGCAAAGCTGTCGAACAATCCGGTCCTGGGGTAGCTTCGTTGTCGGTTGCCTTCCTTTGGGCAGGCGGGGCGACCAAACGCCGGAATCGCCCGTCCCCCACAGTCTTTCGGGTGCCAGCCCGAGTGGAGGGGCGGGCGTTTTCGTGTATTCTGGACGCCGTCGCTGCCTTCGATCTCCTGAGTAGCGGCCGAGTTGGAAAAGTCAGGTGAATCACCCGTCCGCCCACAGCGTTTCGGTTTGCAGGCCGAGTGGGGCAGGGCGGGTGATTTGCGTTGGACCTGTCGGTGATCCCCGGCAGAATGGGCGGAATGGGCGAACAGATAGATGTCGTCGCGTCGTTTTCCGGTGGTGGTGAACTGGATCGGCTGGCTCAGCTCGACGAGCTGGCTGCCGAGCTGCGTCGCACAGCGCGCCCGGCCAACACCCGCCGCACCTACGCCGCGGCCTGGAACCTGTGGCGCGAATACTGCGGACAGATGGGGATTTCGCCGACAGCGAACACCGAGGGCGCGCTCATCGGGTTCGTCGGCTGGTACTCCCAGCGCCGGGTCCGGCCCGACACGATCCGCAACCGGCTCGCCGGCATCTACGTCCATCTGCGCGAAGACGACGCCGAGCCGACCACGCTGGTGAAGCAGCACGTCGCCGAGGCCGTGGCCCGGCTGGAGACCGAGCAGGTGCAGCGCGGGGAACTGGCGCCGCCGCGACGGGCCCCGATCCTGGCCGACGGGCACCTGGAGGCCATGATGGCCGCCCAGCCCGACACTCTGCGCGGTCTGCGCGATACCGCGGTGCTGGCCATGTGGTTCGGGCTGGCCCGGCGTCGCAGCGAACTGGCGACCCGGCTGGATGCCCGGCAGATGCCGATCGGGCTGATGGTGCCCGACATCCAGGTCACCGAGCGCGGCATGACCGTGGCCATCCGTGTGATCAAGGGCGGCCGCGCCGGCACGGTGGCCGTCCCCCGGCAGGACAGCCCGCTCTGTCCGGTGGCGGCGTGGACGCGGTGGCAGCAGGCCGCGGCGATCACGACCGGGCCCGCGTTCCGCCGGCTGACGTCGCGGTCGGACACGCTGACACCGCACGGGATCGGGGAGAAGACGATTCGGCAGATCATCGCCGACGCCGAGCGGCGTGCAGGGTTGAACGTCGGCTACACCGGCCACTCCGGTCGGCGCACGTTCGTCACCCGCGCGGTGGATGCGGGTGCCTCGTTGGGTGAGATCACCCGGGTCACCCTGCACGCAGAAGGTTCGGCGACGGTGCACAAGTACTACGACGTGCGCGACGAGTGGACGCAGAACCCGCTCAACAAGATCGTCTAGGCGCCCGGTTCGGGCGGTGGTTCGGGGGCGGTGCGCGGGAGGTTCACATCCCCCATTTCCAGACCGGCGGAGTAGACCGCGGCGACCAGATGTGCCAGCCGCGGCACCGGTACCCGCAGGGTGACGAACGGGTCATTGGTGGCGATGAACGCGGCATCGACCACCGCTCCGAGCTTCATCTGAGCGTCTGCCCATTGCCGTAATTTCGCGGCATCGTCGCAGCTCACATCCACTGATGCCAGCACATGGGCGTAGCGGCGGACACCTGCACCGCCGCCCAGACTCATGCTGGACGGCACCGGAGGCAGTAGTTTAGGGTCCTGTCGTGTTGATGACGGATCAGTCATGTCAGTCATCATCTCCGAGGATTCCTCGTTTTGGAAGAAGGGCACGCATGGAAACACATCAGATCATCCGCCACTACCGCGATCTACGGGGGCTGACGATCAAGCAGCTCGCCAAGGAGGTCGGAGTCTCCGATCGGCAGATCGCCCGTTACGAAGACCCCGAGGACGGCGCGCAACCCTCACTGCCGATCGCGTCCAAACTCGCTGCGACGCTCGACATTTCGCTGGCGACGTTGGCCGGTCACGGTGCGCCGACGGTCAACCTGTCCGGCGAGTGGTGGACGGCGTGGCAGACGTGGATGAACGACGAGGAGCGGGTGGAGGTCGAATTCCTGCGCATCCACCAGGAGGGCAACTTCCTGTTGGTCACCGGTTCGCCCGACCCGGCGCACGAGGCGACCGGAAGTTTCTCCTGGACCGGCGAACTGCGTCTGATCCGCGACCGGTGCCTGTCGGGCTGGTACGTGGCGACCACCGACGGTGTCGCCAGCAACGGCGCCATCCACCTCACCCTCGACCCGCAGGGCCATGTGGCCGTCGGGCGCTGGATGGGGTTGTCCCACGACGGAATCAACGAATGCGGGTGGGGTTCGATGGCTCGCGACCGTGAGACCGCTGAGGCGGCGCTCGAGGCGCTGCTCCCAATGTCGGGGACGCTCAAGGCCATTCCGGAGTTCGAAGTCAAAACCCCACGGTCGTAACGGGTTCGCCGGAAATCTAGACAGCCCTCGCCGGTGCGGCTACAGTTCCTGTCATATTCATGACGTATCCGTCATGACAGGCTAAGGGACCTGGGAAGAGGCACCTGCAATGGCGAATTCTAGCCTGCCCCGGCTGATCTGCAGGATCGGGGCTTAAAATGAACCAACCGACTCGTCGGATTCCCGGCGAAGCTGCTGTCCGCGAAGGGCTCACGCTCACGAACCAGCAGCATGAGCATCCCCCGGTCGACCTTCTCGAACGGGTGGTGGCGGGGTTGCGTGACGCCCATTGCGTCCCCGGCCAGCGCCCTCGGTGCTGGAGTACTGCGTCCCCCAGCACCGAGGGCCGCGGGCCCTTGTCGCAGCGCATCCTCCCCCTGCACGTGATCCGCGGCGTGAGGGGGTGTGCGGCGTGAACCGTGAACGTGTCCGCGAGTCCGCTGTCGAAACCGACAGCGAAGTCAAGATCGCGTTGTGGCGACTGGAAGGTTCCAAGGCGGTGATCTTGCAGTTCACCGTCCGCGGCAAGCCGGGCCCGGCTGATGTGACCGCGTTCCTCAAGGACGAGCTGCCCGACTTGGCCGCGGTCCGTGACCGGTACCGCCAACACGAAGACCTGTGGGACCAGGTGCGCACCGACCGTGTGGTGGCCGTGTTCGACAGCAACGAGCTGCCCGTCATCCATCCGGGGTTACGTACTGGCGAGCTGCCGGTGCTGACCCCGGGTGGGGTCGCGTGAGTCACTGGAATCCGCTCTGGGAGAAGACGTTAGCCGACGTCGAAGCGCTCGCCGCGAGCGTGGATATGAAGGTCGAGCTCCACCGGGAGCAGCCCTACGGCTGGGATCTGATCGACAGTGACGGCCATGTCCACGAGACCGGCTCCATCGAGTGGATCACCAGCTACCTGAACACCTTCATCGCCGCCCGCAAGACCGATCCCGACATCGCCGTGTTGCGAGGGCTGCACTGGCGCCGGTCGAGCCACGCCGCCACCTGCGGTCAGTGCGTGGACGACTCCCGCTACATCGAGACCTTTTTGCCCAGTAAGTGGAAATCCCAACCAGAGAAAGAGGAATGAAATGGCCGAGATCGACACCGACAAGCTCGAATGGAAGACCAGCAGCTTCACCAACCCCTCGGGCAACTGTGTCCAGTGGGCGAACCTGCCCAACGGTGGCCGCGCGCTCCGCGACTCGAAGGACCCGAACGGCCCGGTGCTGAAGTTCACCCACCAGGAGGTCGCGGCGTTCAACCTCGCGGTCGACGCCGGCGAGTTCGTCTCCTGATATGACCACGCCCCGTAGCAGCGACTACTTCCGCAACCCCTCCTGCCAGGACAAGATGCGCACTCACGAGGTGCCGGTAGCCCTGGTGTTCGGTACCGGGGTGCGTCGGTTCGGGGACATCCTGGCGCGAGTGGAAGTCACCGGCTCCGACCGCGAGGGGTTGGGCCGGTGGTCCGACGCTGCCACGGGGCTGGGCACCGCGGTATCCGCCGAACCACTGGCCGGCGGATACCGCATGGTGCTGTTGTCTCGGCTGCGTTCCCTGGCTGACCTGCTCGCCAGCGCGTACGAAGCCGACCTGGAGGTCTGCGCGGTGGTAATGCCCCGCACTGCACCCACCGAGTAGCACCCTTTCCACCTCCAGGGCCGCACGACCCCCGCCGCTTCCACCTCCGCGGCGGGGGTCGTCGTGTGCGGTAAGGACTTTCGCCGGTGCCCGGCCCCGATAGGATCGAGCGATGGCACGCTTCGTCCGGCTCACCCGCGCCGACCTGGACACCCACACCCGGTCCGAGCTGCTGGACCGGCTCGAAGCCGAGCAGCAGTATTGGTTCCGCAAGGAGCGCCGCGGGATGAGCGACGCCGACCGGGCCGCCCGCGCCGAATTCGGAACCATCCTGGCCACCGTGCTCGATCCCGACGGCCTTGCCCAGTCGATGCGTGAAGACGCCGCATGGATACGCGGGGAGCGCGGTCGCAGCACATTCTGGGACGACAAGCCGGGCCAACCCAAGCCATGAATCGGTCTGTTGGACGTTTTGCCCGAGGTGTCGAAACCGCCTCGATACGCTGACCGCGTGCGGGGCCGGTGTGAAGGATCGTCGGTCGTGTGTGTGGTTGGTTTCCTGTTGTTCGCCCCGGGGTTTTGCCCCCATTGCCCCCGGGTGTGACGCTTGGGTAGACGAGTACCGCCGGCCCCGCGCATTCCATTCGTGCAGTAAAACCTTCGCCCCCGATTCTTTGGCTACGCGCCCCAGGCGCGGCGGGTGAGCGCGGGTTACTGCCGGTCCGCCCTGTGTGCGGGGGCGGATCGAGGCCGGGTTCACCGGGTGTGCGGAGTATGGAACGCGGGGATCGTGCCTGCCGCTGTTCGCTCTCGGGCGCGGGCACCACCACCATTTCCCCTGCGCCCCTGCGCGCCCCGAACCCGGCCTCCCACCTACGACCGTGTTGGGAGCCCGCATGGTGCGGAAGAACAGCACCGGCCGGGCCTCGATCAAGCGTGCGTTCCGTCAGGAGCAGGCGCTCAAGCTGCGGCTGGCCGGTGCCACCTATACGGCGATCGCCGAGAAGCTGGGTTGCAGCCGGACTGTGGCCTACCGCGACGTCGCCGACGCCCTGGCTGAACTGAAACGTGAACCGGCGCAAGCGGTTCTTGACATGGAGATGCATCGGCTCGATCAGATGCTTCTGGGTTTGTGGCGGGACGCGGTGTCGGGCAACACGAAAGCCGTGTCGGCCGCGTTGCGGATCATGGACCGCCGTGCCCGCTACCTGGGTCTGGATCAGGCTCCCCCGCCTGATACCAGCCTGGAGGCGCGGGTGGCGCTGGATGAGCTGCAGAAGGCGATCGTGGAGGCCGCCGAGAAGATCAACCCCGATCTGGGTTATGGGTCGGCGGGTGCGCTCGGATGAGTCAGCCGGGGTCGATTGCCACGACGCCGGCCGCGGGGATGTCACGCAAACAGATTTTGTCGTTCGCGCGGGCGACGGGGCGATGCAACATCTTCGAAGGCGCGGTGCGTTCCGGTAAGAGCTTCGCGTGGACGTGGCTGATGTTGACCAAGATCCGCGAAGCCGGCACCCTCGGCTCGATCGTGCTGGTCGGCCGCTCCCGACTTACCGTGTGGCGCAACGTGTTCGAACCCCTGGAGCAGAACCCGGCGTTCGGGATGTTCCGGCCGTTCGTCGAATACAAGCAGGGTGCGCCGACGGCGACGATCTTCGGGCGCGCGGTGCACATCTTCGGCGCCGACGACGCCGCCTCCGAATCGTCGCTGCGCGGTATGACGGTGCAGTTGGCGTTCCTCGACGAGCTGACGGTGCTGCACAAGGACTTCTTCAAGCAGCTGCTTGCCCGTATGTCGGTGCCCGGGGCCCAGTTGTTCGCCACTACCAACCCCGACGGCCCGGCGCACTGGCTCAAGGCCGACTACCTCGACAAGCTCGACGAGCTGCCGGACTGGCGGCGATTCCACTTCGTCCTCGACGACAACCCGAGCCTGGATGAGGCGTATAAACGCAGCCTGCGCGCGGAGTACACCGGCCTGTGGTATCGCCGTTTCATTTTGGGCCTGTGGGTCGCGGCCGAAGGCGCGGTCTATGACTGCTGGGACGAAGATCAGCACGTCATCGCGTGGAAAGACCTGCCCCGCATGGTCGACATCCTCGGCGTCGGCGTCGACTACGGCACCACCAACGCCACCGCCGCCCTCATGCTGGGCATCGGTGAAGACCACAAGCTGTACCTGATCGACGAGTGGCGCTACAACCCGCGTGACGACGCGGCCCGGTGGACGGATTCGAAGCTGGCCGAACAGCTCGGCGAGTGGATCAACAAACCGCATCTGCCCGACTCGCACGGCCACAAGCACGGCTCCATCATCGTCGACCCCGCGGCCGCCTCGTTCCGGGTGCAGCTGCGTGAAGACGGCATCTACACCCACCCCGCCGAAAACGACGTGCTGTACGGAATCCGTACCACGTCAAGCCTTTTGGCCGCCGGGAAGCTGCTGGTGACCGACCGGTGCAAAGGCTTCCTGACCGAGGTGACCGGCTACTCCTGGGACACCAAGGCCACCGAGAAGGGCTTGGACGCGCCGGTGAAGATCGCCGACCACAGCTTGGATGCCGCCCGTTACGTCATCGCCACCACCGAACGCCGGTGGCGGCGCACCATCGACCTCGCCGCTTAGCGGCCCCGATCTTGCAGCGCGTCAAACGGTTTCGTCCATTTCCGCAAGCGTGCCCCATGATCCGTCGTGGCGACCTCTGGGGAGGGCCCGCTGCGCGCTGCAACCCCCTTCCCCAACCCCCTGGAGAGCCACCACCGTGACGGACACCGAAATCGGCGACGGGTACCACACCCTCGACGACCTGTATCAGTGGCGAGCCCTGTACTCGGCGCTGCTGTTTTCCGACTGGGCCTACTTCGACGCCTACGACGTGCACAAGTCCCGCCGCCACCACGACGGTGAGCTGTGCTTCGGCGGCGACTACTTCATCGTCATGGCCGAGTTGCCGACCGGGCAGATCAGCCACCACTACCCGATGCGCGAATGGGACCGCTTCTACGTCCCCGAACGCGAACGGGCCGCCAAGTGGGACGGCCACACCGCCGAGCAGGCCCGCGCCCGGCTGGCCGAGTTCGTCGACAGCGTGACCCCGTCGGGGTCGACCAGTTGCCTGATGGAGGAATGACATGCAGTGGGTGAGCGTGTGGCTGCACCGCCCGGTGGGCCACGAACCGGTGTTCATGATGCCGCTGGCCGTGTGGTCGTGGGGTGTCGCGTGACCTTCGAACAAGCTCTCACCGCGTTGAAGGCTGGCCGGCGGGTCACCCGCACCGGCTGGAACGGGCGCGGCATGTGGCTGGTACTGATCCCCGGCTCCACGTTCACCGTGGAGGCCGAACGCACCCTGGGGCAGGCGTTTCCGGCCCTGGTGGGCTCCACAGTGGTCTACCGGCCCCACATCGACATCTACACCGCCGACAACACCGGCGTGCCGTGGCTGGCCAGCCAAACCGATCTGCTGGCCGAGGACTGGACCGAACTCGACGACCTCTGAAAGCGAGACCCGCCATGTGGACTTTCCTGCTGCCGTTGATCGCCAACGCCGTATGGGATGCGGTGTCGGCCAACGACTTCGCGCTCGAACGTGGCATCGTGCACCTGATCGCCACCGGCTCCACGGGCGCGTGACCGCCCTCGGGCTGACCGTCGCGATCACGGGCGTGATCATCATGGCGGCCGGGGTGTGGGAGACCACCCGCCAAGCCCTCTCCGACGACCTGACCCACCTGTCGCTGCGCCGCTGGACCGCGGTGTGGCTGCTGGGCATCGCCCCATTCGTGGCCATCGCCGCACCGCTGATCTGGCTCGGAGCGTGGACGGTGACCGGATGAGCGCCCCGCCGGCGTTACCGCCGATCACCAACCCGCAACCGCTGATCCGGCTGTGGGACGCCGAATGGAACCTGCGCGGCGTCGTCAACCCCGACGACATCATCCGCGACAACGGCAGCACACCCGGCCGGGTCCGGCTCACCTACCGCGCCGACCATGTCGTGTCCCAGTGGGTGATCGAAGAGACCAGCGCCCACCGGCCCCCGTTCATGACCGTCGACGAGAACGGCGGCCGTTGGATCGCCCGCCTCGACGGCTGGCAGATGCGCAAGGCCGGACCCTGCCCGCAGTGCGCGCACTGCCAGCAGACCATGCTCGATACCGATTGGATGCCGGAGCCGCTATGACCACCGACCAGATATTGCTACTGCTGATCGCCATCTTCACCGGCATCATGGCGGTACGGCCGTTCATCCCGCGCCCGTGAGCGGCAACTACGAGCTCACCGACTACCTCGAGGCCACCCGCGCACACCTCGACGTCATCCGCCACACCAACCCGAGCAACGAGTACGCGATCGAGCAGCTGTATCTGGCGACACGGGCGCTGTTCAACGCCGTGGAGATGATGAACGGCAGTGGCGATGGGTAGTGAAAAGGCCCGTTACACCCAATCTCTTTGGCCGGAGCGCGGTAACGGGCCCTGTTTCAACAGACGCGCGAGTACGAATCGCGACGTCCGAACGGTACCAGATGCGACACAGGGATCGGAGCCGGTGATGAGTAGCAGTGTGCTGTTCCCGTGGATGTGCGCGCAGCTGATCAACCGGCTGCTGCACCCGTGGTTCCCGCGCGACTACTGATTCTCGGCCGGCGGTTCGCCCATCACGGCCTCCACTTCGGCGACGAGTTCGGCGAGTTCGGCGCGGGCGATCGGGTTTTCCTTGACGAGGGCCCTCAGCTGTTGGAACTGCTCCCACCGGCGGGCAGTCGTCTCCGGGTCTTCCGGTGTCTGCGGCGGTGGGCGCAGCAGGTCCCGCACTTCTGCTTTGATGGCGTCTATATCGAGGTCTATGGCGTCTATATCGGGGTCGTCACTGGCGCTCTCGCTGCCGCCGAGTAGCTGTTCGGGCGAGGTGAACGCCCTGGCGAAATACTCCATGTCGGGGTTGCCCTTGGCCGCGCCCTCCTGGATCACGCCGAACACGCGCTGACGCTCGATGGTCAACGCCTGGTGGCAATCCTCGGGGTCGACGCAATGCCGCTCGCCTTCACCGCCGAAGAAACACAGCGCCCCGATCCGTGTGCCTTCCGGCCCGTATGCCTCGCAGTCCCACATGCGCGTCAGTGTAGGCGGGCCCACCGACTCCCAGTAGCGGCCACTGGGTTACCAACGGCCGCAACACAATTGCATAGCGCCGGCCGAGGAGGCGCGCCCTCGGCCGGGCACCGGACACGAACGAAAGGGCTTCGCCGAATGGCGCTCAACCCCGCCCAGACCGCTGCCGATGAACGCCTCGTCGACGCTATCGACCAGCAGCATCGCGCCTATAGCCCCGAAGCCGAAGGGGTGATCACGAAGTACCTCGTGGTGGCGCAGCGGCAGTGGATCGACGAAGACGGCGATTTCGCCTCCGACGTGTACGCCACCACCGGCGACGACATGAGTTTGGCGGACACGCTCGGGTTGTGCGAGTTCGCGTCCACCCAGTTCAAGCGGATGATCGCCCAGGAGTGAGGACCGTGCTGCGTATCCGGTTCCGTGTGTCCCCGCGTACCCGCATGGCGCGGGCCCTGCTGCGGTGGGCGCTGCGGCTGGATCCGCATGTGGTCCCGGTCGCGCCGCCGGCGGTGGTGGGGCGCACGAGTTTGCAAGTTCCCTGGGTGCCGTGGGTGCCAGGGTCGGCCAAAGCGGAGTAGAGCAGTCGGTAGCTCGCTGGGCTCATAATCCAGAGGTCGTGGGTTCGACTCCCACCTCCGCTACAAACCTGTTGTGCGACAACCGAATACGAGGAGATTGCGGTGGCAGCCAAGAAGGGCATGGGCTCCGGTGGTGGCACCAAGTCCAACCGCACCGCCGGTGGCAACGTCTCGGCCGCAGCGCGGGCGAAGTCCGGATCCGGGAAAGACAAGAAGTACCCGCTGCCGGACAAGAAGGCCGCCGTCTCCGCGATCAACCTGCGCAACAACAGCAACAGCATGTCCGGTGACGCCGTGCTCGACAAGGTCGCCCGCTCGAAGTTCGGCAAAGACCCCCAGGTCAAGGCCAAGATCGCCAAGGCTCGGCAGGCGGACAAGAAGAAGTGACCCACCATCTGTGGCGCAACCATCCCGCGGTGCGTACCGGCGAAGACCTGACCCGCGGTGAACGCGCCGCCGACCTGGCCGTCGCCGGGATGGGGTCGTGGGCGTTTCTGGGCATCCAGACCGCGATCATCGTCTGCTGGATCGTCGTCAACGTGTGCGCGGTGATACTGCGCTTCGACCCGTACCCGTTCATCCTGCTCAACCTGGCGTTCTCCACCCAGGCCGCCTACGCCGCGCCGCTGATCCTGCTGGCCCAGCGCCGCCAGGACACCAAGAACGCCGAGGTCGCACTGCACACCCTCGACAACACCACCACCATGCTGGCGACGCTGGCCAGCATCGAAGGCATCTTGCAGGACGCGATATGAGCCTGGCGCAGTGGTCGTGGGTCACCGCCGCCATCTCGATCGCCGGGGCGTGGTTTTCCTCCCGCTCCCCGCGACGCGGCTGGATGGCCGGAATAGTGGTGCAGCTGGTGTGGATCATCGCCGGCGTCGCCACCGGGCAGCCCGGCACCATCGCCCTGTCGATCGTGTTCATCGCCCTGGACTGCTACAGCCTGTGGCGTTGGCGCGGCACCGCCTTCACCCCGTCACACCGCCGCCACAACGGCCAACCCCACACCCCGCCCGTCATCGAGCAGGAGGTGGCGCCGTGAAACCCCGCCACGCCGACACCGACCGCATGAACCGGTTGCGCGCCGGGGTGCTGGGCGCCAACGACGGCATCGTGTCGGTGTCGGCGCTGATCATCGGCGTGGCCGCCGCCCACACCGGCCGGTCGGTGCTGCTGACCACCGGACTGGCGGGGCTGATGGCGGGCGCGGTGTCGATGGCGCTGGGCGAATACGTGTCGGTGGCCACCCAACGCGACGCCGAAGCACCCATGGTCGCCGACGGGCGCATGTTCGCCGACGAGGTGGCCAACCCGTGGACTGCGGCCGCGTCCTCGGCGGTGTCGTTCACCGCCGGCGCGCTGGTGCCGTTGATCGCGATGTTGATCAGCCCCGTCTCCTGGCGGGTCCCGGTCACCGTCGCCGCCGTCATCGCCGCCCTGATCGCCACCGGCGCCACCGCGGCCCGGCTCGGCGACACCCCCGCGCTTCGGCCCGTGGTGCGCACCGTGTGCGGCGGCGCGGCCGCGATGGCCATCACCTACCTCGTCGGCTACCTGACGAACTGAAAACGCTTGTCCCCCAACAAGTCCCGAGAGAAAGAAGAACACCGATGATCAGCACCCTTGCTGAACTGTTGACCGCGCTCATTTCCGCTCTGGCGTCGGCTTCGGCGTAGCGATGAGCCTGCTCGCCCTCTACCGGGTCGGCCGCGCCCATCACGAGCAGACCAGCGCCGCGGTCGCCCCCTATTTCATCCTCGAAACCTTGGAGTCCATTGTGACCGTGCTCGACGACATCACCTCCCTGCACAACCAGCTGCAGGCCGACGCCGCCACCATCGCCAAGGGCGTAGCCGACATCAAGGCACAGGTGTCCGCGCTGATCGCCGCCCAGGCCGCCAACCCGGAGGACTCGGCCGCTGTCGCTGCCGCGCTGGCCCAGCTCGAGACCGACGTGGCCAGCGTGCACGAGGTGGCGCAGGGCTTCGCCGCCCCGACCGACTCGACCCCGGCCACCGACGCCCCTGCTTCGGACGCTCCGGCCGCCGACGCCCCGGCTTCGGACGCTCCGGCCCCGGCCGAGGATGCTCCGGCGCCGGCCGACGAGTCCGCCGCCCCGACGGGCAACCTGTCGGCTGATGTCGCCACCGGCGACGCCCCGGCCGCCGACGCGACCCCGAGTGCCTGAGACCGCCACCAGCGTCGGTGGTCAGCGCCAAGCGGTGCTGACCCCGGCGCAGCTGGCGCGTGAGGCGGCGTGGCAGGTCCGCTACCGGCTGTCGTGCCCCGCCGCTGAACGCCGGCCGCGACGACGAACACGCCCTCGATGACACCATCAACGTCACCGATCCGCGCACCGGTGCCGTGGTGTCGCTGCACCTGAACCGGTGCGCCGACGTGTCGTTCCTGGTGTCCGCCGACGACTTGTGCCAGTCGGTGTCCGAGTTCGCCCACGAGTTCCTTGAACCGGCCGCGACCGCGCTGGTGCAGCAGATCGACCGCCAGGTCGCCGACGTCGGCCCCATGGCGCGACCGGTGTTCGCGCGGCTGCATCCTCCGCGCGGCGAGTTCGCGGCCGTCGAGGTCGTCGACGGTCTCGCGGTGCGGGTGGTGCAGGCCTACGACATCCAATGGCGGTCGATGGTGATTTCCGTCGACGCCCTGTACGGGATCATCGCCAAACCGTAAACCATTGCGACACAACTGAATAACGAGGGGAGCTGTCCATGCTCGCGCCCAGTGCGAACCTGGCTCTGGTCCCCTCGTTCGGTTTGGCGTCGGTACAGACCGAGCAGCTGCCCGTGGAGGGCCTGCCGATCGTCGGCGCGTCCTGGCCGCCGAAGCCGTTCGACGTGTCCCAGAAGCAATTCCACATCTGGGACAGCTGGTACGCCGGCGACGTCGCCGAACTGCAGAACATCTACATCCAGGAGAATATGGTCCGGCCCACCGCGTGGGCCGGTGGCCTGGTCGGCCGCCTGCAGCGGTTCTTCTGGGGTCGGCCGAACCTGCAGAACTTCACCCGCATCCATGTCCCGATCGCGGCGGACCTGGCGCGCACCAGCTCCGATCTGTTGTTCGCCGAGCCGCCGACCACCTACATCGCCGACGGCGACAACGTCTCCAACCCGACCAAGGCGCAAAAGCGCCTCGACCAACTGCTGGGTGGCGACGACACCTACACCACCCTCGGCGCCGGCGGCGAACTCGCCTCCGCGCACGGTGGGGTGTTTCTGCGGCTGTGGTGGGACGAGCAGATCGCCGATCACGTCATGCTCGGCGTCAACTCCGCCGATATGGCGGTGCCGACGTGGCGCTATGACCAGTTGCAGGCGGTGACGTTCTGGAGCGTGGTGGCCTCGGAGGAGGGCACCTGGATTCGGCACCTGGAACGCCACGAACCGGGGCGCATCCTGCATGGGCTGTATGAAGGCGACCAAGGCAACCTTGGTCGCCGCATCCCGCTGGAGGCCTCCCCCGACACCGCGTGGGCCGCCGACGTGGTCGACTCCGAAGGCGCGATCGCCACCGGGGTGCCGTGGCTGACCGCCGCCTACGTGCCCAATCAGCGGCCCAACCGCAAATGGCGGCGCACACCGGGCCTGGCGCCGTTCGGCCGGTCGGACTTCGACGGTATCGAAATGCTGTTCGACGCCCTCGACGAAGTCGTGTCCTCCTGGATGAGAGACATCGACCTCGGCAAGGCGAGGTTGTTCGTCGACGAGTCCCTGTTGACCGATCAGGGCCCGGGACAGGGCGCCACGTTCGACGGTGAGCAGGCGATCTTTACGCCATTGCGCGGGACGATCGGGTCGATGGCCACCGGCAACAACTCGGGCCTGTTCGCCAATCAGTTCAACATCCGGTGGCAGGAACACAGCCGCACCGTGTCCGAGATTCTGGACATGATCTTGCGTGGGGCTGGTATCTCGCCGGGATCGTTCACCGACTCCAGCCTGTCGCCGGCGGTGACCGCCACCGAGGTCAACTCGCGTGACTCGCTGTCGGAGCGCACTCGCAGCAAGAAGATGTCGTTGTGGCGCAACGGCGTTGGCGCGCTCGCCCGGACGGCCATGAACATCGACGATCAGGTGTTCGGGTCGGGGTCGGCGATTTCCGATATCCCGGACATCAACTTCCCGCCTCGTTCGATGCAGGCCCCGCTGGAGATGGCGCAGACGATCGCGGCTCTCATGGCGGCGCAGGCGATTTCGACGCAGCAGGCTGTGGCCGAGCGGCACCCGGAGTGGACCGCCGCCGAGGTGAACGAGGAAGTGCAGCGTATCCGCGCCGACCTGGCTGCCCTCACCGATGCGACTGGAGGTGATTCGACGTTGGCGCCGAACACCGAACCGTTGCAGACCCGCAAATACCGTCCGCCGTCGCCGTTCCCGACCCAGTCGAGCATCGGTGACATGGCCAACAGCGGCGGATGACCGCCCCGGCCCCAGCGCAGCAGCAGCATGACGATGGCGCGGTGGCGGCGAGCGTGGCCGCTGCGCTGGCCATGCTGGAGGCGCGGCTGCTGGCCGCGGCCCGCTCGGCGGCGGTGGAGGTGGCGACCGGGACCGCGACCGGGTGGAAAGCGTTGCTGACCACCCAAACCCGGTCCCGGCTGCTGGTCCGCCAGTTCATGCCGCAGATCGTCGCCGCCGCCCGTGGGCAGGCCGCCGCCGCCGAAGTCGCTGGCCGCAACGACATGCTGGCGCAGCTGTCGACGCGCGGGGTGCCGGTCGCGGTGCATCCGGCCGCGCGGGCACCGCACCCAACCGACATGGTCGGGTTGCCCGGCGTGGACGCGATCGTGGCGCGCATGATCACCGACCTGACCCGCGCCGGTGCCCAGGTCACCCGCTCTCAGGACGGGGTGTACCGCAAGCTCGTCGCCGCGGTGATCGAACGCGCCATGCCCTCCACCCAAGCCCGGTTGGATGCCGCGCAGCAGGTGCTCGACGACTACGCCGACACCGGCATCATCGCCCTGGTCGACAAGCTGGGCCGGCGCTGGAACCTGACCACCTACATGTCGATGGTGGCGCGCACCGCCGCCACCCACGCCCGCGCTGCCGCGGCCGCGCAAGCGCTGCTGGCGTCGGGACAGAACGTGGTGGTGGTGACCACACGCGTGCACTGCTGCGACAAATGCGCGCCGTTCGACGGGCAGCTGCTCGCGATCGGCCCGACCACTACCCCCGTCGCGGCGACCATGGCCGAGGCGATCGAGGCCGGTCTGCTGCACCCGAACTGCCGGTGCTCGATCGGGCCCTGGACCCCCGGTGACCCGCTGCCGGACCCGTCGCCCGCCCCGGACCCTGACGACCTGCTGATGGCTGATGTGGCCGCGCGGGCGCGGGTCGGGATGCGCGCCGCCCACCGCCGCCGCGCGCTGGCGCTGACCCCGCGCGCGGCAGCGAAAGCGTTGGGCCGCTTGCGGTTCTGGCGTAACCGGCTGCCCTGACACAAGCTTCCCGACGGCCCGATGGCCGCGGGTGTCCGAACCCCTGGTGCTCGAGGCCCGGGGGTGCCCTTCTCACCATTCACCCGCCAGATGCGGGAGAGAGAAACCATCCCAGATGCCACCCGAAAACACTGCCGAACCCGGCACCGCTCCCGTCGAAACCCCCACCCCGGCCGCACCGCCGGCGCCTGCTGCGCCTCCGGCTCCGCCGGCTCCCCCTGCCGATCAGCCGGTCGAACCGGCCGCCGGTGCCACCGGGGAGAAGGTGTTCGGCGAGAAGTATGTCCACGAACTGCGTGAAGAGGCCAAGACCAACCGTCTCGAACTGCAGAAGGCGATCGCCGACGCTGAGGAGAAGGCCCAGAAGGCCGCCGCCGAAGCCGCCGCGAACGCCACCCGCGAATTGACCCAGAACCTGGGGAAGGCTCTGGGCCTGGTCAACGACGACACCCCGCCCACCCCGGAAGCTCTGCTGGAGCAGGCCAAGGCCGCCCAGGCCGAAGCCGAATCCCAGCGCGCGGCTGCTGAGGCTGCCGCCAAGGCGGCTGCGGATGCGGCGCGTGCGGCGCAGGTGGAGGCCGAACTGTATCGGCGTGCCACCACCGCTGGGGCGGACCCGTTGGCGTTGATCGACTCGCGGCAGTTCATGACCCGGCCCGACGTGCTCGCACTCGACCCCAGCTCCGCGGAGTTCAGCACGGCGGTGGATGCGGTGATCCGCTCCGCTGTCGACGCCGACCCACGGTATCGGGCCGCGCGTGTGGCTGCCCCTCGCTCCGGTGGCAATCACGCCGCCGGCTCCGGGGACCCGTCTTCCGGTGCGCCGACCAACACATCGGTGCAGCAGTTCATCGACGAGAAGTTCCGGGACTTGTCCGGCGGCAAGGGCGGCAAGGTCCATTCGCGGTTCCTGCGCGGCGTCGAGCGCGGCGTCAGCGCCGACCCGATCCCGGGCCAACCGCTGGGATAACCCCCCCTCCCGCGCCCAGCTGTGGGCGCGCACAACCGAATACCAATTGAATAGAGGCAACCCGTCGTGGCGAATGTCTTTCTCACCCCGGAGTTGATCGCCCAGCGCGCCCTGGCGAACCTGTACCCGTCGCTGGTCATGGTGCCGCTGGTCTACACCGACGTGAGCTCGCAGTTCTCGGCTCAGAAGATCGGTAACACGATCAACATCCGCAAGCCCACCACGTTCACCGCCGAGGAGTTCGACGACACCTCCGGCATCACCATCCAGTCCGCCAACGAGTCGGCGATCCCGGTCACCCTCGACACCATCGCCGACGTGTCGTTCGCGGTCACCACCGAGCAGCTGACCCTCGACATCGTCAACTTTGACGAGCAGCTGCTCACGCCGGCCTGCATGGCGTTGGCGGAGAAGGTCGATCAGGACATCCTGTCGCTGCGCTCGAACATCTCCAACACCGTCGGCACCAACTCCGGCTACACCTGGGACACCCCCGAGGTGCTGATCGACTCCGGCCGCGTGCTCGATCAGGCCAACCTGCCGTCGTCGGCTCGCCACACCATCATCGGCCCGGCGACCAAGGCCAAGTGGCTCAACTCGCAGGACCTCAAGTACGTGATGAACGCCGGTACCAACGAGGATCTGCGTGCCGGTTCGCTCGGCGCCAGCCTGTTCGGCTCCGACATCTTCGTCACCACCAACATCGCCTCGCCCCCGGCCGACACCGCCGCGGGCCTGCCGACCACCGAGGTCGGTGTGATGTTCCACGAGACCGCGTTCTGCTTCGCCAGCGCTCCGCTGGAGCTGGCGCCGGGTTCGTTCGCGTCGGTGCAGACCTACAACGGTCTGTCGATTCGTGTGGCCTACGCCTACGACATCAACCACAAGAAGTTCATCTGCTCGCTGGACACCCTGTACGGCGTGAAGACCCTCGACCCCAACCGTGCCTGCCTGTTGCAGGGCGCGCTGACCGTCAGCTAGGAGGGCTGAAAGATGAAGGTGCGTCACAAGACTCACGGAACCGTGGTCGAGGTGCCCGAGGAGCTGGCGAGCTGGTCTCCGGACCGCAGCGCCGGCCGCAAGCGCCCCGGCAAGCCGCAGTCGACCCCGTGGTTCCAGTGGGCCCAGTGGGAGCAGGTCGACGATTCCACCCCGGTCACCACGACCGCGAAGGCCGAACCGGACGACAAGGCGGCCGCCGCCAAGTCGAGCAAGTAGGGGCGGGGGGTCGCTGTGCTGATCTATGCGACCTCCACCGACCTGACCGGCGGCGGGTGGCTGACCAGCGACCAGCTCCCGGCCAACGTGGCCGCGCTGCTGCGCCAAGCCTCGGAGATGGTGCGTTTCGCTACCCGCACCGACCGCTACTACGTCTACCCGCTGGGGCCCGGCGACGCGATTCCGTCGTCGGCCCCGGCGGGCACCGACGACGGTAAGCCGACCGATCCGGTACTGAGCCAAGCGTTCTGCGACGCGGTGTGCCAGCAGGTCACCTACTGGGTCAACGCCGCCCTCAACCCTGATGCCGGTTTGGCCGGGCTGGAGCCGGTGATCCATTCCCAGACCGTGCCCGGCGGGTCGGTCACCTACGCGGTGGCCATGACCCAGCAATGGCAGGAGCAGGCGATCAACGACCTGTGCCAGGCGTCGGTGGTCATCCTGCGCAACGCCGGACTGTGCGGCAACCGGCCGAATCTGATGTGAGGAGGCCGCGGTGACCGTCGCCTCCGATCTGTCGTTCCCGGCCGGGTCGATGCTCGCGATCATCCGCGCCCCCTCCTACGACCCGTTCGGCGACGGCGCGCGAGCGATCCACCACTGGATCGGCCCGTGCGACATGCCGTATCTGACCGGCCGCGGCTGGCAGCTACACGCCGAACGGGAGTCGCGCGCCCATGTCGTGATCGACATACGCGCCCCCGCCGATTCCGACGTGCGCAAGTCGGACTGGGTGCAGCTGCCCAGCGGGGTGGTGGTGGCGGTGGTGTCCGAACCGAACCGTCCGCGCAACCCCTTCACCGGGTGGTCGCCGTTCATCCACTTCACGGTGGAGGAGGTGAGCTGATGCTGTACAACCCCACCGGCAACAACCTGCGTGAAGTGCCCAAGTCCTCCCCGCAGCTCAAGGCGCTGATGCGCCGCAAAGCCCGCGCGGGCATGGACTATTGGCGTTCCCACAGCGTGGTCGACACCGGCTACAACGCCTCCCACGTGGAGGGCCGTGACGGGTCGTCGGCCGAAGGCAACTTCCAGGCGATCATCTACTGCACCGGCTACTACGCGAAGTGGCGTGAGATCGGCAGCTCCCGGGCCGGGCCTCGCGCGCCGGAATGGGTGCTGCGCCGGTCGATCCCGACGATTCGGGAGGCCGGCGGATGACCGCACCCGAGACCGGTACCGGGTCGCTGTCGGTGGCCCTGGATGCCCCCTACCCGGAGCCGGGTGAGTTCCCGGACTGGGAGCAGGTGCTTATCGACCTGTTGACACCGATCGCCTACACCTGCCAGACGTTGCCGCCTTCTGCTGATGATCTGCAGGCGGCGTTGCCGTTGCTGTGGGTGCGCCGCGACGGCGGCGGCCTGGACTTCAACGCCATCACCGACACCGCGAACGTGCGGATCGTGGCCATGAGCCACACCCGTTCGGCCAGCTGGAGGCTGGCGCGTCAGGTGCGTGAGGCGGTCCTCGCCTGCCCGGCCGGATCGGTGAACGGGGTGCTCGTGGATTGGTGCGAGGAGATCACCGGCGAGCTGGAGATCGGCGACGCCGATCCGCTCAACCGCACGGTGGAAGTCGCTTTCCGGATGATGGCGCGTCGCCAAAACCCTTGACCTGCAACGCTTTACAGAAAACTGAATAGAGGCTACCGGATGACTGGTACGACCCTTTCCGCCTTGAAGGCAGCGCAGAACTCGCTGCTGCTCAAGCCGTTGGATGCCGTCGTGTTCCTGGCGCCGTGGTACACCGCCGCGCCCACCTCCTACACCGACTCCACCGCCACCCTGCAAACCCTGCCGACCGCGTTCAAGTCCGTCGGCTACATCGACAAGAAGTCCGGTGTCGCGTTCGCCCGCAACATCACCGCGGCCCCGATCGACTCCTACGGCGAGCTGGAGCCGACCCGCGACGACGTCACCGACGATGTGACCACGCTCGAATTCGAGCCGCAGGAAACCAATGTCACCACCCTGCAGCTGACCACCAACACCAACCTCGCGGCGGTGCTGGCCGACGGGTCGAGCGGTGAGGTGTTCTTCGCCCAGCCGATCGCCCCGCAGATCACCTACTACTCGGCGATCGTGATCGGTAAGGACGGCAACGACGCCGCGCCGATTTACATCATCAAGCACATGCCGAAGGTGGCGGTCACCAAGTACGCCGGCGAGCAGTGGACCCCCACCACCCTGGTGTCCCAGAAGCTCACCTTGACCGCGTTCAAGGACGACACCGTCGGCTATGCGGTGGGCCACGGCTTCGGCGGCCTGGGCTGGAAGAACATCCTGTCCCAGACCGGGTTCACCTACACCGTGTCCGCGATCACCGTGACCCCGACGACGCTGTCGCTGTCCCACACCGGCTCCCCGTCGGCGCCGCTGGTGGTCAAGGATCAGATGGGCACCGTCATCCCGAACGCGTCGGTGACCTTCACCAGCTCGCAGACCAGCTACGCGACGGTCGCCTCCACCGGCATCGTGACCCCGGTGGCGGCCGGTTCGACCACGGTTACCGCCTCCTACACCCCGCCGGGTGCCGGCTCGCCGCTCACCGCGACCTGCTCCGTCACCGTCACCTAGTCACGGCGCGCCCCGCACCCCGCCTCCACCATCTGCTGGTGGGGGCGGGGTCGGCATGGTCAGCAAGGAGCCTCATGCCCAACACCATTCCGACCGTTTTCCCGGTCACCCTCGTCGCCGATGATGGCCACGAATACGAGGTCACCACCCCGGCGGCGTATGTGACCGCGGTGTTTTCCCTCGGCCACAAGCCCAAGCCCGCCGCCTCCGCCCCGGCCCCGGCGCCGAACCCGGCGCCCGCTCCGGAACCGGAGAAACCGCCGGTCAAGGGCTCGACCCCGAGCGTTGTCGGTCTCGACGAGATCGCCTCGCTCGTGCCGCGGAAATCCGAACCGACCCCGACCAGCAAGGAAGAAGGCAAATAGCCATGGGTCAGACCGCTACCCCCAACTCGTCCGCCCCTGCCACCCCGGTCACCTCCACCCCGGCCTCGGAGTACTCCATGGTCGGCAGTGAGTCGATCGCCCAGGCCCACCCCAGCGACGCCCGCGCCCAAGGCGGCGGCTCGTCGGGCCCCATCGACGTGATCGGCACCGACGGCGCGCTGCGTCTGTGACACATCGCTGAAATCCATTCCCCCACAAACGAATCCCCACGGAGAGCAGATGGCAGGCAAGAAGACCGAGGACGGACAGACCCCCGAGCAGGCGCGTGAGGGCCGGTTCTACGAGCTGCAAGATCAGCTGGCGCCCGCGCGGCGCGGCCACTACCAGCTCACCCCGGACATCGTGTTGGCGATGCCGACGCGCCGCCACCTCAAGGCCTTCCGCAACGCCCCCGACGACGAATCGAAGATCGCCGCGCTGCTGGGCGAGCGGTACACCGAGGTGGATGCGCTGTTCGAGGACCGTCCGGCCGACGAGTGGTTGGCGTTCCAGCGCGACTACTACGACCACTTCTTCGGCGCCGGTGCGGCTGCTCTGCCGGGGGGATCGTAGGGCTCATAGCGTTCTGGGAACGCTATGGGCCAGCCCTGGACTATGACCTGCTGGACCGGGGTATCGACGTGCGGCGCTGCTTCGGGCCCGCGCACCTGCGCGAGCTGGACTGGCGCACCGTCTGGTCGTTCAAGGACCGGCTGCCGCGCGGCGCGCACTACAAGGCGGCACTGGCGATGGACCCGGATTTGGCGGACAAGCTGCTCGAACGCGAAGACGATCCGGAGTTCACCGAGGAACCCGCGGCCACCCCGGAGGGCTACACCACCGAAACGTATCTGCTGTTGTCGGTGATCGACGCCCTGATGGGTGTGCAGGCCGCCGTCATCGCCGCCGCCGGCGCCGACCCGCCGTCGATCGCGCCGATGCCGCGGCCCATCACCGCATTGGACGAGGCCCGCGAGCGCAAACGGATGCGCAACATGCAGGCGCTGATCGACCAGTTCACCCAGCCCTCCGGGGCCCTCTTCGAATGAAAAGGTTTCAAGGCCAATGCGTTTGAGCGCTGTTCTTCCCGCCCAGTCGGCCGGTGGTTCCACGTCGGTGACGATGGCCGGTGTCTACTACCCCGAGCAGGGTCAGTCCGACACCATCAACGCCATCTACTTCACCGCGCCGTCGACCATCACCGGCACCAACACCAACTACTTCACCGTCAACGTGCGCCAGCTGCGCGCGGGCACTGTGGTCGCCACCCTCGCCACCAAGGCGTTCACCTCCGGCACCAACGCTGCCGCCGAGAACCCGGTATCGCTGGCGACCCCGGCGTCGCCGGTGCTGCTCGAGGCCGGCGACGTCGTCGATGTTCAGCTGGTGCAGACCGGCACCGGCCTCGCCGTCCCGGCGGGCTGCCTGGTCACGGTGATGATCAGCTAGCTACCGCACAGTCGGG